ACCTCTCTAGAAGGGGCTCCTGAGATAGTTAATGGTAGTTTTTACTGTAATGAAAACAATCTAACTTCTCTAGAAGGAGTTCCTAAGGTAGTTAGAGGAGATTTTAATTGTTCTTACAACGATATATCTTCTCTAGAAGGGGTTCCTGAGTTAGTCGGTGGTATTTTTTATTGTTATAAAAACAATCTAACTTCTCTAGAGGGTTCTCCTAAGGTAGTTAGAGGAGATTTTGATTGCTCTAAAAATAATCTAACTTCTCTAGAAGGGGCTCCTGAGGTAGTCGATGGTATTTTTTATTGTTATAAAAACAATCTAACCTCTCTAGAGGGATCTCCTAAGGTAGTTAATGGTAGTTTTTACTGCTATGATAATCGATTATCTTCCCTAGAGGGACTACCTTATTCTAAATATGTATACTCTGATTTTAATAAAAATGAAGTTAATGATTACTTAAAATCTAAATTCCCTCAACATTTTATCTAATTTTAAGTCTCTTTATTCTATAATATGTTAATATAAAGATAGAAGGATAGAAAGATGAGGTTTAAAGATACTAAATATGGTGATTTAACAGGACAAACCTATGAAGGAGATATTGATGTAGTTAATTCGGAACTAGCCTCTCTAGAAGGGGCTCCAGAGGTAGTTAAAGGAAGTTTTTACAGCTTTAATAATCAATTAACCTCTCTAGAAGGGGCTCCTGAGATAGTTAATGGTAGTTTTTACTGTAATGAAAACAATCTAACTTCTCTAGAAGGAGTTCCTAAGGTAGTTAGAGGAGATTCTCTAGAAGGTGCTCCAGAGGTAATTGGTGGTAGTTTTTACTGTAATGAAAACAATCTAACTTCTATAGAAGGAGCTCCTAGTGTGGTTGATGGTAATTTTTATTGCTCTAAAAATAATCTAACTTCTCTAGAGGGGTCTCCTGAGGCGGTCGATGGTAATTTTAATTGTTCTAAAAATAATCTAACTTCTCTAGAAGGTGCTCCAGAGGTCGTTAAAGGAGATTTTGATTGTTCAGAAAATGATCTAGCTTCTCTAGAAGGAGCTCCTAAGACAGTTAAAGGAGATTTTTATTGTTCTTACAACAATTTAACTTCTCTAGAGGAAGTTCCGGAGGTAGTCGATGGTAGCTTTTATTGTTCAAACAATCAACTAACTTCTCTAGAGGGAACTCCTGAGGTAGTCGATGGTAGTTTTGATTGCTCTAAAAATAATCTAACTTCTCTGGAAGGTGTTCCAGAGGTAGTTAATGGTAATGTTAATTGCTCTAAAAATAATCTAACTTCTCTAGAGGGGTCTCCAGAGGTAATTAAAGGAGGATTTTACTGTAACGAAAACAGTCTAGTCTCTCTAGAAGGATCTCCTGAAGTAGTTAGAGGATATTTTGATTGTTCAAACAATCAACTAACTTCTCTAGAGGGGGCTCCTAGGGCGGTTGATGGTAATTTTAATTGCTCTAGCAACAATCTAGCTTCTCTGGAAGGAGCTCCTGAGGTAGTTAATGGTGTTTTTTATTGTTATAATAATCAATTAGCTTCTCTAGAAGGGTCTCCTGAGGTAATTAGAGGAGATTTTGATTGTTCTTACAATAATTTAACTTCTCTAGAAGGTGCTCCTAGGGTGGTCGATGGTAATTTTTATTGCTATGATAATCAATTAACTTCTCTAGAGGGTGCTCCGGAGGTAGTCGATGGTAGTCTTGACTGTTCTAAAAATAATCTAACTACTCTAGAGGGTCTACCATACTCTAAAAATGTTAGTTCAGATTTTAGTAAATTAGAGGTTGATGAGTATATGAAGGATGTATTTCCTTATCATTTTATCTAACTTTAAGTCTTGTTATATTATAATATATTATATAAAGAGAAAAGGATAGAAAGATGAATTCTTTACAAGAAAAATTTCAAGAAGCCGTAGTAAATTTGATCAGTAATGAAAAATACGTAGATCTTAGCTTTTACGGATTTATTATAGCTAAACTAAATGTTAAATATGCCAAAAATATGCCTACGGCGGGTGTAAGTTTTAATAAAGATTCATTAAATTATAATTTGATGATTGGACATGCTTTCGATAAATGGAATCTTGAAGAAAGAATTGCGGTGCTGATTCACGAATGTAGACATATTTTAGGTCTTCATACAATTCGTAAAGGCGAAAGAGATCATCAATTATTTAATGTAGCTACAGATATTGCTATTAATCAGTTGATTAGAAACATTCCCGAGGGTGGAGTTTTTCCAGAGACTTTTGATTTTCCCAAAAACGAAAGCGCAGAAACTTATTATGAACTTCTCAAAAAAGAGAAAGAAAAACAAGAGCAATCTAAAAAAGAGCACGAAGAAAATGAAAAGGATAGTGAGAATGACGAAAATGAAACAGACTCTCAAGAAGATTCTAATTGTTCTTCTAGCGGATGGAAACCTGATAAAAATTCAAAAGGTGAAACTAAACCTGATTTAACTAGCCTTGATAAAGAGCCTCAAACTTTAGATGTTCATGATTGGAGCGATGAGGGAAATTCAGATGAGGGATTAGAAGAGCTTCAAAAATCTATAGCCGAAAATATGGTTAGAGAGGCTATAGATCAAACAAGAGGAAATTTACCACAGGATATTGAAAAAATTCTTGAATTTCTTAAAAAGAAAGCTAAAATTTCCTGGAAAAAAGAGCTTCGTAAAATTATTAGTTCAAGAAACGGAGCAAGAATTGAGACTATTAAACGAAAAAATAGAAGATTTCCACACAGAGCAGATCTTAGAGGTAGAAAAGTACAAAAAGATAAACCTGTTGTTTTTGTAGGTGTAGATACTTCAGGCTCTATGGACGATAGCGATGTACTCAATGGGTTAGTAGAAATTAATGAAGTCATTAAAAATGTAGGTGAGCTTAAAATTATCCAAATTGATACTGAGATTAAAGGTATTCAGAGTTTCGATAAAAATAATTTTAAAAGATTTAAAAGAAAAGGTTATGGTGGTACTTATATGGGTGCATGTCCCGAATATATTGAAAAAAATAGATTGAAATGTGATGTATTGATAATGATTAGCGATATGTGGATCGAAAATATTCCTTCCGATGATAATTGGAAAAGTTTTAAAAAATCTGTCCTATGGCTTAGTACTTCAGGCGAAACACCAGAAATTCTAAGACATCATAAAATCTTTAATATCAGAAACGCCTAAAGTTTCTGATATATTTCACTTATCACTTAGAGGTAAAGATGAACCTAAACGAATTTATTGATCTTATTAGATCTAAAAGAACTATTAGTTTTAGAATAGATTCTCTAGAAGAGTTTAAAGAGATTTCAACTATTATAAACATTTTAGAAGATATAGGTGTAGTAAAGAAAAAATTACATATTGAGAAAAGAGTAGGAGATATAATACTCGATTCTTATAAAGATGAGAGTAAAGACTATCATAATATTCCTTGTTATGTTTCTTTAATGGCGAATAATGATGAAATTTTAACAGGACATCAGGGTGTAAATACAAAAATGGAAAATCCTCTAAATACTAGTAGCTGGCCCGCCAGGCTATATTATGAGACATATAAAAACGCTAAACATTTGAAAGATTATATCGATATTAGTAGATATCCTCAATATTTTATATAACTTTAAGGTGGACTATATTATAATATGTTATATAAAGAGAAAAGGATAGAAAGATGTTAATTTCAAAAATGAAAGATGTATTTCAAGTAGCTCATATGAGTAATGATGCTGTACGTATGGTAGGACTTCACGGTATTGGTAAGTCTCAAGTAGTTGAACAATTTGCTAAAGATAATGATTATCATATCGAAACATTATTTTTAAGTCAAAATGAGGTAGCTGATCTTATCGGTATTCCAGATATGAGAGATGGTATTACTTATTGGACAAAGCCGGTATGGTTAAAACGTATGGAAGATGCTAATCAAGCAGGTAAACATTGTGTATTGTTTCTCGATGAGCTTGCTAGAGCACCGATCGAAGTAAGACAAAGTGCTTTACAACTAGTTCTTGAAGGACGTATTCATGAACATAATCTACCTATACTCGACGGCTTGAGAACATTGATTGTAGCTGCGGACAATCCGAGTGATATCTATCAAACAGATGAGCTTGATGATGCTCTACTTGATCGTTTCGGTAATTATAATGTAACCGTTGATGTAAAAGGTTGGTTGAAATGGTCAAGATTAAATAATATTAATTCTGTAGTAACCGATTATATCGCCGAGTTTAGTGATAAACTTCATTTCATTCCTGAGGATGAAAATGATAAAGGTGCTACACCTAGATCTTGGGCAAAACTTTCAGATTTGATTAATAATGCAGAAAAACTAGGTCTTAGTAAAGGCGTTTTTTCAGAAATGCTTAAAAGTAAACTTGGAGAAACTGTTGGTTATAGTTTCCTTCATTTCTATAATGATTATGTAAAAATCGTAAAACCTGAAGATATTGAAAAAGCTATTATGAAAAAAGCAGGTAAAGATCTTAAAAAATCTGAAAAAGAATTTACTAAAATTTCTGAATCAATTCAAAGTATTACGAAAAATATCGAAGCTCTAGCCGCGAGTGAACTTGCTAATAAGATGAAAGAATTAACTAAAGAAGATGAAAAATGGTATGATATCCTTACTATTTATCTTGATTCATTGAATGTCGAAGTTTTTGTAAGTATTATTAAAACTTGGAAAGAGGGTGAAGATAGTGAGTTTTATTTCAAATGGTCAGAAACAGTACCAAATTTTTATATTTTCCAAAAAGTTCTAAGAATTAAAGAAGATTCTTAGGATTTTCTTATGATGAGTAATAGTATCGAAGAAACGCTTATTAAGAAGCAGGATATAGTCCGAAAGTTGTATTAAAACCTTAGACGGAACTATAACCTTTCTTCGAGAAAGTAAAATACTTATAATGTCTATAGAGATATTTTACTTTAAAGATAGAATACAAATAGAATTATTGAAATAGAAAATTCAAAAATATTGAGAGAAAAATATCCTCAGTATTATATTTAGGACGTATGCGTGACAGATTTTTTTGATATTCCTGCTAAAATAGGAGATAAAATATTATTCGTTAATCAAGATGAGTTTTGCACGGGAGCTATTCTGGAAAAGATACTTCACTTCGATAATATCAAAGTCTTGGTTAACATTGACAATGAAAAGAAATCTGTATTAGTACATAATAAAAACTTTATTATTATAAATGATATTATAAAAAATCATCCTCAATATTTTATGTAGTTTTAAGTTAAATTATAATATAATATATTATATAAAGAGAAAAGGATAGAAAGATGACTAAAGAACAAATTAAAAAACATGGTAAAGTAATTAAATGGTTCTGCGATAACCCTGAAAAAGGTGTATGGGTTAAAATATCAAATCGTTGGGAACAAACAATTGAACCAGCTTTTAATCCTAAACTTATATATATACAAAATGATGAATATGTTGAACTTAGAAAAGCATTGGCTGAAGGTAAAACAGTACAATTAGATAATCAGTTTGGATATGATAGTAGCAAATTAAAAAGCTGGATTAAAGTAGACGAAATATACAACCATATACCTATAGCACATTATCGTGTTAAACTAAATTCAAAGAATGGTATGAAGATGAGTAAATATTTAGATGATAAAGAGATAGAAGATGAAGATAACTAATGCAATGGTGTTTGTAGAACTAGATAATACAAAAGAATTAAGACAGTTATTTATTACAAAGGAAATGACAAAAGTTTTAATCAGCATGATTGAAGCTGGAGCCTTTCATAAAGAAGATGTAACTATCAGTGATAAAATCTGTGAAGTATTAAGGATAAAAGATGAAGATAACTAAAAGTTAGACAAGTTTTTGCTTAAGTATGATACGGCTGTTGGAGTAGTTTTATTAGTAATGACTGCTTTTGCAGTTATAGGAGCTATATGGGCAGTAGGGAGTATATTATGAACCCAAGTAGCCCTGAAGAAGCGATTGTTGGAATAATAGGATGTATAGTATTAGTGATACTCGGTAAAATATTCTTAGAAGGCAGGACAGGATAATATTAAAAATTTAAGGAGTACAAAATGAAAAAATACACAGTAGAGCTAACAAAAGAACAGTTACAACAATTAGGAATTGAGGTAGAACCTGAATTTACATATCCACTATACAAACGATGGAAAGCTACAGGAGAAGTTGTAAAATTCACTTCTATGACAGAAGGTGTTACAGTATGGAGTGGTAATGAAGATAATAAAGTAGGTTATACTTCTGATGCATTTGTAGAGCATACTACCGATATGTGGGAAGATGTAGCTTATGATTCTGACAGAGATTTATGGGACGGACAACCAATAGAATGTTGGGATAATGCAGGTACTCATCAAAGATTAATTAAGTTTTATGATACTGAACATACATGTTCTTTTGACTATACCGGGAAAAGAGATGGCTTGGCTTATAATAATTATAAAGCACTTCCATCCGATAGATACGACAAATGGATACTGGAAGCTTATAAAACACTGGAGAAATACAATGACACTCAAACAGCCGATTAAAGAGTTTACAAGATGGAAATATGCAAAACCCGTTAAACCTGAAGATTTATATCAAGGAGAAAAATATGACTGTTGCTAAAAATAGTTGTGCAAGTATCGGCGATTATCTTCAAATAAGAAGACTAATCAGATACCACATAAGACAAAGAGCTGATAGATTTTATCGACTAAGATATTTGAGAAGCAAAAGATGAGTGTTACGACAGAAGGTATAAAAAATAGTGGGCTACTTCATAATATAAAGTTAAGTATTCTTAAAGGAGATAGAAAATGTATCCAAAATATACAAGTTCAGATGGCTACGAATTTGACGATAAAGGTGATTGGGCTATATACGAATTAGAAAGTTCAAGCAATCCATATTGTAGAGCTGAAAATTATGGTGGAATAAAGCCAGATGACGACGACAATGATAATAGTTATAGCACTTCATATTCACATAAACCGACCTATACAATTATTACAAACTTTAAGATTATATATGAAACAGAAAAGGCTATATTATTAAAAGGAGTACCAGATGATTGTTGGATACCAAAAGCTATGATATATAATAAAACAAAAGATGCTATCAAAGTATATAGTAATTTTGATGGAAAAGATGCACTGAAACAAAATAGGATTATATGGAATAAATGATGACAGTAGAAGAATTAACAGAAGTTATAAAAAATAGTGGGCTACTTCATTGTGAAATAGCTAAAGCAGTTACAGATGCTATCAAAGAAGATATGGAGAAATATTTTAATTCTTCTGCAATGGAAGATTTAGTAAATAATAATGATTATATTTCTTTTTACTTAGCAGCAAGAAGATTTGGAGATTAATAATAGTAGGAGTAATGCTATACTTCCACTATAAGGAGATAGAAGATGAATAATGCAGTTTATGTCAATGGAAAACTTGTTGGATATAGATGTTCTGTTTGTGATGAAATTAAGTCTAAAATGTGGGGGAACAACATGTAATCAATGTAGAATACTTTTGAAAATTGAAAATATAGCAAGAAGATTTGGAGATAGAAAATGAAGATTAAACAAGAAGACATAAGAAATAGTATTATATGTATATTTCGTTACTGCTTACACAGAAATACTTATGCAGTATCAACAGCACAAAATATCATAAATTACAATCTGCAAGACTTGTCTAACCATGATATAAAGCTTTTTATTAGAGAAATAACTGAAGCTTTTGATGAGTATTCTAAGCATAAATATGCAGGTATAGATAAATCATGGATGCAAACAAGAGACCTATTAAAAGATGAATTACAAAGGAGAGACAATGAATAAAGAAAAAGCATTGGAGATATTAAGATTATTATCTAACCTTGAAAGTGTTATGAACATGAAGATGTTTAGAGACCAAATACCAAGTGGTATTATTGATGAACTTGATAATGAGATATTATGGTTGTTTGACTATATAATGGAGATAGAAAATGACTAAAAAAGAAATAATTAAAGAATTTAGGAGCATTAAAAATGACAAAAATAGAAACTAAAACAGAAGAGGAAATGATAATACCTCATAAACGATTTAAAACTGTAATGAGTAGTAATTATAAACAAAGATTAGTAGAAATTATCAAAATTGAAGATAATTTTGTAAATACATATTATGACTGTGGAAAAGGTAAACCAACATGTTTAGGTGAAGAAATAAATATCTATGAATTTGTACATATATGTAAAGAATGGGCATTAAGCGAAGGGATTACATTTAATATACAAATGAGCAAAGACATTACATTGCTTTATATACCTACACATAATATGGACATAGAAGCTAAGACTGAATTTAAAGCTGTTATTAAAGCGTGCAGCTGGTTATTAAATAATAAAAGAAGACATAATTATGTATCAAATGAATAATAAATTTGGTTCTAAAAGTTATGTAGTTATTTTAGTAGAATTTAATAAATAAGGAGTTGAAGTGTTAACGCAAGAACAGTGGTTGATATATTTGTATGGAATATACCCAGAAGGTGGTTTAACAATAGCAATGATAGTAATAACATTAATTGGATGGGGATTTATGATACCTATAATAAAAATATTTACACGAGAAGATATAGAAGAAGATATAACTATAAATAAAGCTATAACTATAAATAAAGCTATAACAATAGCTACTTTAATAATTGCTTGTATAGGATATTTTATACCTCCTAAAAATGTATTCTTCACTATGATTGCTGCACCCTATGTAAAAGAAAATCTTATTGATGAAAAAGGTAAGTTACATAAGATAGATAATATATCATTGATAAAGCATTAGAAAAAGCAGATAAATATTTAGATGAGAAGGAGGTAAAAGATGAATAGAGATGAAGCAATTGGAGAAGTACACAAATATAAATTTTGGTCTGGCGAAGAAGGATATGCAAACTATGTAGAGGAAACACTATCACTTATTGATGAAATCTATGATGATTTTGAAAATCAAGTATGTAGTAATTGTAAAGAATTAAAAAGTGGTATAGGGTGTGAAATATATCCTTGTGTTTGGACATGGCTATCAACACATGAAAATGAATTTGGATGTAATCAATGGAAACCAAAGGGGATATAAAAAATGCAACTTGATATTGAACCAAACAATGGAGAGTTATTCAGATGTCAAAAAAACAAGCATAAAGATACATGGATAACAAAAGATGGTAAAGTATTGATCATTAGTAAATTGACAACAGAATATATTAAAAATGCAATTGAATTATTTGGAGTGGATAATGTTCCAAGAACAATACTTGAAGAATATTATAACAGAACACAACAAGGATAGAAGATGAATAAAACATGTAAAATATGTGGGCAAACAATGCAAATAAAATATATACCTAAAGGTAAAATATTTTTATGGAAGTATCCAGATAATATGAAATCAGATTGGTTCGATAGAAGGGAATTTAGTCTTGGTTCAGATTATAAACTAAATAAGGACTTAAAATATCTATATTGTTCTTGTGGATATAGTGAATATAAGGAGATAGAAGATGAATAAAAAAGATGTATTAAACACATTTATAGACAGGTTAGATAATGAGTTAGTAGAATTAAGAGAGAAGTTTAATAAATTAGAATTATTTCTTAATGATAAAAAGAAGACAAAAAAGATTCCAGAGAAACAGATATTTCTATTAAGAAAGCAATATAAAATAATGCAAGATTATATTGATGTATTAGTTGAAAGAATATCATTAGCAAGAAATCCAGATAAAGATGAAAAACCTCAAGAAGCAGGAAAGAAAGTACAAACAATGTGGTCTGATAATGATAGAGAATTGCCTTATGTTTTTGATTTATTATTTGACATAAAAACAGAGGCACAACTTTATAATGCTTTAAATTATGAAAAAACCGGTCACAGTAGAGATGTTGATGAAATTTATAGTGTAGCTTTAAATGAAGGATATACTAAAGAATATCTATCTAAATATAAATGATAAGGAGATAGAATATGAATAAATATGCAATAGCACAAAGCTCACTAACTAATAATATTTATGTTGGTAGGCTTAACGAAAAACGTACAGAGTGGCTAGATAAAGAAGATGCAACACTTGAAACTGTAAGTGCGGTAGTAAATCATATATTACAAAACATAGAAGATGAGAATAACAACACTGTCAATATTAGCAGAGGAGATAAAATATATAGCTTAACTTTAACAGTGGAAACAAAAAAGGAAAATCAAAGGATATAGAAGATGACTCATATAAAATTAAATAAAGGGTTTTTAAATGGATATAAAAAAGTAGGCGGACTAACTTATAGTCTACCAGAAGTTTGGCTATTGCAAAATACTGGTATTGGTACTTGTGAACTAGCCGCTAGAACAGCTTATGACAGTTTTATAAACAGTGAACATGAGGTTATTGCAGAGGATTTTAATAGTGGAGCATTTAATACTGAAAGTATTAACCAACTTAATGATATCAAGTCTAGCAGTTTACTTGATGATCTTGCTTGGACTTACTTTCACCATAGTGTATTAGAACATGCAAATCTAACATACTTGATTAAAGGTATTTCAAGAGGGGTATTACAAGAACATGCAAGACACCGTATTCAAGGTATCACTGTTAGAAGTACTCGCTATACAATGGGTAAACTCATTAATGCTTTTAATACAGATAAATATATCAATCAGGGAAATGCTATTCCATCTGATTGGTTCATTGAAACAGTTTTAGGGTTTAATATGTTTGTAACTCAAGATGTAGAATACAATAAATTACAAATTCAAGATATTTGGAAAAAACTAACATATCAAAAATCTGCAATGGATGAAGGAACTTTTTTAAAAGATACTATGTCAAGAGAACAACTAAATTGGATTACAAGTGACCTGTCTTCATCACTGACCCAAGATGATGTATTTACAATGCTGCAACGGCTAAAAAAGAAACGTAATGTAGGTGATATACTAAAACATATAGTTAATGACAATTGGAAAGTTGATATGGTGGTAACCTTTAATCTTCGCTCATTGAAAAACTATTTTGAACTTCGTGACTCAGGTGCTGCATTTTGGCAAATCCAAAAACTAGCTAAGGCTATGAAAGAAGCCACTCCTGAAAAATATCTCAGACTTATTGATAAGTCATATAAGAAGAATAAATAGTGTTTTGAATATTATGGTTTATTTTATCCTTATAGAGTATATACATATCATAAAAAGAAATCCTCAAAGATATATTTAATGACTAGAATTAGAAAATTTATTACGAGAGAAAAAGCGGATTCTATGAGCTTTTATATCCTATTAGATTTATTTGATAGGTTTCCTGAATTAGAAAATAATTATGTGATCTTAGATGATATAGCTTATAATTATAAAGGACATCCTATAATAGTTTTAGATTATTATTTTGATGATGATTTAGAACTAAATGAAGAAGAGGCTAAAGCGAAGTTACCTCATCTTTTTATCTAACTTTAAGTCTTATTATAATATAATATAATATATTATATAAAGAAAGAAGGATATAAAGATGAATATTTGTTTACAATGCGGAAAAAATTATAAACGTTCTCATACGTGTAAAAAACCAGAAACTTTTAAAAATAAATTAAAAGATATAGAAAACTATAAAGAGTTCTGGAATATATTAGAAAATCACTTAAAAGACCTAAACATTAAAATAGAATTTGATGAATATCCTACAATTTTTTCAGATAACGCTTATGATTCTTATGAATATAAAGGACCTGGGTGGAGTGGAAGATTTGTAGGAAAGATAGAATCTGAATACGACATTTCTTTCTCTAATGTTTTTGGATGGTTTGATTCTTTATTAGAGGGAGGTGTAGAGACAGGTTCAGGATGCTCGGGAGAGAGATTTAGTATGAGCAATTCTCGAATAGATATGAGATTGTTTCCTAAGATGTATAAAGAATGGGAGAGAGAAAGTAATTATTTTTATAATGAAAGAGAACAAATTTCAGATAATATAAAGAATGTTATAAAAGATAGAAAAAGAAAATCTCATCATTATGCTGAGTATAGTGAAGAATATAGAGAGTTATATTGGAAGGAAAAGGAAATTAGAGAATGTCTTGTAGAGATTTCAAGAGTAAAAGATTTAATTTGGGATAAAAAAGTAAAAGAATTTCAATCAAATAATCCTATAGATCTTCCAGATCCGAAAAGTGTTTCAGAAGCCGAATATTTTGAATTAAAGAAATTAAACTATACTATTCCTGAAATGGAATATGAAGATTTACAACACAAAGTGAGAAAAATAGTCGAGAGACTTAATAAATTAAAAGATTATATAAAAAATCACCCTCAATATTTTATCTGATTTTAAGTTTTATTATACTATAATATACTATATAAAGAGAGAAGAAGATATTTATTCTGCAGATTGTGTGGATACTATTATTTTGCTCTTAATTATAGTCTCTAAAGATTAGATAGGAGTGATTGTTTATATGAAAAAAGTAGAAAAATTTAATGAAATAGATGAAGAAAATGTTATAGTTATTAAAAATATGTGTCACGCTATACCTGAAAGTCATATGTTTGAATATACCGTATCTTATGAAATGAGAAATGATGAAGAAATTTTTGAAATATTGGGTATAGTTACTACTTCTCGTTCATATACTACCTTAAAAAATTTAAGAAACAATATCAAAATTACTTTATATGAATATGATTTAGATTGGTGCGAAATGTTCGAGGATAACAAATCTGAATATCCTCAATATTTTATATAGAACGTAGGAGGATAAATGTATAGAGCTTCAGAGTTTATTAATAAAGATAATATGATTAGAATTCTTAAAGATAATCTACCTCTATTCTTATTGAGAGATAGTGAAATTATAGAAATTAAACATGTTTCTAAAAAATTTTATAGAGATAGAGCACCTTTAGAGACAGATAAAGACCATCCTGAATTTCCCGAAGATACCGGAAAATATGCTATAGATACTAGGAAAGATGTATTGTTTGAAAACAGTATTGAGGCTGAGGCGTATAAAAGAATAGAGTATTCTAAACATATTATGAAAAATTTTGATTCTATTAGGAGAGAATATTTAAAGATGAAGAAATTTAAGGAGGAGAATCCACAATATTTTATATGAGGAAGAGTAATGGAATATGTGATAATATTTATTATGATGGTGATAATTTTAGGTACTACTTTAATATGTGCTGTAGAGTATAGTGAGGATTTAGATGACTAAATATAAAAGAAACGAAAGATTAAATAAAAGCCTTTATTGGGGATTCTTTAAAGGTGGATATATCTCACCTAACCTAATTAAAAATAAAACTTCTAAAAATAGAAGTTTGGTACAATGTTCTTTTGAGATAGAAGAAATTCCTTGTAAATCTGAGTTTGTGGTTATTAATACTATTGCTGATCCTTTAGAGTCTCTCTTGTTTAATCCTTTAAGAGATAAAAAATATAAATTCCAATATTGGTTATGGGAAGTTGAAAAGAACGGAAAAAGAAAAAGAGCTAAAGAAACCCTATTTAGAGACAGGAAAGATTTAGAAAATTATATCTATAAGATATGTAAACCTAACATATTAGAAAAAATTATAAAATTTATAGGGATGTAGAATGTGGAGATTAATAAAATTTTTATTTACCGGTTATTGGAATGAGCACGAGTGGGAGATTTTAGGCAAAACTAAAATATATAATGCTGATAGTATAGAATACGATATACCTGTTAGGATTGAATATATTTTACAATGTAAGAAGTGTGGAAAATTGAAAAAGACAAAAGGATAAAATATGAAAATTATAAAAACGATGTGTGATATAGAAAAGTGTAATAATGAAAATTGTAGTGAGAGAACAATTCAATGCATTCGAACCACAGATACTACAGAAGGCAGATCATGTAATAGATATTTCGAAACCAATAAAATAGATATTTGTGAAGAGTGTTATAGCGAACTTCTACGCGGAGGTTACATTATTGTTTATGGCGCTCAAGGATATAATACTTACAAACTATATAAGAGATATAAATGAAAAAATAGAGATAGAAAATAAAATAAAAAAATTATATAGAGAGATAGGTCATTTAGAATCAAGACTTCAGGAATATCCACAGATAGGCGATATCATTCAACATATATCAGAAGGAGATCCTTTTATATTGACTTCGAAGGAATCTGAAAAGATTGATTTTTATGATGACTGGTCTTATTACAGAAAGGTAGAAGATGAGTAAAACATATTTCACGTCGGACTGGCATTTAGGTCATAAAAATATTTGCAACTACAGACCTAAATTTAAAACACCTGAAGAAAATGATCAACATTTTATTGATGAATTTAATAAGATTATTCGAAAAAGAGATACAGTTTATTTTCTTGGTGATATAGCTTTTACAGAAGAAGCTTTAGAAAAACTAAAAGATCTTAATTACTGTAATAAGAAAATCTTATATTTAGGTAATCATGATTATTTATCTACCGAAAAATATTTAGAAGTATTTGATGAGGTTTATGGATTAAGATCTTGGAATTCTTACTGGTTAAGTCATTGTCCTATTCATCCACAGGAATTAAGAAATCGTAAAGGAAATATTCACGGACATCTTCATGCTAGCGTCTTAGAAGATATTGATAAAAGATATTTTGATGTTTCACCAGAAAAAAATAATTATTCTTTAGTAGATTATGAGATTATTAGGGGGTATTTTGAGGAGTCAGAGAATGATAGTTAAAAATGTAGATATGAACTATAATAATTTAGACGGTAATTCTTACAGCTATTATCCTCTAGAGATACATATTTGTTTAGGCTTATCGTTAGATGAGATGAAAGCTATAGGCACTTCATCTCCGGGAGAGATTATGCAAGACGTTATTAAGATTTATTTTAAGAGTATAGGTTTTGATAGAGATGTATCTATAAATGAAATATTAAAAAAAGCATATCCACAGGATTTTATATGATTAGAATAGAAGTAGGAGATTTTATACTATATGAATATGATGAAAACAAATATATCGGTGAGATTATAGATATTAAAAAACATATTCTATTAGTTAATCCGGAGATTAGCCTCGATAAGGAAGAATTCTATACGGATACTATAGAGGTAAAGAGGTCACGGGTATTGAAAAAGCTTGAGGGTGTTAAAAGTGTATATAATCAAGTAAAAGAAAAATTTCCATATTACACTATTTAAGCCTAGTATAATATTATTATTATACAATTAAACAATTAAATGATTAAGGAGTTAGTTTGAACGTAAGGAAAAGAAGCGGAAATGTTGAGCCTTTCACAGTAGAAAAAACAAGAGGTCAAACAGAATTCGCAGTACTCGGAACTAGTATTCCCCATATTGAATTTGAATCTAGCATTCATTTTCCTCAAAAAGATACTATTACTTCTGATGATATTCAGAAGACTATTATTAGCACGGCAGTAAATAAGATTTCGGTTGAAGAACCCGAATGGAATTATGTAGCAGGTAAAGCTAATATGTTTAATCTTTATAGACACGTATATAAAAATACTAAACATGATGTAAGAGAATGGGAAAAGCATATTAGATATCTTATTAGAAACGATTACTATCGTTCAGATATTGGAGAATATTTAGATAATCTAGATGCAAAACAGAAGAGAAAAATAGATAATATTATTAGTTCTGTCAATGCTTCTAAAAATTATGATTTTAGTATGGTATTTGCTCAAGTAGAAGTATTAAAAACTAAATATCTTATTAAAAATAAAAGAGGTGTTATTGAATATCCTATTTTATCAGATATCGCTAATGCTTTAATTTTATCTAAAGGAGATAAAACTTTTGATAAGATTTTTTATTATATTCACAATCAATACATTTCGCTAGCATCCCCTTTTAAAAGAAATCTCAGAAGACCTAATGGAAATGTTGGTTCTTGTTTTATAGGCGAAAATATAGATTCTCTAACGGGACTAGCTAAATCGTGGGCTGATATGGCGAACATCTCTAAAAACGGCGGAGGAATCGGATGGTATTTAGGTAAAGTTAGACCTGAAGATACTTGGAGTTATAGTGTAGTAAAAGCTAATAATATTACTAAATGGGTTAAAGTTATTAATGATATTGCGGTAGCTGTAAATCAAGGAGGCCAAAGACCAGGTGCTATTACTTTGGGATTAGATTGGTGGCATATGGATATTGAGTCATTCCTTGATGTTAAATCTGAACTGAATGGTGATTTACGAGATAAGGCTTTTGACATTTTTCCTCAAATTGTAGTAGATTCATTTTTCATAAAAATGAAGAAAGTCAAAAAAGATGTATGGTTATTTAATCAACATGAATATCTTCAAAAGACGGGTAAAGATATTACCGAGTTAGTAGACGAAGAATTACAAGAGGCTATCTTAGAAGCTCAGGATATGGCAGAAAGGGGTACAATCTCCGGAAGAAAAGTTAACGCTAACGAACTTTGGAAGAAAGTTATGTGGACTTGGATAGAAATTGGTGATTTATTTATTACTCATAAAGATAATCTTAATAAATCTAACTACGTCAAATATGATCCTGAGGGCGGAATTACTAAACAAGGTAATCTTTGTGTAGAATCTTTCAGTTTATCTAGGGCTCCTACAAAATGGAAGGAAGAGGTAGATGGTAGAACCAGAAAAACTACAGAAACCAATGGATGGTATCACTCCTGTAACCTATGTTCAATAGTAGTTACAAATTTAGTTGGTGCTTCTGACAAGCTAATTGAAGACGTTTGTTATTATACTACGCTAATTCTTGATAAAAGCATTGACGAAGGAAAGATGCCTGTTTTAGAAGCTAAAAGGTCTTCAGATGCTATTAGAAATATTGGTATTGGTGTTGTAGGAATGGGTGACTTAATGGCATATAATAATAAAATGTATGATACAGAAGACGGTCAAAAATTTGGAGAGAAATTTGTAGAAAAAATTTCATGGTATTGTTATAATGCTAGTGTAAGATTAGCAGAACAATTTGAACCTTATCCTATGTTTAAGCCTGAAAATTATGATAAAATTTTAGGATATGACCCTAAAGAACTAAATAAAATGTCTTTAAATGGATATGATTGGACAGGATTACAAAAAGATATCAAAGAGAAAGGTATTAGAAACTTTTATCTTTTAGCTTTTGCTCCAAACTCAACAACCGGAGTTATGATGAATGCTGTAGCTAGTTATCTTCCGGTTTATAATAAAGAAATGTATCAAACTTTTGGAGATATGTCAGTACCTATTATTCCTAGATTTATTAAATCTAAATATTGGGGGTATAAAACTAAATTTCAATATCATCCAAAAGATATTATTAAATTTACTAGAGGAATTCAAAGATGGATTGATACCGGCTGTTCAATGGAAATCAATATGTCTCCCGAAGTGATAAAAATTAATGAAGTATCTGATGCTATTATCGAAGGCTTTGAATCTGGAGAACTTAAGACTGTTTATTATAGTATGAGTGCCGAAGGATGCTCCGATTGTTCGAACTAGGAACTTATAGATTCAAAAACATAAAATAAAAAACAATAAAGGAAAAATAAAAATGAAACCACTATACAATCCAGACGTAGACGATAAAAAACAAAAAATATATAATGGAGAGACGACTAACTTATTAAATTTAAGTAATGTTAAGTATCCTCAATTTATCGAGTATGTAAATACTGCATACTCTAATAATTGGCTTCCACAAAAAGTAGATATGTCTAAAGATAGAAAACAATATGAAAATGTTCTCTCGACAGATGAAAGAGATGCTTTTGATAATCTTATCAGCTTTCTAACATTCCTAGATAGTATTCAAACTAATAATTTACCTAATATTAGTGATTATATTACTTTACCAGAAATTGTATATTTTCTTGCTAGACAAACTTGGGATGAGGCTCTACACTCTAGAAGCTACGGTCACATTCTACAGAATATGTTAAGTAAAGAAGAAGCAGACGAAATTGTTTATAAATTTAGAGAAAATTCAATTCTAGCTAATAGAAACAAATATATTGCTGATACCTATACAGAGTCTAGAGATAATCATAATGATAAAAACTTTATTAGTGCACTAATCGCTAACTATCTTCTAGAGGGTGTTTATTTTTATAATGGATTTCAATTTTTTCATAATCTTGCTAATAGAGGATTAATGATTGGAACAGATACTCAAATTAGATATATTCAAAGAGATGAAAATGTACACCTTGTAGCTTTTAAGGAAATTATTAGTCTCTTTCAACAAGAAGATCCTGAGATCTGGGAGAAACATACAGAAACAGTTTATGACATGTTTAAAAAAGCTGTTGAATGGGAATTAGAATTTAGTCTAGATGCTTTAGGCGATAAAATTCTAGGAATTACTAAACAAAGTATTACAGATTATACGTACTATCTTGCTAATAAGAGACTAAAAGACATCAATATGACTCCTATCTTTCCAAAAGTAAAGAATCCTTACGAGCATCTTGAAAAAATTGCTGCTGTTGATGATGAAAGCTCTAATAGAAGTAATCAATTTGAGGTAACTAGTATTACATATAAATCACCAGAGATTTTTGATGGTTGGGAGGATTTATAAATCCTCCCGAAAGCAATATATTGTTGTGACAGAAACAATAATACAAAAGGCAGGACTAACATTATAAGACGTTAGAACACCTAGGAGGTGTAGGTGTACCAGCTATAAAAGAATAAGGTTTAAAAGATACTTAAAGAAAAACTTAATTCTAAGATAATAGAATTTAATAAAGTTTTTAAAACTAAATTTGTAATAGACGCGGAGGATTTAGGAAAGATTCTTAAAAGGTTCGCTGAATTACATATGCCTCAAATTTTAGTTTAAAATATAAAAATATTAAGGTAGTAGTATGGAATGGTATTATATTATAATTTATAGTATTTTAATTATTGGTGCAGTGAGCTCATATATGAATTATAAATTACAAAAGAAATGGTTTGATCTAACTCATCCTCCAAAAGATGTAGAATATAAAACCGAACCTCATAAAGATTAAATATGAATAGAATTTTAGAAGTATTAATGATTTTACTTATAGTTTTTGGAGTAAGCTTATGTACATTTTTTCTTACTTTAATATTTCTTTTATAGTATTTTAAGTTTCTTTATTATATAATATAGAACTTAACATAGGAATACAGGAGGATAGGTGTTAATATTTGCGAATAGAAAAATATGGAGAGCGCTTCCAGAAGAGCTAAAAATAGATTATATTAGAGATAATATGAATGATCTTATAGAAGAAGAGAACCTAGAAGAAGCCGATATTAAAAATATATCAGATATGATTAATAATATTATTCGAAGAAATGAAAAAGCTATTGATACTTTCGGTATAGAAAAATATTATAATATGGATTATCCGGCGGAATTTCACGAATGCGGATTTAGACATTCTACGGGCATTTATGCTGTTGGTGTTTTTGATTGGAGTATGGAATCGTTTACTGATACGTCGTGGAACTACTCTTTCAATATCTATAAGGTTCTATAATGTCTTTAGCTGTTATTGGTGGACTGCTAATGATCGTAGGATCTTTTACTATGTATAGGGGTTTTATATTTTATAGTGTATTTTCTTATCTTGTAGCTGATCTTATATGGGCTGTTCTAGCATTTCAATCTGGAGATATGTTTGGAGGAATTACAATAGTATTGGGTACTATTTTTGGTATATTAACGTTTTTAAAAATGCATAAAGGCGAATTTGTAAAACATTTAAGGATAGATTATGAATAAATTAAACGTTTTTAGTGATTTAACTATAGAAGATATTAGAAAACACTCTCCTCAACAAATTAAAAATTTTGCAGAAGTACTAAAGGAATATAAAAACTTAAAAAATAATTTTGATGTTGTTTTAGTTAATATTAAAATTATGGAAGAAAACTATCCATATCTTTTTATCTGACCTCAGGCTTCTTTATTATGTAGTATGTGTATAAGAGATAGTGAGGCTCGCTACGTAAATGAGAAAAATGGTGTTTGAAACAGATTACTTTAAATAGGGATCTATATTATATAAATCAAACCAAGCTTTTAGAGATTTGCTAGGCTTCCCGGATTTTGGATATTTTTCTTTAAAGAATTTTTTACATTTATTCTAATTTTGTAATAGATAAATACTCATTATTTATCCATTTATACTTACCTTTTTTTCTAAATAATTTTCCATCTTTTCTTAATGCCTCCATCCATATATTTTTAGGTATACTATTATCATTTATAAGATACTGCTCTAGATATCCTTTAAAAATTATTTTATTTTTCTTTTTGATTTTAACTTTTTGTGTTTTTATACCTACTAAATATTTATTATTTTTCATCTCGTCTTTAGATACTGTTACTTTAGTGTCTGTTCTTATATCTATTGCAAATACTTTATCGTTTGTATTAAAGTTTTCTCTATATAATTGTCCTTTTTTCCAACCACTATTACTATTTAGAAATTCATTTCTTTCCTGTTCAGATCCAAAGTGTTTCTGAATAATACCATCAGTCACATGAAAACGTCTACCTATAATGATATTGGTTCCTTTTTGCCATCCTTTTTCTATATAAGAATTTACGTCTTCTATATCGATAAACCTATAAACCTCATCCTTAAAAACAGCTACTTTATTCTTTATATATATATTACTTCTTCCAGGATAATATCCTTCAAATAGTGATATATCGTTTACCCTAACTTTTTTATCTTCTACACCATTAGTTATCCATATCATATTATTATTACCAGAGAAACCGCAATACCAGTCAGTATTATTTTTTAAGAAAATCTCTGCTTCTTCAATGGTCATTAATTTATTATTTATTCCATTAGTAATTCTTTTTTTAATATGACCTAAATTATAGTTATCTATCTCTTCTTTTTCTACATATAGATTTCTTATTCCGTCGTTAACCGGTATTTTTTTACGTATTTTACCATAAACCCAATTACTATTTTTAACTAGTTTTTCAGCATTTCTTATGCTCATAACCTTATTAACATTTCCATTATTAACCCATTTTTTATTTTTATTACCTTCAATATTTTCCGAGTTAAAATAATTTCTTAAATCACCTTCTAAATTATACATAACGGGCGATTTAAAATATTTTCCTAAAATGTTTTTATTATAATAAAGAGAATCCTCGCTCAAAACATCTCTTTCTATCTGCTCTTTTACTTCTAAATATCCGCTCTCTCCTCGTGTTCGACATAAATAAAGTATTTCTCTCTTAAAATTATGTTTACCATATTTTTTTATATCCTCTTGAAGATCTTTAGACGAGCCGTAGTAATCTTGCCAATCAGATTCTTTCTTTACTCCACCTTTTAACTTATTAAAAAATACCTTTTTACCTATATAATATATGGGTCTATTAGGTTCTTCTATATAATTTAACCTCGTAATTAAATATACAAAGCTTTCAAATTCCTCTATAATATCACTAAATACTTGATTATTATATGTCCACATATTCTTCTCTAATATTAATAATGTCTTTTGATTTTAGTTGAGTAAGATTTTGCATTTTCCCTCCAATTCCTCTATTTTATTTATATTTAAGTTAAATTATAATATAATATGATATATAAAGAGATAAGGATGGAAGGTGATATTATTGAAGATTAGAGATATTGATGACGTTGAATTAAATATTGATGATAAAATTCAATTAGTTGATGAAAATACTTATGAACCTATTGGAGATATATCTAGCGTTAGATTATCTTTAACGGATGAGGGTGCTTATGAGATTAAAGCATTTGAAAAAGAATATTCATACGTAAGAATTTATGAAGGCGCTTTCGCTCCTTTATTTAAAATTATTAAATGATAGAGAGATGTTTTTATTAATAGCTTTAATTTTATTATTTTCTGGGAATATTCCCTGGGCTATAGGAATGATAATTTTACATATGTTGTTAGACGAGGATTGTTGAATGGATTTAATTATAAATCCTGTCTATAATTGATATCCGTCGAATATTTATTATAGATCTGTAAATTGTAATGAGTCTATTAACCAAAATATAGAATCCGTTTATAGTTATTTTTACTATATTAGTGATGATGTTAATTATAGCATACGTTTATAAAAAGGAAATATAAATGATTAAACAAATATTAGATGAGCTGAATTTAGAAAATGGCTCTAATTATAAAATAGCGGTTCTTGAAAAATATAAGGATAACGAGCTTCTTAAAAGAGTCCTTAAAATGACATATGATAAAGTATGTTATACCTACGGTATAACTATGAAAAATATTATTTGGGAGTCTGAGTCTCAAAGAGATATTAACGCTACCCTAATAGATGCTTTAGATTATTTGGAGGAATTTTTAAATACTAGGGAGCATACGGGTCATAAAGCTTTAAAAGGAGTTACTAATTTATTAGAAAGACTACCTAAAGATGATGCTGAAATTTTAGAAAAAATCATTAATAGAGACTTGAGAATCAATCTCGGTACTAAGCAGATTAATAAGGTATTTAAAAATCTAATATTTGAAGTTCCCTATCAAAGATGTTCTCTACCTTCAGAAAAAACTTTCAAAAATATTAATTATCCCGCATATTCTCAAGAAAAATGCGATGGTCGATTCTGTTATGTTGTAAAGGATACCGATATTAGATTCTTTGCTAGAAGCGGAGAAGAAAATTATTTTCCAGAGTTAGCTAAAGAATTTGAAAATATTCCTAATGGAGTGTATACCGGTGAGTTATTAGTACACTCAGAAACTAATAGATTTCTCGCTAATGGATTAATAAATTCTGATAATCCTCCGAGCGATATTTTTATGGTTTGCTGGGATTATTTAACTATTGAAGAATTTAATAATAAAAGGTCAAATAGAATATATAAAGATAGATTTAGTGATCTGATGAAAAATATTAGACAATCAGGAATTCATCTGGTAGATACTAAAATAGTTCAAAACTATGAAGAAGCGTATCATCACTTTACAGGTTTATTGAAGGAAGGAAAGGAAGGAACTATATTAAAAGATATGAGTTCTAAGTGGAAATCTAATACAGCTACAGATCAAATCAAAATGAAAATGGAGATGACTATAGATGTTCGTTGTGTCGGTTTTGTTGAGGGAAAGGGTCGATTAAAAAATAGCCTTGGAGCCCTCGAGTTTCAAACAGATGATAAAACGGTTATTGGTACGTGTTCAGGTTTTTCAGATGAGCAACGACAAACGATATGGAATAATAAAGAAAAATATTTAAATAGAGTTTTTGAGGTTAAGTGTAATGAAGTTACTAAAGCTAAGAATAAAGATACATATGGGTTAAGCTATCCAAATTTTGTAGAGTTTCGTGATAAGGATACTACAGATAATATTGAAAGAGTATTAGAAATTAGAGATTCTGTTTTAGGAGTATAGAATTATGAATGCAAAGACGATTTATATAAGAAAATATCAAACACCTATGAAAATCACCACGTATTTTAAAATAATTAAGAAATGGGGACCTTTTAGATGGATTTTACATAAAGAGGTTGATTTACATATAGAACATATGTCGTATGAATATACACCTATAAAAATAAGAGAAGTACATGAAGTTGTTAAGAATAGAATAGATGATTTTGTTTGGAGACTAATTTTTAAAAAAAGTTCAGAATTTGTTAAAGAATATACTATAAAAGAATTTGAGAGAGAATATGGAGCATATTTAATATGATTATAGAAGAACATAAAGGAATGAAAATATTTAGAAACGTCTCTGAATCTACTACACCCAAAGATATTAAAATGATATCTATCGATGAAAAAGATATCTCAAATTTTTTATGTATATATAAAGGCACTACGTTTGACGTATATAATAATGATCCTATGAAATCTAAAGAAATTGAGTATTATTATATTTATTTAGATGATAGTGACGAATTCGGATTAAGATTTGATAATATAGAAATAGCTAAGTGGTATTTTGAGAAATTAAGAGAGAGTCATATACCGCATTTTAAAACTAAAGAAACTATTGAAAAAGATAAACCTAGCTTTTTTATATAGTTCGTATAGGAGATAAATGGAATTACGAATGGGCGATTTATTATTTAGGGAGGTCCTGTTGGTCTAAAGATATAAGAAGACTAGAGAAATATATTATCTATACAGTTCATCCTATTTATTATAAATGTATTATTTTAGATGAAGAGGATAGATATAATGATAGATATAAACAAGTTAAAAATTGGAGGAGATTTTCTTACTAAATCACAAACAAAAGTAAAATTTCCTCAATATTTTATATAAACTTAATAATATTATATTATAATAAATCATAAAAGGAGAAAAGATTGAATAAACCAATAATTTATTTGTCGGGTAACATGACGCCTTCACCAGAATTTTATAATAGTTGGACCGAAAAGATTATACATAAGGTGGGTTCTAAGTTTCGGTGTACTCATTCAAGATATAAGGAAGGTGGTAGTTTTATAGTTCAAACAGATTTAGCCAGATTAAAAAATTCACACATTTTAGTAGTTAATTTAGGTGTACAAGATAAATCTCATCACTTAACAGGTTCAATAGTAGAAATCTATGAAGCATTTAAGAGAAATATACCCGTATATGCTTTTACCTGTAATAATTTAATAAGAAGCGAACAAGCAGACTCTCCATGGATTCAATCCTTCATAGCTAAAGAATTTAGTTCAGAAATAGAACTAGTCAGATATTTAATGATTAATGAGAATTTAGTAGTATGAAGACATTAATAATAGATGTAGATGAAACTATAGTATCTCTACGCAAAAAATGGAATAAATGGAGTGAAGATAATCTAGGATATTCTCTAGACTTTACTAAAGAGATTAATGATGATAGAGCTCTAGAGTTCTGGAAAAGAGATAGTTTATATGATAATCTTGAACCTATTCCGGAGGCTCTTAATACTATTAAAAAGATAAGTAAAGATTATAATATTATATTCTGTAGTCATTGTTTTGATGAGCATGTGGAATCTAAGAAAAAATTTATACAAAAATATTTTGATGATATTGAATATAGGTTTATTAATACAGGAGATAAACATAATGTAGAGGGAGATATTATAATTGATGATAGAGAAAGATTTCTGACATCTGATGAACACATAACAATTTTACTTAAGACAGAGTTTAATAGTACAGGTATAGCTGATTATGAAATGAACTGGAAAGAAATCGAAAAATTTTTAGAAAAGGAAGTATAGATGATTAAAGATATAGATAATATATTTAATAAGTCGCTAGATAAGAAATGTTTATTATATAGTGGAGGATTAGATTCTTATATTATATATCAGCTAGAAAAAGATAATTTAGATTTTATTTTATATATAGACTCTAAATCTAAATATAGTAAGTATGAAATTGAATATCTAAAGAAGCAGAAATTAGATATTCCTATTATTATAGATGATAGATTAGATCTATCAGATGTAGAGATGTCTAATAGTTATGTGCCTCTACGAAACCTATTTTTTAGTATGATAGCTGTTTTACACGGTGCAAGCGATATTCTTATTGGTGTAACTAGCGGAGATAGAGCTAAAGATAAAGATACTACCTTTAAAAAATTAACCGAAGATGTAATAAATTATCAACTTGAATCTCAGTGGTGGCATCCAGGATCTAAAATTAATATTAATATGAAATATAAAAATTTTACTAAAAAAGATTTAATAGAGGAATATATTAGAAGGAGATATGATGTTAGAGATTTAATAGATAAATCATTTAGTTGTTATCATCCTACCAAAGAAGGAAAAGAATGTCTATCATGTAAACCGGACATTAGAAAGTATACATTCTTGAGTAAGTATATAGATATTGGACAAGAAAGAAAAACAGCTTTAAGAAAATTTTATACTAAAGATATTATAATTGAGATAAAAGAAAGAGTAAATACTTCTAATAGTAGAGGTCAAGAAGATTTAGAAACTTTAGAAGCTATAGAAAGGAATTTTGAATGTCAAAAATAATTTTTGTTGGAGCTCAAGGAACAGGTAAGACTACTATGAATAATATAATAAGTTCTTACCTTCCCGATTATAGAGTTATTGATAGTATGTCAGAGAAGTTTTTTAAGAAGGATTTCTTTAAAGATGTTAATTCTGATAGGTATCTAAGAGCTCAGATAGATATATATAACTATGCTTCTAGTGAGTATCTACAGAATGCAGATATTATAAGTTCTAGAGGATTTGCAGATAGTTACGGATATGTAAAGCATAGTTTAGATCAAACAGGAAAAGAGGAATTTAGAGAAATAATCAGAAGAATATTTTTAGATCAAGAAGCACTTTTAAAACAAGATGTGGTTCATTTCTATTTTCCGATTGAGTTTGATATAGAGAGTAAAGAACTTAGAAGTACTAATAAAGAATTCCAAGAGAAAACAGATAAGAATATATTAAAGTTTTTAAAAATGACAGATACTCCATTTTATGAAGTTAGAGGAACGGTTGAAGATAGAGAAAAATATATTCTAAAAATATTAAAAGCGAGGAAAATTATATGATTTTCAGTCATGAAATTCCTAAAAACCTATTAGACGTTTCTAGGTTTTTTAATCATTATGATTATGCATTAGACATACACTTCGATGATGAGAAATACTATAATTTTTTTAAAGAAAGTATAGAACTAGGCAGAACTGTAATATTAGATAATAGTTTATATGAGCGTAGAATTACTAATATATCTTTCGACGAAGAAAAGTATGCAAAATATATAAAAGACCTAAATCCTACATATTATATAATTCCTGATGCTTATGAATCTAGTGAGAAAAATATTATGTTATTTGAAAATTGGATGAAAAAGTTTAATATAGATATTATAGGTAATAGTAAAATAGTCGTAATTCATGGTAGGGATTATAGTGACTATGTAAAATGCTATAAGTATTTTGATACTCATATACGAGATGAGGATATTATAGCTTTTAGTGGCGGAGATTCAAATATAGATAGAGAAAAGGTAATTCGTAGGATGTATTTAGAAGGACATATTAATCTAAAACGAAAACATCATCTATTAGGATTAGTACATCCTAAAGAACTAGAATCATATAAACATTTTAGTTTTATTACAAGTGTAGATACAAGCTTACCTATTATTTGTGCTGTAGAAAATCATAAAATAGACGAGATAACAGAAAAACCTAAAACAGTAATTACTAAGATATTTAATGAAGATGTTAAATTAGATTTTAGATTACTATATTATAATATATATAAATTAAGAGAGGTAGTTAATGATTAGTATAATGGAGATATTTTACTCGGTTCAGGGTGAAGGTGAAAGAACCGGTAGACCGAGTATTTTTGTAAGATCGGGATTATGTAATTTTACATGTCAGGGATTCGGCGTAGAATACGAAGATCCTAGAACAGGAGAATCTAAATATGGGTGTGATAGTTATTATTCAGTAAATCCCGGATTTGCTAAGAGTTGGGACCTTTATGAAAATTATATAGATATTGTATATAGAATAGATGGTTGTATTCCTAAATTTAGTAAGCATAATTTGATTAAACCCGATATAGTATTTACAGGTGGAGAACCTCTTATTCTCTGGAAAGATAAGGAATATCAGAAGCTTTTAGCTCACTATATTAGTAGAGGACATCACGTTACTATTGAAACTAATGCTTCTATAGATATTGAATTCACTAGAAAATATCAAGAACAAATACAATTCAGTATGTCAGTTAAACTTAGTAACTCGGGAGAGCCTAAACATAAACGTATTAATATTAATAATATAACAAATATATTAGAAAATAGTACTAATAGTTATCTAAAATTTGTAGTTGATAGAGATACATGGTATACAGACTTCGACGAAATTAAAGAAATTTTAAAAGATATTCCATACTATGTAGAAGATGTATATCTAATGCCCTTAGGAGATACTAGAGAAAAACTAGAGCAGAACGCAAAATTTGCTATGGAGAAATGTATAGAGATAGGTTTTTTATATAGTGATAGAGTACATATTAGAGTATGGGATAATAAAGGAGGAGTATAAGTGAAAAATAATGGAGGAGATACAGACTACTATAAAGTAAAGCCTGAATGGAAAATGGCTCAGGATATTATAGAAGATAGAGATATGAACTTCAGTCAAGGTAACATACTTAAAGTGGCTTTTACATTTAATCTAGGAAGACATTCCGGTACAGACTATGAAAGAGATCTAAATAAAATTATATATTTTGCTCGAAGAGAATTAAATAAAATTAAAAATAAAGGAAATTAATGGTAACGGTATATATTCATAAAGAAAACAAAAACGCGGTAACACCGGAGGTAGCATATAACAATACGAGTGCATGTTTTGATTTAACGTGTACGGAGACAGTAACGATTCCTGCCGGTGAATCCCGAGTAGTAGAAAACGGTTTAAACGTTTGTATAGATCAAGGAGACCCATATTGGATGCAAATCCAGCTAAGAAGTTCTAAGGGATTTAAGTATGATTTAATACCTCACTATGGAACAGTAGATGCGGGATATACAGGTCCTTTAGGAGTAAAAGTATATAATGTTGGTAAGGAAGATGTAACTATTCAAAAAGGTGAAAGATATGCACAAATTGCAGTAATTCCTAAACCACAATATAACATTAGAGAACTATCTGATGATGAGTTTAAAGAATTTGAACAAAAGCAACATAGAGGTTCAGGCGGTTTTGGTAGTTCTGGTAAGTAATTAATATAATATTAATACAAAAGTTATATTATAATAGTAGAAAGGAGCGTAATGGAGTTTACTAAATATCAATATGAAAATATCTTTCAGGTTAGTAGAAAAGAGGGTAGAAAAAATATAGTTGAGGTAAAGGCTCGGATTTTTGATCCCGAATCTAAAGAATCTTTTTTTATAGACGTGACAAGTGATAGTATACCAGATTTATATACTATCACAACCCAAGATACACTATGGAAATCATATTTAGATAGTAATGTTAGCCTACAAAAACACTCATTTGAAAGTATTCAAGAATATAAAAAATTTTTAAAAGACTATAAGTATAATGTACTTGATGAGGAGGGTAGTCAAGTATATAAAACTATCGATTTTGATGGTGAAGAAATAGAAATACCTGTAACAGAGTTTAAAGATACTATATTTGGATATCAGAATTTGTCTCATACGTTTATTCGAAATAAATTTAAAGATTCTGAAAAAAGTAATCATACTCATAGAGTATGGTTCTTAGATATTGAAACTAGAGCTAATCAAGCAGTTGACCACTTTCCGTGGCCAGAAACAGCACCTGAAGAAATTACTATGATTCAGATATATGATAATTTCGATAATATGTATTATATATTTGGTAGAAAGGATTTTACGGGAGCTTTCGAAAAGAGTAATGTAAAATATATTAAAATAGCCGAAGAAAAAGATCTTTTAGAAATATTTCTGAGACTCCTAGAAAAGAAGAAACCGTCTGTTATATCTGGGTGGAACTCTCTAGGTTTTGATATGACATATATAACAAATCGTATAGCTATAGTCTTAGATGGTGTACGAGCAACAGAAAATGAACTAAAAGAAATTCTAAATCATAAGCATAGTTATAAAGAACTTAAAAATGTAAAAAGATTAAGTCCTGTAGGCATTGTAGAAGCTAAATCTAGCTTTACTATGGACGGTATGGACTGTACGGAAGTAAAATGGTATGGTATTAATCTTATAGATTATAGAGAACTTACAATCAAGTATGGATTTTTAGGACTGCCTAGTTATAGTTTAAAAAATGTTGCTAAACATTTTGATCTATCTCAAAAACTTGATAATAGTATGTATAAATCTTTTGATGGATTTTATACAGGAGAGGGTTGGATTCAGCCACCCGAGGATGAAACAGACCTAGATGATATAGTTACAAGATATCAACTAGGATATAAATCAGGTAAATATTCTAAAAAAGAATTACAACAGGTAGTATATAATAGATTCGTTGACTATTCCTTAAGAGACGTGGAAATACTTGTTGAACTAGATGAACTGACTAAATATTTAGATTCACATAAACAAATTGCATATTTTGCTGGTGTATCTATGGATGATAATTGGGGAACGCAAAAACACTGGGTTTCTATGATGTATAGAGAATCTCTAAATAAAGGATTAGTTCTTCCCCTAAAACAACAGTATGGTGATGAGAGCACTCCGTGGTTAGCAGGATGGGTTCGTACAATTCCTGGTAGATATAGATATATTAGCTCGTTCGACTTTACCTCTCTATATCCTAGTCTTATTAGAGCGTGGAATATTGGAGGAGATACATACCTAAAAGAATATCAGATTCCTCAAGAATTAAAAGATCTAAGAGATAAATATTTCTGGTATTTTACAAGAAAAAACCTTAATAGGGATGAAGCGTTTGGAGAGCTAGGCGAAACCGTTAAGAAATATGATGATAAAATCAATGATATACCTGAAGAGAAGAAATTTTATTTAGAACTTATGGAGAATAGAGATATTATCTCTAAAACTCTTAAAAAATATAATGTTCAAATTACACCTAATGGATATTTTTATAGAAAAGATACCCAGAGTATTTTCTCGGGACAGATGGAGAAATTTTTTAAAGAGAGACTTAAAGAAAAAAGACTAGGTCAAAAATATGAAGCTATTTTATCAGATACAGATAAAGATAATGATAAATATCAAGAGATAAAACAAAAGAAAGAATATCATGAAAATAGATCTATCGTACTTAAAGTACTATTAAATAGTGCATATGGTGTTTCAGCCTTAAGTAGTAATCCTTTCGGACAGGGAAGAATTACGGGAGGTAGTATTACTATTAGTGGTAGAATGAGTAATAATCTTGTCTCTATGAATCTGAATAAATATATAGCAGAGGTCGTTGACGATAAAGAGACTGTCAAAAATCCGTGGAATATGAAGTATATTATTCAAGCCGATACAGATAGTTGCTACGTTAATCTGGGATCTATTATAGAGAAAAAGTTTAAAAATCTAGAGGAATCTAAAAAAATTAAGCTTTTACTTAAATTAAGTAGTGAAAAACTTCAAGATATTATTAATAATACTATACAGGAGATAGGAGATACTTTTAATCTTTCAGAGCCTGAAGCACTAAAGATGGAAAATGAGGTAATTACAGAAAGTTTTGTATCTCTAGCTTTAAAGAGATACTTTACAGATGTAGTAGTAAATGATGGACATATACTATCTAAACCTAAAAGAAAAATAGTAGGTGTTTCTTTGGTATCATATAGTACTCCACCTGCCTTAAAGAGGTTACTATCACCTGTTGTGGATATTGCTTTAGAGGGAGGAGAGACAGAGGTAAGAGAATATATACATAAGTCAAGACACGAATTTGCTGAATTAGATCCTGTTGAATTTGCTAGAACAGCTAAAGTGAATAATTTAAATTATATGGAAAGAGATGGAAAGTATAAAAGACAAAAAGAGGATGGTACGTGGTTAACAGCACCTCTAGGTAGTACGGCCGCTCTTAATCATAATAAAATTACTAAAATGTTAAATATTCAAGAGATATTCCCGCCTGTAGAAAAAGGTGATTCTTTAAGCTATGTATATATAAAAGAACCTAATAAATTAAATATACGTTCTGCACTAGGATGGACAGATCCTAAATTAAGTAAAAAGATAAACTTGAAATCATTTGCAGACTATGATTTACACTGGGAAAAAGATTTTATAAATAAGATAGATATAATTATTAAACCATTAAATTGGAATATTCACGCCAGAACTCAAGAAATTGATGAATGGTAGCGATATTTAATCTTATCTTAAGATTATTATTATATAATTATAAAAGTTAAAAAGATATAAATAACTAAAATTTAAAAAAGGAAAGCTAATATGTGTAAATATATAAGACAAGATTTATTACAACCGTCATCATATAGTTATAGTATTGGTTTTCCCAGTGATATAAAACAGTCACATAACTCTTGTGATGAGTATATGAAAGCTAATACGGTCGAATTTAAGGCCTGTATTAATTTTCAAGGTCTCACCGAGTAGTTCCTATTATCAGGAACTACGAAAGTGGTTCCTGACTTCAAAATCAGAAATCACTTCAAAAAAATTTAATGCCGGTTTAGCTCAGTTGGCCAGAGTGCTTCACTTGTAATGAAGAGGCCGAGGGTTCGAATCCTTCAACCGGCACCACTTAAATATCTAGGTATAGTTCAGTTAGGCAGAACACCTGGTTTGGGACCAGGAGGTCGTAGGTTCGATCCCTACTACCTAGACCATATACACCTATAACTCAGTGGTAGAGTACTTCTCTTACAAGGAAGGAGTCGATAGTTCGAGTCTATCTAGGTGTACCATGTAGATCGTAAATGGGGTGTTAGCTCAGCGGGTAGAGCGCTTGTTTTGCAAGCAAGAGGTCCAGAGTTCGATTCTCTGACATTCCACCATTTTGGATACGTCGTCAGTAGGGAGACAGCCGGTCTTGAAAACCGTGTGCGGATCAAACCGTTGTGAGTTCGAGTCTCACCGTATCCTCCATAAAATAAAAAGGGTTTATAAATGGAAAAGAGTTTAGAGTTTAAAGGTAGCTTTAGATAATAAAATAGTTGTTTTGTGAAGCTTTTTAGATGATTTATTACGCAGATATAGCTCAGCCGGTAGAGCAGAGGACTGAAAATCCTTGTGTCACAGGTTCAATCCCTGTTATCTGCACCATTTGCGGGTGTAACTCAGTGGCTAGAGTTCCTGCCTTCCAAGCAGGCTGTCGAGGGTTCGAATCCCTTCACCCGCTCCAGGTGGGCTCCGATGGCGAAATTGGTAGACGCGCTAGATTTAGGATCTAGTACATTGAGTGTGAGAGTTCGAGTCTCTCTCGGAGTACCAAAGAAATTTAATATTTTATTTGTTTTTAAGGTATATTACTATATAATATATGTATAAAAAGAGATAGATAATATTTTAGGTTATTTAAGTTATAATTGTTAATAATACATTTTATATAAACTCAAATTATATGAAGATTGGATAGACTGAGCGAATGAGTTCGATTCTCATTAACAAAGGTATGGTACAGATCGCGAGGTAGTTAGTCGGTTCGATTCCGACATAATTTGAGTTTATATAAGGCGTTGATTTTTCTCTTGTAGTGAGAGTTTCCTGTCTCGTCTGAAGCCGAATTATTAGATAGTCGTTCTAACCAAACGATACTTTTAATTTGAGGGATATTAAATAGGAAAAAATAAACGTACTGGTAGCTCAGCGGGTAGTAGCATCCGATTTTTAATCGGAAGGTCGTGAGTTCGATTCTCACTCAGTACACCAAACCTCAGTTAGTTCAATGGTAGAACGTTCGACTGATAATCGGAAAACGGAAGTTCAATTCTTCCACTGAGGACCATAAACGTAGTCTAAAAGCTGATCGGATTCAGCAGCGGGACTGTAAATCCCGTCCTTAAAGGGGGTGGTTCGAGTCCACTAGACTACACCATTAATGCATCTATGGCGGAATTGGTAGACGCGCTGGACTTAAAATCCAGTTCTTTAGAGAGTTCCGGTTCAAATCCGGATAGATGCACCAGACAATATAAAAGAACGTTTTATAAAAGTTTAAGAAAATTTTTGTAAAGCGTTCTAAAATAAGTCCTAGGTTTATTTTGGAGCGTGAGATCACAAATAAAGTTCTTGGTTAGACGTGCGGTGCAAATCCGTTTTACCATAGTAGGTGCGGAAGGTTCAATCCCTTCGCTTTATTTGTTAAAACTTATAATGAAGGCCAAGTTATAAGGATTTCCGGTTAGGTCTTCCGTAAAAAGACTATCAGGAAGTGGCACGTAAGGTACGTAAGAGGTTTGCTAAACCTTGGCCGGTAAAACGGTAGTGAGTTCGATTCTCACCATTTCCACCATATTTAATTGTATTTTAAGCAAGATTATTATATAATATGTGTATAATGGCTCCTTAGATTATTGGTAGATCGACGCTCTTTCACAGCGTAGAGACCGGGTCAGTACCGGTAGGAGTCACCATTGCTCTCATAGTATAGTGGTTATTACGCCGGTTTGTCACATCGGTAACCGGAGTTCAATTCTCCGTGGGAGCGCCATTAAGGACTAATAGCTCAGTTGGTTAGAGCCCTCTGCTCATAACGGAGTGGTCGTAAGTTCGAATCTTACTTAGTCCACCATTTTATATTCCGGTGTACTCAATTGGCACGAGGCGGAGCTGTTAACTCTAAATATGCTGGTTCAAATCCAGCCACCGGAGCCCACCACCAAGTTTTGACTTATTGAACTTCAAAGTTCAGGTGGTGACCATCATAAAAAATAAGGATGAGTAGCACAACTGGCAGTGCAACAGGTTTTGAGCCTGTGGGTTAGAGGTTCGAATCCTCTCTCATCTTCCATTTTAAATATCGCTGGCGGGAGGTAGGTATCTCACGAGGGCTCATAACCCTTGTTAACTCGGTTCAATTCCGAGGCTTCAGTAACCAAATATATCAGTAGCTCTAATGGTAGAGCAGGAGATTCCAAATCTTCAGGTTGTGGGTTCAAATCCTACCTGGTATGCCAAAAAATTAAAAAATTTTAGTTAAGTTTTTCGACATTAAATAAAGTTTATAGGAGGCTACTCGAGCAGAATCTAATATTCTGTGCTTCTGAAAAAGTTCCTGTGGAGATAGGACAATTATTATAGTTAACTCAGAAATTTTCTAGAAAATTTTTAGGGTGACTATAGTACAACGGTTAGTACACTCGTCTGTGGAACGAGGTATTGGAGTTCGATTCTCCATAGTCACACCAAATGCCGCCTTATCTCAGCCGGATAGAGCAGAGAACTTCTAATTCTCGGGTCACACGTTCAAATCGTGTAGATGGTACCATAGAAAATTTTAATAGGTCTTCATATTAGGTTGAAGATCTACAAAGTTTTCTTATTTTTGATGAAAAATAAGTGGTGAGTCCTAATAGGCAATCAGCGCCTCTCAATCATATAATATCTGTATGTAAAACATCGACTTAGTATGATAAGCGGGAACCTAAAATAGTTTTATATTTGGCTTCAAACAAATATAAATTAAAAGTAATTCTATTGAAACTACTGACAATCTATGACAAACAGGATAAAACACTCCATTGTATCTCTGTGATAGAAGGAAGCGGGAAAATCCTTACAAATCCTGTAGTTAAGTTATTAAAAGACCTTGAAAGAGGTCGCTTAACTTTAAGATATATAATGGCTAGATTCAATGGAGAAAACTCAGATCTCATAAGTCAGAGAAGTGCGGGTCGGTGCCGCATCTAGTCACCATCGGAAGGAAAAATAAATGCTAAAAGATGTCAAGAATGTAGAAGATTGTGAGATTGGAAACTATCTTTTCATTTTATTTCGACGTTCTAGGGGAAGATTTTCAGAAGCGTTTATTAGTAAAGTGATAGATGATAACATATTTAAAAATACCCTAGTTCTGAAAGATATTAAGAATTTTACAAATCCTGAAGATATTAATCAAGAATGGTATTGTAATTTTAATTCTGAATTTAAAGTTATTAAAAAAATAAAGAAAGAAAATATTGAAAATTTTGAAGAAAAGTTTCCTCAATATTTTATATAAACGTCGCAATGTCTGAATGGTAAAGAACCTGATTGCAAACCGGGTATTAGTGAGTTCGATTCTCACTTGCGACTCCATAGACGTCTCGATAGTTCAACTGGATAGAATATTCGGCTACGGACCGAAAGGCTGAGGGTTCGAATCCTTCTCGGGACACCAAAGGGAAAATGAAAGCTTTAGACTTAGATTCTTTAGAAAGAGAAGTAGTTATCTTAAGATCATATCTATCTTTTAGAGAATGCGTTTTGCAAAACGCAAAACGCAAAACGCAAAACAAACAGGATACTTATAGAATTAGTTTTAAAAAGAAGAAAGTTAAAAAATTTCAAATATATAAAGAATAAAAATGAAAAAAAGAGAAAGAAAAGTTCATACGATGGATGTAGAGGAAGTGAGGAAGTTTATATTAGATTATCCAACAGCTAAAATTTATCTCGGAGCCGATTCTCAAAGAATCCGAAAGAAAAGAGTAAAATTTGTCGTTGTTGTTGTTGTTCACTATGAGGGTCATTGCGGAGCTAAAATATTTTATGAAACATCTTATGATCACATTACAGATGCTAAACTTTCAAGACCCTTCAATAGAATGATGAAGGAAGTTCAGCTTTTAACAGAATTATATACTCAATTAGAAGATATTTTATGGAATAGAGATTTTGAAATTCATATCGATGTTAATCCTGAAAAAGGTACCGGTTCTAATGTTGCTTATCAGGCAGCTAAAGGTGTTATTTGGGGTATGATAGGTGTAGAGCCTGTATGTAAACCTGAGGCATGGTGTGCCTCAACTGTGGCGGATAAATATTCGAAATAAGTATGAAAAAGAGTATATACCTATACGTTATTAATAATAAACTCTATGAGGTTTACTATAAATATAATAAAAATATTACTTATAGATATGTAAAAGAGTATGGATCACGAGATAAACCTATAAGATATTATGATTATGGAAGAAAAAAATCATTAGGTATGGCCCGGGTTCTTACTAAAGAACAAGCTAGAGAAAAATTTCCTCAATATTTTATTTGATTTTAAGTTTTATTACACTATAATATATTATATAAAGAGAAAAGGATAGAAAGATGAAAACGAGATTTAACAATGCTGAATATTATGATTTTATATATGGTGAAGATATTGTAATAACTTCATTAGAAGGATATCCATATTCTGAAGATATTAATTCAGATTTCAACGAAAACGATAGTAATTAATATTTTAAATCTAAAATTAATCAATATTTTATTTGATTTATAGAAAGATGAAGTTCAGAGACACTAAATATGGTGATTTAACGGGACAAACTTATGAAGGAGATATTGATGTAAGCGAATTAAGTCTTACTTCTCTAGAGGGGCTCCGGAGACAGTTAATGGTAATTTTTATTGTACTCATAACAATCTAACTTCTCTAAAAGGATCTCCTAAGGTAGTTAATGGTAATTTTAGTTGCTCAGATAACAATTTAACTTCTCTAGAGGGGGCTCCAGAGACAGTTAATGGTAGTTTTAATTGTTTAAACAATCAACTAACCTCTCTAGAGGGGGTTCCAGAGGTAGTTAACGGAAGCTTTTATTGTTCAAACAATCGATTAACATCTCTAGAAGGGGTTCCGAAGGTAATCGATGGTAGTTTTTATTGCTCTTACAACAATTTAACTTCTCTAGAGGGGGCTCCGGAGACAGTTAATGGTAATTTTTATTGTACTCCATAACAATCTAGCCTCTCTAGAGGGATCTCTGAGAGAAGCTAATGGTAATTTTAATTGTTCTTACAACGATCTAGCTTCTCTAGAGGAGGTTCCGGAGGTAGTTATTGGTAATTTTTATTGTACTCATAACAATCTAGCCTCTCTAGAGGGATTACCTTATTCTAAATATGTATACTCTGATTTTAGTGATAAAGAAGTTAATGATTATTTAAAATCTAAATTTCCTCAATATTTTATATAACTTTAAGGTATATTACACTATAATATATTATATAAAGAGAGGATGAAACCTTTCAATATTATATTTTGGAATATCGTTAGTAGTCTTTTTAGGTCAGATAATTGTTTCTATTTGACTTGGAGTAAAAGTTGTTAATGAGGGTATGAAATAACTATAAATATTAAGCGTTGGTTCGTCAGTGACGACGCTATATAAAAGAACTGCTGACGTTATGGGGTTGATAGGTTTCGATTAGATTCTTATTAATTTTCAAAATCAAGCGGTTTAGAGTAACCTAAAAGCTCACCAAAAAATAACTGTAAACAACACAGACTATACGCCAGCGGCGCAAGTAGCCTAATACTACAGGGTTATATAGTACCTAGTAACAGAAACTATATAAAGTGTCTACTTAAAAATTCAAAGCGTTATGATTCGTTAAAAATCTATCCTTAAAGCTTGTATAAATTTTAATTATAAACGGGATTTAAGACTGGAGTTCGATTCTCCACAACTCCACCAATTAAGAAAAAAAATATGAAAAAACAGATTTAAAAATCAACTCAGACGTACTCGCTTTAAGAAGATCTCTTATGAATAGATTTTAGAATGTTTTTATCTATTATAACTGAAGATAATTTCTACGGTTAGAAATATATTTTTAAAAAATATGACTACTAAAAAATTCAAGATTATTTTAATAATCGTCCTCAATATTTCATTTAAATATCTAAAACATATAAATAAAATAAAAATAGGAAAATTTATGCCTAAAGAAATTTTATTATATGAAGAAGATATTAACACCACTTCTTTGACAGAAGGAACAGATGTTCAAGATGTTGCTCCTACTGCTTCAAATCTAACTAATATAGCAGTACCTACAGTTTCTCAAACTTTACCTTTTATGGTAGGATATGTTCAAAATATTAATGCACCTCAAGGATTTGTTTTCGGATTAACTTCTAGAGATAGAACATCTATATCTAACCCTGATTACCCAGCCACTCCTGATAATTCTGCTAGTCCCGATACTCCAGATGATTTAATAGTTACAAGATCACTAATCAAAACTTCTGAAAGAGGAGTAAATATTTCAGTAACTAATGAAGTGGAACATGATGTTATGACTTTATTTAATCCTATTTCTAGTAATACTGAATTTTATGGTAGTGAAAACGGTAAGGTAGGTCAATTCTTTTTAGAGTACGGAAACTGGAGACTTAATAATAAAACTAATGTTGATTTTATGAATTGGTTAGATAGTGTATGTACAGTAAAGGGTTCAGCAACTATAGATAATTATGCTGAGATGAATAAAATACTTGGAATTATTGGTGAATTAAAGGAAGCTCTTTTTAAACAATCTGAAAAATCAGGTAGAACCTGGGTAATTGTAACACCAAGAATAGCTAATTATTTATCTACAGTAAACGGATTCATAAACCATAATAATTCTGACTGGTTTATGAATGGTAGAAAAATACCTAGCACTAGCATTAATCCTTATGTAGGTACTTTTGGAGATACTGATGTATTCATTTATAATAGTACAAGTCTAAAAGGAGGAACTTCTAATACTACAGAAACCTCAGGAGAAATTTTTATGGGATTATCGGGAGGACCTGGCACATCATCTATATTCTACTCACCTTATAAAAAGTTCGTTATAAAAGGTGGTAGTGATAGTTATACAGGTCAAAGTGTTATGTTCTTTAGAATTAGAGATGCTTGGATGCTAAACCCTCAAGATACTTTAGACGAAAATACAACGGGGACTGAACTTCCTGAACCTAATAATAACTCTAAGTTTGTGGTTAAGGCTGATATAACATTTACAGAAACTTTATTATCATAATATAGGAAAATAATAGTGTCATATAAAGATGAGCTCCAAGAATTAGTTAAAAAAAGAATGATAGACGAAATTTCGGCAGCAACTTTTTATTTAGATGCTGCATCTCTTATCAGAGATCTTGAGTTAGCAGAAGAAATACAAAAACACGCATTAGAAGAATTTGATCATTTTTCAAGATTGATAACGTTTGCTAGAGCTCACGGATTAGAGGTTAAATATGATTTTGATAGGAGTGTAATAAAAAATGTACCTCCTAGAGAAAAAGCACTAATATCTATTATCCAAAATCTAGAAAGAAAAGCCATTACCGATTATAGAGAAATGGTTTTACTATGTAGAAATAATGAAGATATAGAAGGTGAGAAGTTTTTTAAAGAAATAATGTTAGAAGAAATAGAGCATTTTGATGATGTAGCGCAAAAGACAGGCGAAACTAGAAAACTAGGAGAGTCTTTTAAGAAATTTAAAAAATTTAAAGATAGATTTAAGTAATTTTTAAACTCCTTATATTATAATACTAATATATAAAATAAGGAGACCAAATGACAGAACAAACAGAACAACCTAGAGAAATAGCTACAATCAATAATAAACACTATTTTAAAGATTCCATGTCCGAGGATGCTCAGGTAGCTTTTGAACAAGCTATAGAAATGAATCAAAAGATTGCAGCTAAAGAAACTGAAATTAGAGATTTAAAATATGCTAGACAGTTTTTAATTAATTTTGTAGAAGATAAGTCATCAGAATTTAAAGAATATATTCCAGAGGAAGAGGATTCTAGAGAGGATTCTAAAGATGGTGAGTAATTACGAATACATAATACTCACTAATAATGTTATCCTAATCGGTAAAACTTCTTTTGAGGAAAATTTTACTACTATAGAAAATCCATACCTGGTTCAAAATAATGGTACGGAGGTGCTGCTTTTACCTTTCTTAGAAGCGGCTTTAAAACAAAAAGTACCTACTTTTAAAACTCACAATAGAAATATTCTTTCTACAATACCTGTAGAAAAAAATGATATATTAGATACATATCTTTCCTCAATTACTAATATAGAACTTCCAAAACAAGAGATCGTCGTTTAGACGATCTCTTTTATCTTATTTTAATAAATTTACTATATAATATAATAATAATATATTAAAACTAGGAAACGAATTGTCAACAAAACTAAATCAAAAACTTAGCCCCTATAAAATTATGACATCTGTTCTAACCTCGTACTCACCTACTAGAGAAGAAAAAAACTCTATAAATTCTTTCTTTCTTTGTAGATGGTTATCTAACTCTCCTAGAGCCATTTTCATAAGTAGTATAATTAATAGGTATTACAAGGAAATTCCTCCAAGCATACAATATGATTTCGTAAAAGATACTTTATCTAGAGACGGAATAAAATATATAAAATATAGTAAAAAAGAGCAATCTCCCGAACAAACCGTAGAAAATATTTCTAAATTTTATAAAATATCTATAGTAGATGCTAAATCTTATTTTGATTTAATGGATAACGAAGAAAAAAATAAATTTAAACATCTATATGATGGGCTAGAATAGAAACAAAGAAACAAAGGAGAAAAAGGAGAAAAATGGAAGATATTAACACATCAAACGTAACTAAAATTTTTGAAGAAGAGGTATTAACTCATTTAGTTAATGATTCTAAATATTTTAAATCTGTAATGCCGTATTTAAAGAATAATTATTTTTCTAAAGCAGGAACTGCTGAATTATTTACGGTAATAAAAGATATATATTTAAAATACGATTCAATACCAACGCTAAAAGACATAGTACTAACAGTTAAAGATTTACCTAAAAGAGTAAAGGAAGATGTAGTACCTGTTCTAAAAGAGGTATCATCTAACGCTACTAAAAATGAATCATCTGTGAATTATAAGCTTTTATTAGATAGAACGGAAGAGTTTATTAGTAGATCTATTCATACCGAGGCTTTATTATTAGGTGCTGAAGCTATGGGCGAAGATGATAAAGACAAATTATTAGAATCCTTTAGATTATCAGAAGAGGCATTGAAGGTATCTTTAGATGAGGATTTTGGAGTTAGTTTAGATCAAATTGACGAAGCTATAGATAAATATCAAGATAAACAAATACAACTACTAACAGGTATTGATAGTTTTGACTATATGATAGGAAGAGGATATGTTACTAAAACTTTACATAACTTTTTAGCACCTCCGGGAATTGGAAAGTCTGCAACTATGGCTGCTTTTGTATGTCAATTTTTAAGACAAGGAAAAGATGTTGCTGTTTTTACACTAGAAATGGATGAATACGAATGGTTAAAAAGAATATATGCTAATATAGTAGATATTCCTATTAGTGATCTTGAAAATGTTCCGAAAGAGACTATTCTTAAAAAATGGGATGAGGTTAAAAACGGTTTAGGTAGATTAGTGGTTAAAGAGTATCCTTCATATACAGCGTCTTCTTTAACTATTGAAAATTTCTTAGATAAATACGCTTCAAAAACAGGAATAACTAATCCTATAGTATTCATAGACTATTTAGGATTAATGAACTCGTCAAGACTGCCGGCTAATACACAATCTTATGAATATATTAAAAGTATTACAGCAGAAGTAAGAAGCATAGCTCAAAAATTAGATATAGTTATCTTTTCGGCTCATCAGTTAAACAGAAGCGCTATTGGTAATCTAGAAGCAGGACAAGAGGCTGTTTCAGATTCCGCGGGTATTTCTATGTTCTCAGATAGTATGGTATTTTTATTACAAACTAAAGAAATGAAAGAATTAGGTGAGATTGTAGTTAATTTTGAAAAAAATAGGATGTCAGGTAAGACCACATCTTTTAAAATAGGGTTTGATTATTCTAAAATGAGATTTGAGGATAGATTTATAGACCCTCAAATTAGCGAGAAACTACATAAAAATATAGGTGAAAACACTAAACATATATTTAATATAGATACCGGACTATCTTTAAGAAAAGACAAAAATGAAGAGGATGAATTTTTAAAATCGTCTACTAGTGATTTAGATGATCTTTTGAACGACTTTTAAGAATAGGATTAGGCTCCTATTCTTTTCTTAGTATTATGTAAACCTCTTTTTATAGCATCATTACGAGATTTTTGATATTTTTTAATCTTCATTTTATTTTTTCTTCTATATAATTTATTTTTAATTTTATTTTTTCTATTTCTAATCTTATTTTTGATTTTTTCTTTTCTTAATTGAGATTTAGTTTTTGTAAATTTACGAAGACCTTTTCGCTTGTTTTTAAATCTAGCGGAGACTGTTTCGTCTAGCTCATCATCAGATTCATCGTCTTCCCTGTCTTCCTCATTGAAGCTCACCCCGTCGAGGTCGTCGTCGAGGTCGTCGTCGAGGTCGTCATCAAGGTCATATTCATCATCAAGGTCATATTCATCCTCAATAAGATCTACTATTAGCTCAGCCACTTCAGCATAGTCTTCAGGCTCTAAATCTTCTAATAGATCTCTTAGATCTTCTATAGTGATATTTTCATCCTCCTCTTTAATTTGAGGTCTTAATATTTCTTTGAAACTTTTCATTTGATTCCTTTAAACTTTTTTAAGTTTATTAATATATAATATATTTATAAAATAAAAAGGTTATAATATGAATAAAGGGCTAGAGTATGATAAATTTGTTAGTCTATTATCAGAATTTCAGCTGAAAAATCCGAAAGAGTTAATTTTAGATATTAAAGAAACATCTTTTAAGGATAAATATAAAGAAGAAGAGATAGAATTATTAGTTAGTGATTTATTTATAGAATATTTTGAGATGAGATATCCGGAGAAAGATTTCGATCTTTCTCTAGATAATTATATTGAACGGAAATTTTTAAGATCTATTTAATATTATGTTTATGCTCCTTCAGATACTTTAACATATCCGCCATCATTCCACAATTTTCCTGCTACTCCAGGATCAGAGTGCGGAAGAGAGTTTCCAAACTCTGCACTAAATAGGTATTCCAGAGTAACTAAACACTCGTTATCTATAATTTCATCAGGTCTTATCGAAGGAGCTAAAATAGCACCCGTAGAATGAACCTCTAAGGCATTAGAACGTGTAGAATCACTATTACCGTTTCCTACCTCGAATAGAGTTCCTAAAACTGGAGAATTATACTGACCTATAGCCGTCTGGTTGTTATTAACGGCTTTAGTATATAATCCACCAGCATGTGAGTAATCACCACTAGCTTCTACAAAATATCCTTCTGCATGAGCGCTGTTACCCGACGCATTAGCACCAGACCCTTCCGCATGAGACGCATAACCGTATGCCTTAGTCCACGCACCTTCTGCATGTGAGTAAAGACCCGATGCATCAGTATCCCATCCTTCTGCATGAGACGCCATACCGAAGGATTTAGTATACGCGCCTTCCGCATGCGAGTAAAGACCCGATGCATCCGTTCCGTATCCTACAGCAACAGAACATTCTCTTGATGCCTCTACATTCTTACCAATAGCAACAGAACATTCTCCTGATGCCTCTACATTCTTACCAATAGCAACAGAACATTCTCCCGTTGCACCATATGATGATCCGCCTCCGCCTCCGCCTCCGCCTCCGCCTTCACCTTTACCTAAATTAAACGTAAAACTATCTATAAATAGTTTTCTAAAAATTTTAAATAACATCATTTTTTAAAAGCCTCCCTGTTCTTCTTCGTATATTGAAAGATCTATAGCATGATTACCTATAGGACCCTTATTAGATCTATCATCACCTGCTAAATAATATCCTTCTCCGTTACCCTCATCAACCTTCACTAGTCCTTCGCCTCCTCCGGTTCCTCCTCCAGGAGTTCCACTAACAGGGTCACTCCAGATAACATCTCCGTCGATATTAGTGTTTTTAGTAAGAACTTGTCCGGCTATTCCGCCTGTAGGTATCTCGTCTTCTAATTTACCCCATTTTATTGTTACACCATCTTCATCAAGAAAACCAAAATTAGTAGTATTTAAATCCATTACTAATTCGCCAGGGATAGGTGTTTCCTCTCCCGTGAATAGATTTTTTCCTAATTTTCTCCTTAAAATAATTCCCGTACTAGCCATTATTTCACCTTATCTTCAATTATCATATTTATATTATATAATTAACTCTTACCCAGTCACCGCCTACGAAAGAATTGACGAAAGTAATAGTGGTGTCTGTACCGTCATCTGAAATAGAATAGTCTGTTGTAATTCTTTTTAGAGTACCGTTTACAAACACATCCATAATTTTATCATCATTTAAAACTTTACCAGATATTACAACTGTAGCATCTAAAGCGGCGGGATCAAAATCTTCTTTATTAATTGTAAAATGGATTGAGGAGTCACTAGTATGATTATCAATATGACTATCTACTTCATTAATTGCATTAACGGTGTTATCTTGAACATCTGTAGTTAAATTAGATAGTGTACCTATATTAGTAGCGTTAGTATCTGAATGACTATCTACTTCATTAATAGCTGAAACCAGATCTGTTTGAACATCTGTAGTTAAACTAGATAGTGTACCTTCTACACCTGTCGCTCTATTCACCTCATTATCTATATTAGTTTGAAGAGTAGAATCTGATGAATCAACATATGTAATTAAAGCATAGTCATCTATATTATATTGTTCAGTAGTATAAATTCTGAAATCTTTAGTTCCCGGATTACCGGAACCATCATCATCAAAATATTTTCTAACGATAGGGTCTAATCCATAATTAAGAGCTTCCGTAGAATATAGTACAGTCTGAACATCTTTATCACCTACTTGTACATCATTATTTCTATAAAAATTGCCTGTACTTGTAGTAGTTCTCTTAATTAAATTAACCGTCTCTGTTAAATCTGACGCATTTTCTTTAAGACCTTTAATGGAAAAATCATTGTATACTAATATATCTGAAATAATAGTTCCTGATAGTTTAATACCCTGATCGTCTTGTGAGATATCTACATATTTTAAATCAGTACCAAAAGGTGGAAGATTTACTGGTTCTTTATTCCACTTAATTACATTATTAGTAGTGATAGAACCGTCATTTATAGTAATACCTATATTATCTACAAAAGAATAATCCGCTTTTAAATCTAAAGCTATCTGTGTTAGGTTATTGATTGGTTTATCTAAATCAGCAGTATTATCACAACTACCTAGTCCTACGTCAGATTTCGTTACATTATGAGGATTACCTACTATTTGAGATATATGATTATCGACATGACTATCTACTTCATTAATTGCATTAACGATATTATCTTGAGCATCTGTAGTTAAATTAGATAGTGTACCTATATTAGTAGTATGATTATCGACATGACTATCTACTTCATTAATTGCATTAACGATATTATCTCTAACATCAGTAGTTAAACTACTTAATGTTCCTACGTTAGTTTCATTTTGTAACGCTAAATCTCTAGTATCGTAATAATTTTGATAAGTAAATCCCTCATCAGTATGAATCATATAGTCAGCTTCTGCACCTGAAGATCCTTTTCTAACTATAGGATTTAAAGTACTATTTTCGGCTCTTATAAAGGATTTTATTCCGAAATCGCCAATTTCTAAATCATTATTAGAGTTTAATTTAACTAAATTTTTAACATCATTATAAAATGAATTATTAGAAGAAATGCTTATATCATTATTTAATTTAATATTAGATTTAATATCACTATCTATAGAAACTAAAGATAAAGAATCTCCTAATTTTATTTCTGAAATCGATGAAGTCTTACCAAAAGACGTTCCGTCTATAATAGAATATTTTAAAATACTTTCAGTAGAGTCTGTACCTTCAGTTACTAAAGAAGCATCGGTATTTAAAATAAATTCTCCTACTCTATCGCTTCCACCAATTCTTTCGTTAAGTTTTTGTTGAAGGACACTAGGATTAGTAGTTTCGTCTCCTGAAATATCTATCATACCTATATCATTAATAGATAAAGAATTAAATTCTAATCCATCTTCTGTATGTTTTACTCTAGGAAAAAGATATTGTGAACCAGTATACGTTTCTGGAGTATCGTGAAGATCGTTAAATCTTTTTTCACCTGTTAGGAATATCTCTACATTTAATTCAACACCATCCAACCAAGGTCCTCCTGACGCTGAAAGTGGCGTTACTGAAATATTATAATAAGACGGATCTGTTCCTGCTATAGGTGGTGTATTAACTACAAATATCATATAACTATTATCAGTAGAGTCTCTGAATCCTATTAGATCATCTTTTTGTAATGATTCTATTCCAAAAGCCCTATCGTTTAAATATCTATCTAATTTAGAAATATATAAAACACTTATAGATGAAAAATCGGAATTATTAGTTCTTGCTTGACTATCATACTGTCCGGCAGGATCAACAGTTTCGCTATCAAAATAATAATCAGCAGATAATATAGAATTTCCAGCAGATGGTTCAAAAATTAACCCATCTTCATTGTCATTAACTGTTACTCTCATACCTTTATAGCCTAGATAAGGTTTTAAAGTATCTTGCGAAACAGGGGTATCTTCTAAGGTTACGAATTTAGTTTTATGTGGATTAGATCCATCTTGTAGAGAAATATGTGCTTGAATGGCTGAATCATAAGGTTCATATTCTATTTCGGAACCGTTTCCTGGATTATGTGAGTGACCTATATTAGATTTTAAATCTAAACCTGTCTGTAGTGTTTGTTGATTAACCGCATCTAGAGGATTTTCAGGATCTTTAACATTTCTTACTAAATGATTATTAACATCAATATCGCCAAACATAGAAGTAGTTCCGTCTCTTCTTAAATAGGCGTCGGGATTTACATTTCCCGGTACTACCATCCATCCTGAAGTAGAATAAGTTAATTGATCATTATTAAAAACCGTTTCTGATTGTAGTTCACCTGTTTGATATGTGTAACCATTATTTACATCTACATTAATAACTAAGAAAAAATCTCCAGTAACTAATCCCGAAACTTCTGGATATTCATTGCCTATTTCAGGTGTAAATTGTCCTTTTAAAGTAAATGAAGTAGATTCTATTAATGTATTATCTATTAAACCGTTAGAATTAGTTTTAACAGGTTGACCTGATATGCCTGTTTTATGATCTATAAAATCAGTTTTAAGATATCTACTATTCAGTTCAGAGTCTAAATTATTAACATCGTCAATTGAATGAGAGTGATTAATATCTGACTTAAATGCTAGAGCATCTTTAAGATCTATTTGATTATCTAAAAATCCTTGAATATCCCCCCATTCTACAGAGTTTTCTCCTAAAGTAGTCCAATTTACTACATCACCATCAAATTTTACATATCCAAATTCATCAGTATCTGTAGCGTATACTAATTCACCTTCAACAGGCGGTGTAGCTACCAATTCTGCTTTAAAGCCTCTTCTTAATACTATTCCTGTTGCCATTATTATTCCTTTCCGTTATTCACAATTTGTAGAAGGTTCGTTACCGTCTACATCATCTATATTTCCGTCGACTAAAACATCATCACCATAAATTCTACAATCTAAAATGACGCCATCGCCTGTCTCGTTGATATTATAATCTGTATTAAAAGATTCGGCAAATTCTTTAGATACACTCTCACAAATATTAATCATTTCGTGTTTGTCAAAAAAGCTAAAACTAAAAGACTCGTCAAATCCTCTCTTATATGTTAAGCACTCATCTTCTCTTTCTAAAAAAGATACAAATTTTTTCGATTCACATTCACACTCTACTAACACACCTCCAAGATGTATTAATAACTCGGAACCAGATAGACATTTATTAGATATTGGGAGTTTTTTAGTTATGAACGTTCTTCTATAGATGTCCAAATAAACATTTAAATTGTTATATCCTTCTTCAAGTTCTTTACAATTTATTTGTATTAATGAATCAGATATAAAACCCCTTACATCTACACCCTTAAAAGATCCTCCAGCAATATATAATTCATTATATTTTAAAGATTTATCTTTATCTATATCTATATTACTAGTTAAAATATACATAATTACTCTTTAATTATCGTTAGGATTTCTACTTCATCATCTTTATTAAGAGGACTTAATAACGTTACCGATGTACCTGTATTAGTGATAATTTGAGATTTTTTAATTTTCCTACCGTTTACATAAACCTCTACTAAATCTTCAGAATAATTACAAGCAAAAACATTCTGATTTTTAGAAGCTATATATTCATAGTTTTCACGTTTTTCGCTTACAGGTGATATATTATTTGATATTTGTGTGAGAAATTTTCTATCTTTAGGTTGATTTATCTGAGAAATATATAAACCATTTTCTTTAGGAGTGGATTTATAGATAGAAACTAAAGAACCCTCATAAATCGTAGGATTATCTTGCTCTTCAAATTTTTCTAATGTAGTAAATTTATTAATAATAACCTCTTTATCTTCGAATATATCATCAATAAATTTTCTTAACGTTTCTGCCGTAATATTACCTACAGTATTATCGGCAAAAAGACGTAAGAGAATATCTTTTTTATTATTGTTAGTCATGTTTATTAGACCTCTACTTTTTTAATATTTATAAAAAGTAGAGTCCTGGTTATTGTGTTGGTGTTATAGGAAGTATAGGAAGTTCATTAACGAGATCTGTCTTAGTAGAAGGGAAAGTTCTTATGCCTGCTTGTATATCACTAAAAGCCTGAATAGTATACGTCCAACATTCGGTACACCATCGAGCAATATCGGTACACTCCGCCTGAAAAGGATTAGAGAATCCGGTATAGCTCCTAACGGACTTTATATCATCATATCCAAAAGATAGAGATGTTTCGTCTAAATATTCTTGAATCCACTTCTTCATTTCTTCTACTTTATTAGAAAAAATTAGAGCATCTTTATCTTCTTTCGTTAAATCAAAATACGATTCAGCTAAATCAAATATTTTCTCTTCACTAACGTCACTAGAACATGTTATAACTAAATATCCGTTATTTATAGCCATATCATAAATTAAATCTATATTTTTAAAGAAAACAGTATATTTTAATTCCAATAAATCAAAGCCGTTATCATATATTTTTATATTTTTTGTTTGTAAAATCATTTAAACTTCCTATATACTAGTTAAGGTGAGTTTATCTATACATAAATCTCCCTGATATCCTGTAGCTCCTACGTATTCAAATCTTATAGCCTCTATCTTTTTTCCTGTGGTATCTATGTTAACGTATTTCCATTCTTCACCCTGACTATCAGAGACAATAAAAATCTGCTGCCATGCTCCTTGAATATTTCCTAGGATCTTAAATTGACCCGAATTAGATCCTGATAAATAATAATATAGTTCAATAGTAGTCAATTCAGCAAAATCTTCAGTTTCTAACAAAAAGTCTGTAGTGTTAGCTCCGCTAGATACTTCAGCATATATAAAATTAGTACCACTGTATGCGCTTGGAGCTCCCGTGTTAGATGATGGTGTTTTATTATTAATATTCCATAATCCTGGAGTGGTAGAACCAATACTATTCGAAATCGTTGTACTAGTAAGATATCCAGCGTCAAAATCACTTAAATCATCAAACTCGTAAATTTTAACTCCTGGTAAACCTAATCCTTTACCGATATAATTTAATCTCGTGCCTTTGAATGTTAGCCATGCTCCTGTTAACTCACTCCAATATCCTGGTTCTCCTAGATCGGTAATATATACTATCTCACCAGGATACGCAGCAACAGCATCTTGAGCATCTGTAGATAATAATCTTCTCATACCATTTTCTGGTGAAATTTTTCCTGCTAGTATTAAGAAAGAATCTGTAGTAGGAATCTCATTTCCGTAATTATCTACTAGTACTATATTACCTGAAGCTAAATTATCAGACAAATCTATAGAATACCTATACTGAACCTCGATATCTTCATCAAAAGATAAATCAGAATTAGCTAGAACAGTTATTCCTCCCAAATCACCTAATTCTATATCTTCAGAGGTTTTATTTCTTAATAACATATTATAGTCTCCATCTTATTCTCAGCTCTATTATAGTGTCTTGTATAGTATGACCACTATTACACTTTAATCTTAATTTTTGCCCTGCATCTACATCTATATTTATGGTATTATCTATCTGTCGATCTTCAGTACTAGTACCTGCAAAGGAAAATAGGGTTCCGTTGTTGTTATCATCTATATATAAATCTATAGGTTTAGCAGAAGAGTCTACTTTTGAAGATTGAGCCATAACACCGACAATAGTACAATTCATAGAAGCTACCCATCCGGATAACCTATCTACCGCTCTAGACAATCCTATCCACTCTTTTGAACTTAGTTTATTCTCAGACCATAGTACGTTTTGAGTCTCTACAGATAAAAATTTATTTCTATCTATGTCTCTAAAAAAATATATAGTTTGTCCGTCTATATTTCTAGATATTTGATGTATACCTACATTTTGTAGAGCATTTAGTGTATCTATAGTCTCTCCAAAATCTCCTATAATGCTTAAGTCACCTAAACTTATTAAATTTTTTAATTCGTTGTTATGTCTCCAAACATTACTTATTCTATGATTAATTAAATAGTCAGAAGAAGCAGGAATTGTGATTCCTTTTAAACTAATAATATGTATATCTGATGCAGTGTTATTTCTAATTACCATTTATTTAAATCCTATATCTTAATCTTATTTCTATCATAGTATTATCTATAGATGCTAAGAAACCACTAAAATCACCAGACTTGATTCTTAGTTTATCACCCTGATTAATATTTATATTTAAATTATTAACTATAATAGTTTCTTCGCCACTATTTCCTACTAGTGTATTATTATATACTGAAGTTCCTCCAACAAACAAATTAAAAGGAACAGCGTGTCCATTAGCGTCTATCGTATATATTGTGATACCTATAATTGTAGCATTATAGGGTACGATATAACCAAAATTACCATTAGAACCATTTCCAAAAGATATCCACTGATTCTTACTTACCGAAGAATCTGTAAAAATGATATGATTTATGTTTGTACTTAATTCTTTATTCCTAGTGTCATTAAATACCGTAAAGTTTTCAGTATTAATAATTTTTATATTTACATTTTGAGAGATCCAGCTTCGAACACCTGAAGCGGATGATGATAGAATTAATCCGTCGGTAGAAGGATTATTTAGGTAGTTTTCTTTACCGTTTAATGCGGTTTGTAAATCTGATTGATTAGAGAGAATACCATTAATATTACCCCATACCGCGTTTTCATCTTTTCCTGAAAAAGAAATTAGGTTTCCGGAGCTATTTGCAGAATATATTATCTTATCTGATAGATTCCATGCTAATTCTCTTTCGCCTAATCCTGTAGGTACTGCTCCAGATGTTTCAGAGCCTTTAAATTTTATTGCCATATTTTACCTTATGCTTTCGCTATACACTAAAGTGTTTCGGTTAATTTTAGTTATTTATTATATTTTAATTTGTGATATATTCTCACACCATAATAAAATATTGTAATAATTGTTTTATTGATTCTAATTTCCCGCATAATATCTTTGAAATATTGATCTGCTTTTTGATACTCTTTCATATCAGTTAAATAGTCGTGTATTATTACGGCAGGCATATAATCACTCTTATTAGGAGGAAATATGCTCCAGAATATTCTAGGTATATTAGCGCCGTTAGTCATATATCCCTTAGGTACTATTATATCTTTATATTTTATGTCTTTTAGAATTTTATATCTGTTATTTCTGAGAGGTTGTATTTGTATATCTGTATATTTCATTTTACTCTCCTCTTAGTGACCTACCCGTCACTAGGTGTATAAACCGTAGTCTACATCGATAGGCATAAATGATGCGTTAAGTTTATTAACAGACCATGTTTTAGTAGTATTTGCAGCAGTAGCAGTATCATCTACTTCTGTAGCTCCTGTTACTAAAGATTCGATTTGTTGACTAGAATATGTAGTTGTAGATGAAATATTAGCATCGTCTATTTTAGCAAACCCCATAGTATTTACATACGTATCAACCCTATTATCTGTATAATATAAACTAGTAGAACCTTCAACAATATCGTCTGTCGTTAAAACTACTACGCCTTTTTTACCATTAACGCTTTGTACCTCATTACTATTAATAGATCTTTCCCATACAGCCGAAACACCATCATAAATTACTGCGTCACCAACGTTAAAAGTTATAGAACCCGAACCTAGGTCTTGAGTTCCTGCTACAGATACGATATAATAATCGCCGTTATTACCTGTACCGTCCGCGATAGTCGGTGTATTAGTACTAGCATCCCAATGACCCTTATACTTAACACCCGATGTTACTAGAGCTTCTATTTTTTGACTAGAATATAGTGTTGTAGAAGAAGACGTAGTATCGTCGATTAGTGTACCTGTTACATATGTATCAACTCTAGCATCCGTATAATATAAATTAGTAGAGCCTTCTGTTAAGTCATCTGTAGTCGCTGCAGCTAATTTATTATCAAACATCGACTCACCGCGAGCTACGGTCCAATATAAATTAACCCCTTCTGTTAGATTAGACGTTGTTTTAGTACTAAAAGAGGTATCGAATCTAGTTTCTGTATAATAAAAATTAGTAGAGCCTTCACTAATATCGTCAGTAGATAAAGTTACATTTCCGTTAGTGTCAGGTCCGATAGTATTAACTGACAGTACTGTACCGGCACCACCACCCGCAATTTCAATAACGTTTGTACCATCGCTTGAAGTATATATTTTTTTATCAAACGTATTTAACGCGATCTCACCTGCTAATAATGAACCGGACGCCGGAGCACCCGATGCGGAAGTTTTCCTTTTAAACTGAATAGCCATTCTAGTTTTCCTTTTTTATTTATTTATAAAGATTATAGATATTCGCCGTAGTCTGCGGTACTAGTCCATGATTTATATTTTCTCCAGTATACGTTTCCATCGTCAGGAACATCGGGTAGAAGCACGTTTTCCCAAAATGAAGGAGAGGTATCTGGCTGATTACCTGTATTAGTTTGAAGTGCTTTCCACATAAATCCATTAAAAGATACCAGAGAGTTAGCATTATACATTATACCTGAGGCCCACTCTATAGCTCCAGGTATAGTCGGTTGCCAAAGCTTAGTTCCATTGGTATCTAGTGTTAATATATATCCTGCAGAACCGGAAGGTAATTTATCTTCTTTTGTATCATTTAGTAGTTTACCCATACTAGCTGACAGTGCATCTGAATCTGAGGACGAGTCTAAACTGTTTATCACACTTATGTTACCCGAACTTACGAGAATCCAGTAAGAACCGTCAAATGCTCCGGCAGGAATAGGAGTATTTTGAATACATATATATGCGTTATTTTGGTTTGAGGCGATATCTCCTACAAGATAATATTTTAGTTCATCGTATGGTAAACCTCCTCTTTCAAATCCTCCACTAAACGCCCCTGTTATTCTAGATACTTGTATTAAATCTGTTGGCAATACGGGTTGATTAACTTTAGATAGATATATTCCTACATTGTTAACATCATCATCGTTATATATAACTAGAAGAGATCCTTCGTATATATTAGAATTATTAGCCGCCAGATCTGAGAGTTGTTTTATTTTTATAATAACAACCTCTTTATCATTAAAAATAGCCTCTACATATGTTCTCATGTCTGATGCAGTAATTTCAAAATTGTTATTATCTGGAAATAGTGCTAGTATTTGATCTTTTAAATTATTATTCGTCATTTATCTCTCCCTATTGTATCTCGAACCTATATAATAGTTTTTTACTAGAGGATAGATCACTTTGAGGATTTTCTACTAAACCGAATCTATTATATAAAAACATACTAAAATCACCTGAATCTGGATTAATAATGTCTTGGATCTCATATTGATATGGCGCAAAGATTAGAGAACTATATCCTATTTCTTTAGATTTTAAACCTACATAACAATAGTCTTTATCATTTGAGCTATTAGAGTTTTCATAGTCATTACTAAAATCATTATTAAATTGATTTCTATTCGGCGAAATAGGGTTAATATAGAAATCGGTTCTACCATATCTTCCTACAAAATACGTGCTATTATTATCTTTATTATCTAGTACAAAAGAAGCGGTACCTAGAAAAGCCTCAGCCCATTTAGCAGGAAGGATACAAAAACTATCTAAGGTTTTAAAAGATTTTGAATTCATTTCTATGACACATTCGGCTACTTTCATAGATATTTGAGATGTAATCCATCCTGTATTGGTAGAATTAATCGCTAAGATAGATTTAGATATAGAGTTATTTCTCAAATAGTCTATTAAATAAAAATTTTCTTGATCATCTGAAATACCTCTAAGAATAGAGGCGGCTTTTTTAGAACTATCATCTTTAAACATTCGTATTATATCTTGCCATGCCTCTCTCGTGAATCCTGTAGGTATTTTAATATTTTGAGTATATATATCTTTTCTTAAAATTTCAAAATTAGTTGTATCTGGATTTCTAAATGTAGTGAAGAAGCTTCCCCAGGTACTATCTAACGGAAATACTTCACATACAGAATACATCAGACTATTATTATATTTTTCATCTATTAAGCGAGATAAAATATCTTGTGTACTAGCAATATCAAAAGAATTTGTACCTTCCGTAAGGTCGATTCCTGAATTTTTTTTAATTATCTCTAGGCTATTTTCTTCCAAGTTTTCTCCTTACTAATTATTTATATATTTTTAAGTTAAATTACTATATAATATAATAATAAAAAGGAGTTGTGATGTATAGTATTAGTGAGGAGGAGTGGAATAAAGTTTTAAAAAGATTTAAAAATAAATCTAAAGAGATTGATCTTTTAGAGAAAGAAATTTTAGAGTTAAATAAAAAACTAGAAAAACAAGAAGAGGTTAAAAAAGAATTAAAAGAAGAAAAGGAAAAATTAGAGAAAGAAAATTTTATTCTTCTAAATACTCAAAAAACTCTTTTAGAAAACCTTAACGATTCTTTGCTTTTGTTAGAAACTTATAATATAAAACAATATAAAACAATAACTTCTAATAGCTTGGATGAATATGTATAAATTAGAATAGAATGTATTATATTATCTTTTTTAGTAGGTTTATCGATTGAATTAATCGTTTCATCTATATTATACTCTATTAGTTTTAATAAGATGTATGAAGACTATCAAAGTAAACTGCTTTGGGCGATGTCGTATCTATAGAAAATTAAGATGATTTTAAGTTTTTTATATTATAATATATAATATATAAAATGAAGTATTGAAGATGACTGATACAAAAGAATTAGCAAAGCTAATATGGCTAGAAGATGATCTAGACGCCAAAAAAGAGCTATCATATAAAATGATTGATAGTTTAGTTGCTAAAAATGAAACCAAAGAAAGGTTTAGAAAAAATATTTCTAATTGTAAATCTAAAAATAAAATAGATAAGCTGGCCGCAGATATTACATTAGTCGGATATAACCTGAAGGTATTATGATAGATGATTTAGATGCTAAAATTTTAGGTATAATTGAGACATTGATGATATAGCAATAGATCTTAATTCTAGTGAGAATAATCTAATTTATGATTATAAAAAAATTTAATATACCTATTTTAAAAGAATATAATGATCAGTTACTCTCTTTAAATAAATTAGAAGAGATATTATAGAGACTGAAGTCTCTATAATTTAAGCACCTATAACAGTTGCAAATGATCTAGTTCCAACATTATTAAAATTCAGCTTAATAAATTCAGCAGCATATTTAGGCTTAATGTAAATATCTACAACTAATTCGTTTCTACTAATCACATCTGGAGTATTGTTAGTTTCATCACAAACAACTAAGAAATCCTCTATACCTCTTCCTGCCTTAACAGAACTTAGGAACGGATTAAACATTGCTAAAATGGCATTTCTTGTGAAAGAATCATTAAATTCAAAAGTTTGAGATTTTGCGGCTTTAGCCATAGCTCTTTCAAGAACATTAAATAATCCTCTTACATTGATTCTATCAAATGAAGAAGCATAATTAATCATAGTCTTTTGACCCCAAACTAAATTACCTTCACCCGGAAAATTAACTATAGGATTAATATTATTAGAATACAAAGAGTCTCTTTGAGGTTGATTAGGACTAAAAGAGATTCTATCAATATTTCTTAATCTACCTCTTTTAAGACCCGCCGAAGCCCACCAAGAAGCTTGATTAGTATTAGTATTAGCTCTAAGACCTGCTACATCACCCGCAATATTAATCCATCTAAATTTTTTAGCATATCCGTCATAAATTCTAACATAATTTCCAAAGTAAGATGCAAACATAGTTCTTAGGAATGGTGGATTATTTTTAATTTTTCTAGTTATTCCCTCAACAACTACTGCAGCCTTCTTACCCACTACGTCTGAATAAGATGCTCCAATGAAAGCAATACAATCTTTTCTATTATCGGCTAGTAGTGCTGCTGAACCTCCTTCATCGTTTTCGTTACCAATAACTATATCTATAAGATATAATTCTTTATCTTCTACGGTCATATATGCATCTTGAATAGAACCTTGATCAGTAATAATAGGTGAAACTCCGCCCCATAAACTTAAAGGTCCTTGTACATAATTAGTATTAGGTAAAGAGGGATCATCATTTACGTCAAATCCTTGAGAATCTTTAAAGACTGCAGAATATACATATGATTTATACGTACTTGTAGTAATTTCACCTGTAATCGGATTAGGTTTAGAGTGAACTTCTACATCAAAAGTACTTAAAGACCGATTATCTATAACGTAAACAAGTTCAGAGTTTTCATTAATTACTGTTTCTATATATTTAGACTTTCCGTTTCCGTCCACGGCTTCAGGATTAAAAGATACTATAAAGGTTTCGTATGATTCGTCCTTTTTAATAATAATTCCTACTTCATCTTCTTCGGTAGGAGGATAGTCGAATAAATCTAAAACAGAAACACCTTCAAAAGCCTCACTCGCTGAGCTAACATTTTCGTATCCTATAACTTGATCTACAAAGTCATAAGAATTAACTATTGCTATTTCAATTCCATTATTAACGCTACCAGCAGTTTTAGAGAAGAATCTTAATTTAACTTCATCTTCAAATCCGTAGAAGTCTTTAGAATATTCAAAATCATTAAAATTTTTAATCAATTCATATTTTTGATTAAAATCAGGTTCTTTAACCACTGCAGGATTAGTTATATCTCTATAAGCATAAACTCCTGAATTTTGATGTTGTGAATATACTATAATTTTACTTCCTGGAAGGATTTCATATTGTAAACCTTCGTCAACCTCTGATTGAGTATTTGTATCCCATAAAATAAAAGTTAATGCGTAAGATTGTGTAGCTTCATCGAAATCTATCTTCTTTACTTTGTATTTAGATTGATTTTCTTGACCCTCAAAAGTAATAATAGAACCTCTATAGATATCTTTCACACTTGATAAACCGTTTACTAATCTATCTCCAACAGTATGATTCCCCGGTACTTCAATAGTAGTCTTATTATATACACCTGATTCTGAAAATACTCTAGAAATTACTAATTTATCTGAATAATCTAAAAATTTAGAACATTGAAACCACTCATTGTAGTTTTTATCTGTAGGTTTTCCGAAGTAATATTCTAGCTCTTTTTTATTAGTTATTAAAAAAGGTTGTTCAATCGCACCCTTTTCAAAATTACCTGCGAAAAACGCTACCGATGTAGAAACGCTAGGTACAATCGCGGAATTGTCAATTTCGTTTATATAAACGCCCGGACTTAAATATGCCATTATATTTCCTTAATTTTAGTCAATAGGAAAGTGTAATTCTTGATACTTTTTCTGAGGTTAGGGCTCTTCACCGTTAACAGCATCTCGAAGCCTATCACTACTCACTATTGCTAAAATATTTATAAAATATATTAAAGAGCGTTTTCGTTTTCTGATGCGTTTTTAGGCTCGTAAGAAGATGATTCTTCATTACCTATAACCCAGTCACTGTAAGCGAAGGTCATATCAAATTCAGCAATTGTATCTGAAGAGTCATCGCCATAAGAAATCTCACCGATGCTTTGAGGAAAACAATTGTGAAGTGTATAAGTAGCTACAGGTTTTCCTGCTGAATCTAATTGTTCAACTCTTAAATCAGCTAAAACCGAGCCAGGGTTTCCTGCGTGTTTATTTTCTTGAAAATTGTCGCAGGCGTCAGCCCATTTAATCATATCTAATCTGAATGAATGATTTTCTTGTAGATAGAAACTTAAACTCCAAGCATTATCGAATGTAGTATCGCCAGGTAAGATTAATTTTCTACCTTGACTCCATACTTCAATTTGTCCTACTTCTTTACCCGGTGCTGTAGCACTTTTCGCTAAAACGTCTACTTCATTCAAAGCTGTAGCACCTGAAACTGAAGAAGGAAAAGAAAATGTTACTCTATATTTATTTGCTCTTGCTCCTGCTCCAAGTGCAGCAGAAAGTTCTTTGATTGTAGCCATAAGGATATTCCTTTTTTTATTTATTTATAAACTAACTTATTAAGCCGCCTAGGCGATCGCCTAGTATATTTTCAGCGGCCTGTTTCTCTACGCTATTACCGATTATTACATCTGAAAATGCAAAAGTAATAGATGTAGAAGATATCTCTGATGTACTATCATCTAATTGTATATCTTCTACATTTATGGGAAAAGCGCCTATAATGGTAGCTTCTAATATTATGTTTTCCGAATTTCCTAACTGCTGTATTTTTATATCTTTTTGATATTCGGGTGCAACACCCGATAATAATAGTTGTGTATGATCTTTTACTATAGCTTTTACTTCTTTTACAGCATCTTTTAAAGAGTTGATTTCGCTTAATGCTAAACCAGATAAAGTATCTAGTCCTTTAAAATATCCGCCCTGATTTTTTAGTGCTAGAGAGTGCATATCTTCCATCCATTGTGTAAAATATCTTCTCGCTACCATCTCAGAATCATTATAAAATACTACTGTCCAGGAGCCGGATAAAGAGGTCTCACCTATTATTTGAGTTTTTTTACCCTTAATAGTTACATCTACAGGAGTTATTACTCTACCGGGAAGTGCGGCAGCATGACACATAACGTCTAAGCTTCTAGAGATTTCAATCGTAGGAACTAATAATCTATACTTATTAGACCTAGCACCACTTTTAAGAGTATTGATTAAGTTTTTTATTTTAGACACTATACACCTTTATTTAATAAATTAGAAAAAGATTTTATCATTTCTTTTTTATCTTTTAATAATTCAGGAATATCTGGAAGACTATCTGAAAATATATCACCTAAAGAATTTTCAATACCTGAAGTAGCTGAACGTACTCTTTTATCTAATGCTGTTACGGCAGCCCTAACCAATCTTTGAACAGCACCTACACTCATATTTTCAAAAGACTCATCTTTAGTCATGATTAAAAAAGAGAATTCGACGTGTAGTTCTAAGAATCCTGATACACTACTTGTATCAAATTCTATATTAGATACTTTAGTAGGATATACACCCTCGAAAATATATTTAGCTACTTCGTTTTCATTCCAATCTTTTACTATTAAATTGATAGATCCTAAAATATCTTGCTTAACTTGTCTGCTAAACATTAATTTAATGTCTTCGTTTGGTTTAATTGTATTTTTATCTAAACCTTTCTGCCAAGTAATTAGATCTCTTAAAATTTCATGTTTTTCATCTATTATTAGAGTTACACTTAAAGATCTATTATAATCCACTCTAGTCATAATAGGAATAGTAGAACCTTTATAATTTATTTCTACTTTTTTTGTATCAATTTCAGGAATTGATATATTTTTACATAATATATCGTACTGATGTGAAGTTTTTTGATTATTGAGATTTTTAGGAAAAGTTATTTCTACAGAAAAATTGGCAGGCCTTGATAAATTCCCACCAGCGTCAAATAATAAATTTCCTATAGAATTACTCATTTATTTTTTCCTTTTTATATTTAAATATTTATAAATATCCTAATAAAGGAACTAAATGAAAGTAGAAGATATTGTTCAAAATATTTATAATACTAATTGGGTACTATCTGATGAATTTGAAATAGAAATAGATAATCCCGGCGAAATAAAACAAGAAGTATGGAATATGTGTGTTATATCTTTTTCTATGCCTGAATTGTCGTCGGCGGCAGGTAGTTCTGTTTTAGGAGGAATTAGAAAACTTACATCACGAATGTATGATACTTTCATAATTAATATAGCTTTTAGAGATATCGGCCATACCAAACTTAGAAAATATTTTGAAAGAAAATTTGCTTTACAACAAAAAATGTATTATGATCAAATATCTACTAAAATAGGCTTATTTCATATTGATTCTTCTGAAGGAAGTAGAAGAAAGTTATTTTCAGCAGATGCGTTAATAACCAATATATCAGGATTAACTTTCAATAATGCAGAAAGTAATATTCAGGAGTTTACGGTGAGTTTTTCGGCTAGCTCTTTCAGTACTGATGAACTATTAAATTTCGGTACTTCTGAATTCGAATCAGAGGTAATTGATAACTTAATTGCTAACTTAAAAGATGATTAAGATTATTATTATATAATAAAATATTAGAGGAGAAAAATATGGCAGTAGTAATAAATACTCAGAGTAAACAAGATAACCTAAAATCACAGACGTCAACGAATAAAACATCGGACTCAATGAATAAGACTTTACAATTAGGTCCTAGAAAAAGCGTTACTATTCATCCGTGGAAAGCAAAAGCTAAAAAGGATTTTATTAAGGTTTTTAAGAAAAAAGGTAAAAATGTATCGGAAAGAGATGTTTTAGACGTTTTGGTGTATCCGTATATCGAAGAAAAAATATTTTTAAATTCTGCAGAAGTTCAATATATTTTAACTGAATTAAGAAAGATTTCGATAAAAGATCAGAATATTGAGTTTATTCTTACTTGTGATAAGTGTACAAAAGAGTTTGATGTAGAAACTAATATAGATAATTTAGTACACTATAAAGAAACTCTAATACCTATAAAAGACGATAATATTGAATGGAAAGAAGTTTCGTCGCTAAAGGAATTAGAAAATAATTTAAAGAAATTTTCTGAAGAACCTCCTAGTATAATTAACATGGCTATGAATATAAAAAACTATAATGGGAATGAAATAGATTCTATTGAAAAATTTATAGAGATTTATGATGATATGAGCATGGGTGAAGTCGATATTATCGAAACTAGATGGAAGGAAGTTTCTTCAAACTTTGAAATATATCAAGAATTAGAATGTCCTCATTGTAAATATAAGACGGCATATTTATTTGATATTATACCTTCGTTTTTTGATCCTCTTTTGCCTAAAGAGTAATATTTATTATGTGTTTCAGAGATAAATTAAAAAAAGTAAAAAGATATAATTCATTTCAAGAAAAAGAAGCACTATTATCTATATTAGACGAGGATAGCGTTGATATAATTAATACCTCGAAAATTTTAGGTCTAACTCCGACTAATAAATTAGAAGCTGAAGCACTTATTATGAAGGCTAGAGAAATTTCTGTTTCAGAATCTATTGACTTAACTAGTTCTTGTCCTAATTGTGACTATATTAACATGACTAGTATTGATATACCTTCTATGTTTTTTAAGGGGGAGATTGATTCAAAAATACCCGAAGGTATTTATGAAGATTTATCAGAAGCAAATATTGAAGGCTTGGAAGATTTAGAACTAGATAAATATAATGAATTAGAAAATAAATTAGAAAGTAATAATAAAAATATTTTTGATAATGTAGTTGAAATTAATTGTTTATCTTGTAAATATAAATATCAAACTAAAATAGAGCCACTAAAGTTTATTTCTAAATTCTCTATATCTAACCTGTATGAACAATATTCTGATATTACTTACTATTCTCATATGAATAAGTCTGACGTAGATAATATGTATCCTTTTGAGAGAGAAATATTCATTGGATTAATACAGAAAAAAGAAGATGAAAAAGACTCTGTCTAAAATATAAATACTTAAAAACTAGGAGACTAAGTGATTTTAGGTATTGTTAAAGCTATCGGAAAGGTGGCTATTAAAGGCTCTATAAAATCTTTTTCTGCAATAGGTAAATCTCTTTCATCAGTAGCTAAAATATCTAAAAAAGGTGTCTCGGCGGGTATCAAAAAAGGTATTAGGGCTAAAGTTAGAGCTAGAGCTAGGTCTAAAAAAGCATCTTCTTCGAATCGAGAAAATCAAAAAACATCTTCTAATAAAACAGAATATCAAGATGAGACTGGCGAAAACACCCCATTAGATAATAGTTCTAAAAAATATAATAAACAAATATCAATAAAAGACGAAACTCTAGATAAGTTAGGAAACTTACTAACTTTAGCAGATATTAATGGAGGTACTGGTGGTACTAAAGCAGATCAGAGACAAGAATCTATAGCTAGAGCTAAATTTAGAGATAAATCTATAGATATTTTAGAAGAAATTAAAGATGAAATTAAAGACGGGATTAATGATGATACGGACGAGAATCAATGTGTTAGTAATGGAGCCTTAAAAGATGAAAGTAAAGATGCGGGAACTTTTATATCCGACTCAATTCCGAATATAGGTAAAAAAATAAATTCTAATAAAGGCGATATGTTTGCAATCCTACTCTTAGCTGTAAGAAGCATATGGAAAACGATTCAGAATATTTTAGGATCTATTGCAGATGCTGGAGGATTTATTCCTTGGATTAGAGATAATATAGGAACGTTTTGGAATAATTTTCAAGAGCTAATCAATGAAGAGTATGGCGGATGGGTTCAATTTATATGGGCTCAAATAAAAGAAAGCGCAGAGATGATACTTTGGATAGCGGATAAAATAGGAGAGTTTTTATTTGGTCCTACCTGGAAAGAATCGTTAGAATGGTGGAAGTTAAATTTTGGATTATTAACTGCTTGGTGGAATAATTACGGTCAACAGCTTTCTGACTGGTGGAAATATGTTCAGGATATCGGTATTACGAAATATATATTAGAGATTATTAAGAATTCAATAAACGATGTCGCTAAAATGATTTTAGGAGATAGTGTTATCTCTGAAATGATCGACTGGTGGAATGAAGTAAATGACTCTGGTGGATTTTTAGATTATTTATCTATCAAAATTCAAAGATGGTGGGAGGATTTTATTATAAACTCCTCAATGTATGATTGGTTAAAAAAAGCGTTACTAGGCGGAAAGTCTATAAGAGATATTCAAATAGCTAGAGCTGAACAAGATAAGATAATTTTACAGCGAAAAGAATCAAGACTGGAAAAAGAGAAAAGAGAGAAAGAATCTAAACAAAAGGCTTTAGATGACTATAATAAGAGAAGAAAAAAGACAAAAAGTCAATATAATAGAGAAAGATCAGGAATTTATAAACAATATTATAAAAATATGTATAACATAGGACATAAACATAAAAAATATATTAATACTAGTCAGAATCTTATTACGCCTACTAAAGAAAAAAATAGATTCGCATACGTTGGTAGTAATTCTCAATCGTGGATGAAGGCTATAACATCACAATATGGAGTATCTGAATCTGTTCGAAATGGAGAAGGACATTCAGGTGTAGATTTTAGAGCTAAAAAAGGAGATCCTATTACCTCAATTACTGAAGGTGTAGTTGATAGTATTCAACCACACGATAAGAGAGGGGGATTAGTCCTTTCTATAAAAGGAAAAGACGGAGTTAGAACTCTATATATGCATCTTAGCAAAGTTTTAGTCAAAGTTGGCGATAAAATTTCTAGAGGACAAGTAATAGCTAAAGCAGGAAATTCACCTGGTAGGACTCCAGACGGAAGAGTTATGTCTTCTCATGTTCATGTTTCCGTTAAAAAGAACGGAAAAACAATAGACCCTTTAACATACTTCAATAGTCTAAACTATGAAAATGGCGAAACTTTAGTGAAAAACGAGAAGAAAACTAAAAATGTATTTATTAAAGGTGCTAAAAAAGCAAATAGTGAAATCGCTACAGATAATACTAATGTAAGTACGGCAATTCATCAACTTAATAAGAAAATAGATGAAGTTAAGTCTAGCAAAGTAACTTCAACTATACACGAATCTATAAGAGAGGCATAAGATGACTGAAAACACAAACCCAAAACCCGAATCAGATAAAGTAGAGGTAGTAAAATATCCTGAAGATCTGTCTCCTAATAGATTTATAAGTTTAGAATTTTTTGATCCTGCTAATATCCAGAATATATCTAGTTTATTAGATTCTATGAAGAAAGCAGGTATAAGTCTTTTTAATACTGTAGATGGAAAAAATAAATTTAATGGTTCTGAAGTAGCAAAAGCCTTTAGTAATATGGGAAATAAAGCCTCTAAGGTTATCAAAACTGCGGTTGATAATATTTTAAGCGAAGGTAGAAGTGCTTTTAAGAAAAAAGTCTTAAAGGGTGTTTTATACCTGCCTTTACCTAATTCTTTAAAAGATGCTTCTCAAAATAGATATCAAGAAAGTTCGGGAGCTATTTCTTCTTTGGTAAATAAAATAAATAATAATTCGATATCAAACTCATTTAATGAACTTTCTAATAGTGTAGGCGCTAAAAATATAATTTTTAATTCTGACCTAAACCAGATCTATAAAGGTTCTAGTTTAAGGACTTTAGACTTATCTTGGATGCTTATACCTCAAAACGTTAAAGAAAGAAACAACATTATTAAGATGATTAAGATGATTAAAAAATACTCTAGTCCAGATGCTAGTATCTCTAGGCTATTTCTGATGCAACCCTCTCTAGTTAATGTAGTTTTAAGTAATCCTACATTGAATGATATACAAAGATATCATAATATGGTTATTAACAGTGTAAGTATAGACTTTGGCTCTGGAGGAAATATGGAGATGTTTTATGATGGAATGATTAAAGAAATAACACTTAGTATTTCACTAGTAGAACTTAAAATTAATACTAAACAAGACTGGTCTGATGATAAAAAATCTCAATTAGAAAAAAGTAAATATAGAAAAAAGTCTTATAATACTCAAAAGAAACTAAAAGGACTAGGATATTAAAATGATTAATAAGGTTTATACGTACGATACTTTTGATAGGTATGATTATAACGTGAAAGATTATACTAGTAGATACTATGGTTATCTTAGCAAATATCTTCAGCAATATCCTGAATATTTTTTCTCGTATAGCGTCGAAGATGATGAAAAAATGGAAAATATTTCATATAAATTTTATAAAAGTGTGGATTATGCTGATCTAGTTTTAGCTATAAATGAAGATGTGTTTTTATGGAATGTTCCTTATAATCAAGATGTTAATAATAATCAGGCAGAACTATTAACTAAGATACTATTAAATTCGGCCGATTTACTAGGTATTAATACTGTAGAGAAAGAAAAAATAGAAAAACTAGCTAAAGACGGTATTGAAGAGGGTAATAGTTTAAAAAGAAATATATTATTACCTCGTCCTGAATATCTTTCTACAGTTTTATCACTGATTGAAAAATATAGAGATAAATATAATTTAAATAAAAAATTAGCTGAAGATGAAGCAAGAAAACTATCTGATGAGGTTATATAATGTTAGACGAATTCTCAGCTAATGGGTTTGATCTTACCCCCGAAATAGATAATTTTAATGGATATGAAGAATTTAAAATCTATGTGAATGGATTAGAAATTAGAGAATTTGAAATAATAGATTTTCAGATGAACTATGGAAAAGAGGAAAGAGGATTTCTATCTTTTGCAGATAATCTAGGAATAGTGGAATTAGCCCCTCTAACCTTTGGTGTTTTAGAAATTCTTCTTATAGATAAATTAAAATCTAAACAATCTAAAAAATATATAATAACTAAAGTAGAAACCATTAGAGCTAAGAACAATATTATTAATATTGATTTAGAATTTGAAGAGATGGATACGTATAAATTAAAAAATTCATACGTATCTAAATCTTTTAAAAACTCTTCTATTTTAGAAATTCTGGAAAAAATATTTCAAGAATTAGAAATAGAAGCAGAATTTAATAATAAAGACAAATCTTTAAAATATGAATATTTTGTAACTCCCGGAAATATATCGGTCTATGATTTTATATCTACTCAATCTAAGATATCTGATTTTGATTTTTTTGTAGATCGAATGGGCTGGACCTTTGCACCTAGAGATAATTTTGATTTTTCTAAAATTAAAGTATTACCAGAAGATGCTTTTAGTTTTACAAATAAAAAACCGTTCTGGAAGATTTTAGAATATAAGGGTAAAATATCTAATATCACGGAATTAAGAAAATGTGTAAATTCTTCTTTAACTAATCCAAATATTAAAGATTTAAAGTATGATTCTAATGAAATTACAATTAAAGAATTATATAGCTCTCAAAAATTAAATGGTCATTCCGGTATTTCTGAAAAAGAAATTCCAGATATATTAAATAATATAGGTAAAAAACAGATAAATCATACCTTCTATACACCTATATTAGGTGATGATGAAGACTTTAGAGAGCACATAAAGAAAACTCAAGATATAAGTATAGCAGTTCAAGGCGTGTTAGGTATTAGAATGTATGGTGTTATTAGATTAGATATTCCTAGGGCTAAAGTTCTAAAAGATAGCTCTTTAGATTCTGTATTTAGTGGTAAATTTGTGGTATATAAAGTTATCGATAAGATAATGTCAGGTAAATATTTTCAAATACTACATTTAAGATCTTCAGATTTTGGAGAACAAAAATTTTAAAAATTAATATAAATATTGAAAAATAGAGGACGGATATGAAATTATATGAGTGTGTAGTAGAAGATAATAAAGATCCTGACTACCTCGGAAGAGTAAAGTTAAGAGTCTTAGGTGTTCATAATCCTAAACTAAAAGATGTTAAAACCGAGGAACTACCCTGGAGTAGATGTCTTCATCCCTTAGATCAAGGAAATACTTTTGGTACTTCTACTAATATTAAAGTAGGTACTTGGGGATGGTGTTTTTCCTTAAATGAATCTGATACCGAATTTTTATTCATCGGAACATCTAAGGGTGTTTTTAATTCTGTAACTACTAAAGATACCGATGGCGATGAAATAGGATTCAAGGATCCCTCAGGTCAGTTTCCTATTAGAAAAGGAATACCTGATAATCCTTTAATGTACGGTGAAAAGCTCAATCCCGATATTACAAGAGACAGAGTAAAAGTAGAGTCTTTTTCAGAGCAAAAAGATACAGCCGACAAAGCTGTATATCCTAATAATAAAGTTTACGAAGATTATGAAGGAAATATAGTAGAGATTGATGGTACTAAAGGTAATCCTAGAATCAGAATTCAACATTCATCAGGAGCCAGAGTAGAAATTTCTACTAAAGGAGATATAACTATACAGGCTTCAGATAGAGGAAACTTATGGATAGAAACTCCTGGAATATTTGCTTTAGGTGCTGATGGTAATATAATATTTGAAGGAGACTTTAAGGTAGTAGGAAGTATTGAATGTACTGGAGATATTTCAGATAAGACAGGAACTCTTGATTCATTGAGACAACAACATGATACAAATGTATCTACTTTTAATTCACATACTCACCTATATAATCCTGGCCCGGGCAGCCCCACACCTACTGTAACACCGAATTCTCCAGAGACTCCAGATCCTAAGAATAAATTCGTGTGGTCAGGGACTCCTTTATAAATATATAAATTAAGGAGCATAAATGATAAGTAATAAATATGTAGATATATCTTCTCCGAAAAACTCTTACAGCTCCGTACATTATGAGAAAGACTACGATATAGATGCTATCAATAATTCTATAATGAATTTATTTTCTATAGAGCTTGGAGAGGTTCCTGGAAAGCCTTGGTTAGGTAACCCTCTTTCTTTTTACTTATTTGATAATATAGGATATTTCGAACAAAGGTCTATAGAAATCTCTATTAGAAATACTCTTAGTTTATATGAATCTAGAGTAGAAATAGACTATGTTTATGTAGAAATGGAAGACGATACTAATTCTATGGAAATTAATATCGGCTATTATACACTGTTAGGTAGTCAGGAAGTTTTTGAAGATTTAAAGTTTAAATATTCACATAATAATATGACATCAATAGCTCAAAGAATATAAAGGAAAAATATGGCTAACGATTTTACTAGTGATTCAGGTACTCTACAAGAAATTATACCGTTCACTTATGATGAGATTGAACAAAAAGTAAAAGAAATTTTAATATCTAAAGGTTTTAAAGATATAAATTATCCTGGATCTAATATTAGTCAAATCTCTGATATTATGATATATTTAGTACACGTATTAAATACTAATACGGCTATAAATTTACAAGAAGTTTTACTACCTCTAGCCACTAAAAAATCTAATGTATTATTTTCTGCTAGACATTTAGGGTATGAAGCTAAAAGAAAAACATCTTATAGATATAACCTAAAAATTAATTTTAAAAAGAAAGAAAATATATCCGATACTCAATCTTATAATTTTGTTTTAGATAAGTATACAAAATTTACAAGTAATGATAATGATTATTATTACCTAGGAGATCCTATTATTGTAGAAGGTATTACTAATCAAAACAGATTTGATAAGTCCTTTACAATAGAGGTAAAAGAAGGTACATTACACAAATACGAAGATGAGGAATTATTAAATATTAGAGCATATTCGGAAGCAACAGATTCTGGAGCATTTACAAAACAAAACTATATGATACCTTATAGAGATGTAGAAGAAGACGGTATTGAATTATTTTTAACTTATATTGACGATTATGGTACTCTTATTGAAAAAGAAAAATGGAGGAGATATGATTCAATAATGATTGATAGTTCTTTCAGAGAAGTTCAAAAGAAGTTTATTACACTAGAAAATATCTTTTTAGAGATGCCTTCTGTATTTTTTGAAATAGGAGGAATAGGTAATCCTATAAGAATTAATACTTTAATACAAGCTAACGTATTAGTTTCAAAAGGAAGTAAGGGCGAAGCAGGAGAAAATTTTGAAGCGGATGAAGCATTAAAAGATCAAATATCTGTTTATATGGAAGATATTGTACATTACGGTACCGAGTCTGAATCTATAGAAGAAATAAAAGAAAACGCCATGATATATCACAATAGTGCTAATAGAGCAGTTACTGCGCTAGATTATAAGGCTATTGTTAAAAATCATGAATCTGTAAGATACGGTACTGTATGGGGGTCAGAAGAAGAACGTTATGATGCTTTTCTACCCGGTAATATTTTATTTAGTTTGTTTCCTCAAAGAACTATTAGAAACTTAATTCCTACAGACGTAAATAAAGATTATAATGATATAGATGAGTATGACGCTTACAAATTTCAATTTGATCTTCAATATATGCCTAGAAGACCTGTAATAAATTTTTTAGCAGATCCTACTACTAATCCTGTTACAAGACCTATAGATTATATTCCTAGACCTGTAGGATATATAGATAAACCTGACGGATGGGATGATTATGCTAGTGGTGGTGTCTTACCACCTCCTCCAGTTGTTAGTCCAAATCCTGGAGAGAAACCGGTGATTCAGTATCCTCAAGAAAGAGCAAATTATTTTGCAGATCCTACAGCAGGTGGAGGTGTTCAGGATCAGCTTCCGAATAACTGGATAGAAAATCCTAATATTTCAGGAACTTTCGATGGTGTTAATCCTGAACCCGGTTTAGAATTAATACAAGATGAAACTTTTGTTAAAATATTTAATGATTATATTAAAACTATAAATTCCGCCGACGCAGCAATTTATACTAACAATGATCAGTCTTGGTACGATGATGAAGAAACTCACGGTCTAGATGATAATGCAGCAGGTGGTTCGTTTGGAGGTAGTGCGGGTGAGGGCTCACTATATAAAGAATGGTTACAAAAACCTGAAGTTATAGAGTATATAACTTGGTTAAAAGAAGACTATCTTTATAGGACGTCTCTAGCAGAATATACTAAATGGGAAAGTAATAGAAACGAATTTCAAGAATATTTAGAATTTTTAAATTCTGAAGACGGTATTGAATATATTACTTGGTTTAATTCATTAGATTTTAATCAACAACAAGATGTTTTAACTTATGAAGACTATCTGGACAGTGTAAATAGATATAATGAAAACAAAAAAGAACAAGACTCACTATTAGATAACTGGTACTTAAGAGATGATGAAATTTATAAAAATCCAGATACTAAAATAGATGAGGATGACGGTTCTATATTTTCTTCTTTAGAAAAATATAGAATTATGACTATGAATCATGTTTATAGACAACCGGTATACTGTAATTTCGATTTTAAAGTAAGAGTTATTAATTATGAATTAGGTAAAGAAATAGCAGAAACTAATCAAGCTATTTTCGATACTATTAATAATTATTTTAAAAATTATATAGAAAAATTAGATGTAGAGTATTATTCATCTAATCTTAAAAGAAGGGTGGATGAGATAGTAGGTGATTCTACAGGTGTAGAAATCGATTTAACAACAGATCTGAGCCTACATAAAATAATGTATGATCCGTTTACATCATTACTATATTCTCAAAATATGAATAAAATAATAACTAAATTAGCTTTTCCTTTTGAAAATATGTTTAGTAACGGATTAGATTTTGATGGCTATAAGGTTCTACCAAATATCGATACCGATAATTTCATTTTGGGAAAAACAAAATTCATTGTTGAAGAACCTACAGAATCTGCTACTCTAGGAAGCGGTACAAGTATATCTCTTAATGTTGGTGAGGTAGTAATGGTTCAGGATGGATCTGTATATAAGTATTATAAAACTCTAAGCGACAGACCTTCTATATCTATAGATTCTGAAAATTTTGAAGATGATTCTAGGTGGATAGATTTAAATGATGAAATAGATATTATTAGAAGAGATACTGTAAAGGTTCTTAGAAAAGGTTCTTTAGATTATGAATACTTATATGTAAATGAAGATATGATTAAGGTTAATCTATATTATGTATTAGATAGTATAAATGGAGGATATGATTCTTCAAAATGGGAAACCGAATTTAGTTTTAAAGATATTAACAATGATCCTATTCTATTAAAACCTTTAAATTTATATGTAAAGAAAAATGTAGATGGTGATTATGATGTGCCTAGTACTTTTAGAACAGTAGATAAGGAAATAGAGATTCCTATTTATATAGGCGATGTAAATGATTCATTAATACCTGATATAGAGGTAGGAAAATATATTATTAGAAACGGAAGATATCAACACATAGAAGTACATCTAGAGTTCGAAGATGAGGTTTCTGAGGGTGTAATTATAGGTGATGAAAAAATTCCTGCAAATCTTACTTTTACAGATTATGGATTTGGGTATCTAAATTTAACATATCCTAATGAGGTTGAAGTTAGTTCGGATAACATGCCTTTTACTGCTAACACTATGCCTAGATTAAGACAAGTAAAATTTTTATAGGAGATTTGAATGAATGACATTGTCGGTGTATCAGGTGATTACACGCTCAATTCAATAAACATTAAAGAAGATAAGGTTTTTAGAAGTGTAGTAGAAGCTATTACGCCTGAAAAAATATTTAAAGAAAACAAAGAATTGATTGATGCTTTTGTAGATATCCTAGTAGAAGAATCTCCTATATCTATTAATATAATGGATATATTTAATAAAGATAAAAGCATAGAGAGTTTAGATGCTGTTCAGAAACAATTTGCAGAAGTTTATTTAAATAATTTTTATACCGTTTGGAATAAAGCCAAAACCGACTTTAGATTAAAAAATAAAATAGATAATCTTCTTAAAGAATATTCTAATCTGGGTGTGGAAATAGATAGAAAAAAATCTTTTATAAACTTTTTCAAAAATGAAGAAGAGATGTATACTTCTGATAGATATATGATGGCTAAAACCTTTAATGAAAAAAAAGGTACTGAAGTAGCTATTGAATACGCCTATAAATTAGCGTGGTTATCAGGAATTGAAGGACCTCTTAGAGATGCTTATTTTTTCGATATACACTCTCAGTCTTGTTTAGGACTTTCTGAAGGATTTATTATCTGTGGAGATTCATTATCCGATCCTCTACCTCCAGAGCCTACACAAGAGGAGAAAGATTTATTTCCTAATATTTGGCCTCTTCCTAGTGAGATTCCTATTTTATGTAGTGATTCCTCTGCTTCTAGAATAGGTACTTTTACTATTTCTGATTCTGTATCTTATGATTCTTGTACAAAATTTACATATCAGATAGAGGGTTCGTTATTTCCGGAATTTTTTGAAGCTTTTGTTTTACCTCTAGCACATCCTATAGGCTTTAATTATATCTATAGAAAAATAACATCTATAGCTTTCGAAGATTATTTTAATTTAGAATATATATACAGATGTGACGAAATCGGTGTTAGAAGTCTTTGTAAAGAAGGAGATTGTTCAGAGGCTCTTACAGAACCTTACGGTATAAGAGCTACATACGATGATAACGGAAATATTATTACTCGCGGAGGAGGAATTACTAACTCACAACTAAAGTATATTGAAAAAGGTATAATGGTAAGAGGAACATATAAGGATTGGGATTATGAAAAATATACATTCGATAATCAAAATTATTTAATTCAATATACTTATGCACCGCCGTTAGGGAAAGTTCAACAGGTAATAGAATATTATGATATTAATTTAAATAGATCCTATAATTATGTTAAAAACTCTTCTTTCGAAGAGTGGTATGATTGGAATATACAATTACACGGAAATTGGACTATAGGTACAGGTAAAGCCGTATTCAGTGGTAGAACAACAACTGGCGAAGATGATACGTATAAATTAACACAACCTATTTCGTTACAAAAAGATAAAAATTATGAAATAGTAATTAAAGTAGAAAATCTCACACCGGGAGGACAAATTATATTAAGAATAAACGAAAGAAACGTTTATGACGAAAACGGGAATGTAGTAGGTGTAGATTATGACGAATGGGTTTTATCTGAAAATATTGAATATAATTTAGGATATACAGGATATGGTGGTGAAGAAATACAAGTATTCACTAATGAAGCTAACGTAGAATTTTCTATAGATTATATAAACGTATTTATTAATGAGCCTAATAAATCCTATACTAATGATAAGGATCAAAGCGATATATACATTATAAACCTTGATATTCCTATTTTAAATTTATTTACTTATGATGAAATTATAACAGATATTCAATCTGTTTTTACCGAAGATATGAATGAGTTATATTATGACTATCTAACAGATGATGATAGATATCCTATTATTGGTCAAAATATGATAATCAATGAATATAGTTTCGGAAGAGCGGATGTAGAAACTACTGGCGAAACTCAATGGGTAGACGTAAAAGAACATTTAACTGTAGAATATTTAGTTCCAACTAATGGTGAAGGTGAAGTTAGAACTCGTTATGAAGCTGTAAGAGATTTAGGATTAGTAGACATATTAAATGAAGATTTTACAGATATAAACCGTTGGAAAATATTAGTTAATAATATTAATTATAAGCTAGATATTGATGAAGATATTACTAGTGAGGGTGCTTTTAGAATTGGTGATAAATATTCTAATCCTACAGGTTTGGTTATTCCTAAGGGTTCCGATAACACTACTTATATGATAGAAGAATTAAGTATAGAAAGAGATTTTGAAGAGGAGTGGATTCAAGGATTAGACGATATTTCTTTTACTAATCCTTCTAAATGGTTTATGACATCCGATTGGAGGATAGAAGAATTTTTCAATTCCGAATCTAACTTCGCTGAAATAAAACCAAGAAATACTATACAAACTACAGGTAATGAACAATTAATAGACGTTCAAATTGGTACGCTTATAGAATATGTAGAGGCTGTTCAAGGACCCGATATAGATAATACTCCACCATTTGGACATAAGCATCATACATATGAGTCTTTAGAAAATAGAGGTGTTATAGATATTAACGAGGAAGATTTTATATCATCACCTAAATGGAAAAAATATAGAAGAACTGTAGACTCTTATTTATCTAGAGAAATAGATACAGATACTGTTCTTAATGATGAGATAATAAAATTAACTACATTAATAGACTTTCAGCATGAGTATAGCGATATTGATAACTGGATAGAGCTTACTATAGGACAAAAAGGTGATGTAGTATATAGATATAAAAAAGATGAAGATTACTGGATAGAGATTAATACAGGAAATTTAGTTACTTATCAAAAATATAAAAACGGAATATTAGTATATGAAAATCAATATGAGTCGGTTTTAGATAGAGGTGAAATTAATCTAAAAGAAGAAGATTTTACAGACTCTAATAACTGGACACTAATATCTAATACCGATAACGTGCCGGATTATACATATAAATCCAATGATAATAATTTCGTTGTAGATATAAGTGTAGATATGACTATTGATGTTATTCAGGATAATTATTGGTCAAATAGAGAAAGAAAAAGATATATTTCTAAAACCGATAGACTATCTGTGAATTTAGATTGGGAGGATTTCTCAGATGAAAATTTATGGATCGAAGAAGAGGTTAATAATCCCATAAGAGTATCTAATAGTACTCAAATAGAATGGGGAGGTAAGTATAAAGAAGATGATAAAATATACTTTACTGCTTCGCCTACCTTTAGAGGTAAAGTAACATATTTCGATACAAAAGTATTTAATAAAAAGTTATAAATAATTTAACTAAAAAAGGAAGAAAATGAAAATAGAAGAGTTCGTTAATAAACCTACCGAAGGATATTTTAAACTAGAATGTCTAAATGATAAGGGTGAGGTTATTGATGTATTTGAACAGAAAAATATGATCATGTTCAATTCTAAGCCTTCTGTAGCTAATTCAACTATAGGAGTATATCCTCCAGTAGATTATATTAATAAAATAGTCTTAGGTAGTAGAGGTCATGACGTAGGAACAGGAAATCTTTTAATAGGTAGAGATTTTGGATATCAGCGTGAGAAACTATTCGCTGAAGAAGAATTAGGTAATACGTATGTTATAGTTTTTAATCCACTAGTAAGAGATGGAGAAGGATTTATAAGCGATATTAAATACGAAGCCTACCATGAAGGCATCTCTACTAAAACTGTAGTTACTGCTAATAAAGCTAGGATATGGGCTAAAATAATTAATACTAGTACAATCGAATATAAGATTGAAATAGATCCCTCTAACGCTAACGGACCTGAGGGCGTTCAGGCGTGGACCGAAGCTGCTCTTTTTACAAAAAGAGGAGAGTCTACGGAATACGATTCAGGTAATGCTCCTACGGGAGCACCTAAAAATGGAAAAATATTCTCTATGAGAACATTTCCAGCAAAAATTAAAGAACCTACAACTACGTTTAGAATAACGTGGCGTATAACATTCTAAGGAGAATAAATGGCTAGAACCACACTACAACAATTCGTTGATTATTATGAAGTAAGAAATGGATATGTGGGCTCAAAAGATGCTCTTAATAAAGCGGTCCATCAAACAAAGTTAGAGATTAACGAACTATGGAACTGGGCTTCAGGAGGACAAGATACTATTAATCTTCCCGATGGAGGTATAAATTCATATATCATTAATGATAATAAGTATAATGATATTGTAGGAGATCCTTCAAGATTGACTAGATCTGCTCAATGGTGTCAAGTAAATTTATTTGATACTACGGCAGAGCAGGGTAAAACAGACCAAGAACGAGGTTGGAGTTCATCAACGACTTGGAAAGTTATTACGGGTGTCTCAGATATGGGAGATACTAAATATAACGGTGGTGCTTGGTAGTAATTTTAGACGAATTCTATTTCGTCTAATTCTACTACTCTATAATTTTTTATATAGTATATTATAGATAATAAGGCCTAAAATTATACTAATTTTCCATCTCCATATAATTAAACTCTAGAGATATTAGCACAGTTATAGAACTATCCTCACCATCTCTAATATCCATTTCTATATCGCCAATAGACTGAACTCTACAATCTCTAAACCAGAACTTTTTAATTGATTTTTTATTTAAACTATCATAAACTTCTAACCATACGTCAAAAGATTTTTTATTGGAAAATTTACCCTTTTTAACGTTTATAGACTCTATAAAATTATTAAATACTTCATCATATACATTCCATTCTCTATCTATCATGATATCTAAATTTAAAGTAGAAAACTCTACAGTATCTCCTCCTAATATCTCTCTTACACCACCCCTCGAACCTAGTTGAGGATTACTAAAAGATAGTCCCGGTATATTAAACGACTGTGCTAAATAGAATACGTTTTTTAGTACATTAGAACCCCATCTAAGATCAGTTGATGTAGATAGAGAGTTATTAAATTGACTCATTATATACCTTTTTATATTATTTATATGTCTGTATTATATATTATTAAGTTTAATTTAAGGCTAAATTAAGCAAATTCATATATAATTTGTTATATACGAAATAAGGAATATAATGATAGATAAAGCGTCTATTGAGGATTTAGAAAAAGGTTTAAAAAAATATTTACCAGAACCAGTTATTAATTCTGAATTAATACTTTTCAATAATTCTAAAATACTTAAAAATATAAAAAAATATAATATTAATAAATTAATGAAGAATACTACACCCTATGGACTAATAAATGCTTCGAAAAATGAAAAGAAGATATATTCTGATAAATTACCAAATTTATATACTAAATTCACGTTTTTAAAGTCGATTCCTAAATATAATGATAAATATATACAAGAGATTGAGACTTTACGTGATGAGTATAGTGAATTAGAAAGGTCTATAGAAAAGGGACTACAAAAAAAGAAAAGATATATTAGAGATAGAATAAAGGATTTAAGTTCTGCCACTTTCGTTTATAGAGATCCTAATATCTTTGGAGAAATGATTTTAATAATAATTAATAATATTCTTACCAGACCGAACTTTTCGAGATACTCATATAAAAATGAAATGAAGTCTTTAGCTATTGAACATATATTAAAATATACTTGGAGATTTGCTCCTTATAAACAATCTAAAATTTCAGGACAATATGTGTCGGCTTTTACATATATTAGTACTATTTCCTTTAATGCTTTTGTAGCTACCATTAATTCTCAAAATAAAGAAGCTAAGAAATCTAAAGAGGAGTTTTTAGAAACTCAAAAATTTAAATATTCTACAATAAGGTCCTCAAATATAATTCCCGATCATTCAGAGATAGAAAAGAAAGTTAGACTAGTAAATATCGAAAACAGACTAATAGATGAAATTAAGAAAATTCCGCTAGATCAGAAAGATATATTAGTTGAATATCCTAAGAATTATAGAATAGATATGAATGAATATAAAGAACTCACCGAATTTTCTAAAGAAAATGATTTAAATTTAAGTTTAGTTAGAGAAAGATAATAATGGAACGTAACGATTTTTTAAAGCTTTTCAATGATATTAGTAAAATGGAGGGGAATAGTCTCTTAGAAAAAATTTTAGACTATTGTGAAACTTTTAATAAAGATGTTCAAGAAATAGGTGATATATTAGAAGAAAATAAAGAGTTTAAACAACTATTATATGACGATTGTGTTAATAATAATATAATCAGTGATCCAAAATATAAAAAAACATTAAATAGAACAGAAAATATCGAGGAATGGTAGACTATTTTATCTAACTTTAAGTCTTATTATAATATAATATATTATATAAAGAGAAAATGAATTCAAAATTAGAACAATTTTTAGGTTTTTATAATTTTAGGATTTTAGAATAATCGAATATGTAGAAATATTACATAGAAAAAGTTTGGAGATAAAAATTGATAACATGGACTCAACAATATAAGATAATTTCTAACGTCTTTAAATCTTTTCGTGTTGGTAAAAAAGTAAATGAAGAAAAGCCTTTTACACAGAAAGAATTAGAAAGGAATAAATTATTTTTAAATCCTAATAAGTTTCAAAACTATACTTTAGCTAACCTTAAAATTCTTATAATTTATGAGATGTGGAGAAATATGCCTTCTTCTAAAATTGCATTTCTTAAAATTTTAAATTCTCTAAAAGAGAAGGATATTGTAGAATTTAGAGGATTTAAAAGAGATATAGAGAGCTATCACTACATATTTAAAAAAGATACAGATACTCTTAAAACCGTAGATATAGAGCCTTATGAAGCATATAAGAAAAACCTAATTCATCCTCTTACTCTAGGATCTCTAAACATCTCTGAGGGGACAGTAGGAATAATCGGTAAAAAAGATGTATCTAGGTCTAGGGTTCTTAGATCTTTTTTTAATTTTTAATTAAGAATCATATAATATAATTTTAATACAGGAGAATAAATGACAAAAACACCTATTTCTAAAAACGAAAAAGAAAAAATATTTGTAGAGAGATATAGACCTAGAACTATAAAAGATATAATCCTACCTAAGGAAATGAAAGAGTCTCTTTTAGAGTGGAAAAGAGAGGGTCAAATTCCTAATCTATTATTAATTTCTAAAGCACCGGGATTAGGTAAGACCTCTCTAGCTCACGTTATAGCTAACGAATTAGATGCTGAGATTAAGTTTATTAATGCATCTCTAGAAAGTAATATTGATTTATTGAGAGAATCTATTAAAGGATTTGTAACTACCGCAGGATGGGATAATAGACCTAAAATTGTAGTTCTTGATGAGGCTGACGGCTTGAATGAAAGAACTACTCAACCTGCTCTAAGAGCGTTTATTGAAGAGTTTTCTAAAAGCGCTAGGTTTATTTTAACAGCTAATAATCAAAATAAAATCATAGAACCCTTACAGGATAGATTAATGGATTATGACTTTGATAAGATGTTTAATGAAAATAAGACTCTTATCAAGGATATTTATTTAAGATGTGAGTCTATTTTAGAGGAAGAAGATATTGAGTATAATAAAGAAGACCTAAAATATCTAGTAAAACACTATTTTCCATCGCAAAGAAGTATTGTAATGAAATTACAACAATTTACTACTAATGGTGTTTTAAAAATTAACCATTCTGAAATGAATATTGATGGTGTTTTAGCTGATATTAGAAAATTAGTCGTATCGAAAGACTTTGAAAAGATTAGAGAATTAATAACTGAAATTTCAGATCCTTCACTAATATTTTCGAATTTTTATGAACACCTAGATGAGTTTGAAAAATCTAAAAGACCGGGTGTAGTTTTAACAATAGCTAAATATCAATCATATGATAGTTTAGTAAGAGATAGAGTTATCAATGTTATGGCATGTTTAACGGAGATGATGCAATTTTTATAAAAGGAGAGATGAATGAATTTACCGATAGGTATTGATGTAGGATATAGTTCTACAAAGGTTAGATATAACGAAAAGAACGTGAGGTTTCCAACAGCCATTTGTTTTGCTACAGATGTAGGTACATCTTTCGGAGAAGAGGATGTTTATGAATTTGAAGGTGATAAGTATTATGTAGGAAAGGATGCTGTAGGTCAAGAAACCTTTAGTACTACAGATTATAAATTCTTATATAAATTTGCACCTTTAATTATTTATCATATTCTCAAAAAATTTGACGAACATAATCTATCTAAACCTGTAGAAGTAGTAACAGGACTTGCTATTACTGATTGGGATAAAAGAGAGGAATTTAAAGAAAGAATTTCTAATTTTGAGATTAATGATGAATCGGTAGAATTAAAGGTATCTCTAATTCCTCAAGGTGCGGGAGTGATTTTAGATTATGTGTATAATCAGAATGGTGGTAGTTTTCCTGAAAGAATTTCTGCTGTAGATATTGGTCATAATACTATTAATTTTTTAAGTTATAAAAATGGTAAGCCTATTAGAAATGAGATTAACGGATATCCTGGTCATGGTGTGACTAGTATTCTTAAACCATTTACAAAATTTTTAGAAAATAAGTTCTCTTTAAGTTTTTCAGAACAAGAGGCTATTGGAATTTTCCAAAAAGGTACCTTTAGATATAATGGTGAGCTACAAGAAGATGTAAGTGAAAAAATTACAGAGATTAAATCTCAATTTATTAAAAAACTATTTAATAGTGTTTTAGTTAATGATAAAAAGATTATGGGAATGAGTGATGTTGTTCTCCTGGCAGGCGGTGGTAGCCTTTTATTAGAAGATGTAAATTTCCCTTCGAATGTATTTAAGGTAGAAGAACCGGTGTTTGCAAACGTTAGAGGATATATGGTAGGTAAAGAATAGTTTATTAAAAAAATTCTCCTAATCCATATTTAAGAATGTATTTAGAAGATGATGAGTCTTTATTTTCTATTATATATTCAGGATGGTATGAATTAACATAAAAGGAAGCAAAATGGCAAAGAGTACAAACGTAGAATTAGACGATATTAGTTTAAATATTTTAAAACAGGTTGACGGTGTTCATAGAAACTCTCTAATCAATTTAGGAATTATTGCAATTTCTAAAACAGAATATTTTAAAAGTCTTACAGGTAATCCTTCAGAAGATATTTCTAAAATTGTAGACCTTAATGATGCAGTAAGTAATACAAATAATATAAAAGAAGAAACTACTCCGCAAAGTTCTAATAAAAGAAGTAAACCTTCAATTGATATCGGATTTGATGACTTTTAAACAATCGGCCACTCTTAAAGAGTTTGGTAAAGAGCTTCGAGATGAGGCTTGCCGAAAATATTTTTAAGGAGGTAGGTGAGATGCTTACAACACAAGACTTAATGAAAGATTTGGAATGGTTGCTTGACGTTCCTGCAGGTAAGGAGCCGAGAAGATATCCTTTAACTAATATTAGTTATGATGACAATAAGGTTTTTGTAGACGTAGCTGTAGCGGGTTTTGGACCTGATGATATTGATATTGAATTAGAGGGAGATACTCTAATCATTACAGGCGAAAAATCTGAAGAAAAGTTTGATGAGGATCGTCAATTTGTTCAAAAACATATTAGTTCAGAATCTTTCGAAAGAAAAATCAAACTTCATCCCGACTTTGTAAGTGGAGATATTTCTGCTACTTATAAAAACGGAATTTTAGGAATTTCAATTACTAAAAAAGAAAAGCCTAAAAAACTTATTTCTATAGTATCTGAATAAATTTTAGAGTCCTCTTCGGAGGATTCGTAAATTTATTTGTTTTTAAGTTAGCTTATACTATAATATATTATATAAAGAGAAAAGGATAGAAAGATGAAAGTTATAGAAGATATAAGTACTCTAAAAAAATGGGAAGATAGAATAGAAGAAAGTGATTCATATATTCCTATTAGAACAACGGATATTATTGAAAAGTTAGATTATGAAGTTTTAGTAATTTATTCTTTTTCAAAAACATATCACGGTGTAACACTTTATGATGATAACGCTAATAAAATTCTAATAGAAAATAGCTATAAAAAAGAAAGAGCTTTTAGATTATCATTATATTCTAATGGTATGTTTATACCCTTAGGTCTTGAAAAAATCGTTCATAGAGGTGAGCGAGCTAAAACGTTTTCAGAAATTGATAAAGTAGCGTTGAGTGAAGCTATAATATCCCGAAAAAATACTATAGAAAAAATGAAAAAAGTTCCAATATCAGAATCGGTTGAAAAAGAAATTATGAATATTATATTCGGTAACAGAGAAATTGATTTAAAAGAAGACGAAAATAACCTCGTAAGAGATAATTTGGCCGATTTTATCGAGGATGTTTTATATATATACTTAACAGGTAGTTATCTTATCGTAAAAAAAGATAAAACTCGTAAAGGTAGAGTAAAGAAAAATATCAGATATCTTTTATCATTGTCTACTAAATTATATAAAACCGTTTATAAAAATTATCCATTTATCTTTATTTAATAAATATTAAATATAATATATTATAGGGAGAGTAAATGGGTTTAAGTAGAGAAGATATTCTGAACGAGCTATCGGTTTTATATCAACTAATTTCTAAGTTTAGACTAGGAGATGAGTTTAAAAAAGATGTGGATGACATTCGAAGTCAAATCATTGAGCTACAAGAAATATTGATAGCCTTAGAAAGGAAAAAAGATGAATGAGGATTATATGTTCGGAAACCCGGATGAATTAAGTGAGGCTATTAAAAGAAACGAGAAAATAGCATTAGAACAAGGAGTAGATATGAAGCCACCTCCTGGTTCTGTAGGGTTGAGTGATTTTACTAAAAGGATTAGTGAAAACTCAAACGTAGAGGATAGATTATGGAAAATAATTTTTGACTTAATAGAGGAGATTAAGGTTTTAAAAGGAGAAAAGAATGATCAATAAAAACGATAAAGTAAAGATTTATGAGGGTAATAAAGAGACCGATGATTTAACAGGTCTTATTTTTGACGTTAATATAGATGAATTGAAAAAATTTAATCATAACTTTGAAAAGTTTTATTATGTTATAGAGGGTTTAGATATTAGAGATGAAAAACTTTTTGATAAAACTATTAAAAGGTTAAATATGTCTAATCATTAAAGTTTTAATGGAGGAGGAAAAGTGGTTTTAAATGAGCTTTCTAAAAAATACTTTAAACTAGTTACTAAAAATAAGAAATCAGAATCACCTAGTAGAATCACATGTAATTGTATAATGTGTGGTGATGAGAAAAATAGATTATCTTTAAGTGCTGTTAATGATGAGGTTGGAGTTTGTCGTTGTTTTAATGCAGGATGTGTTCTAAACGATCACGCACTACCATTTCCTGCTTTTTTAAAATTAGCTAATGTAACGCTATATGAAAGATATAGAAGAGAAAAATTTAATAAAAATTTAAATAGTGATAGTAATCTAAATAGTCTATTAGGTAATAAGAAAGACGAGAAGACTAAAAAATATGAACATATTAAAGAAGAAAATATAAATCTTCCGGATGCTTTTGGTAAATTATTGTCATTGAAAGAAGCAACCAGGGCTAGAGAATATGTTGAAAATAGATGTGTTTCTGAAGAGATATATAAAAACTGGTATTTTTCTAAAGAAGCATTTATTAGAGTATTAGATAAAAAATATTTCGTTCTTAATTACTTATTCATACCTATCATACAAAATAATAAACTTTCAGGTTTTTATACTCGTTCAATAGAAGAAAAGAGATTTAGCACTATTCTTTTTCCTAATAGAGAAAAGTTCTGGAGTTCTGACTCTATACTAGCTAAAGAATACACCTATTATATTTTTGAAGGTATTTTTGACGCTTTAAGCTCTGGATTTGAACATGTAATAGCTATGCTATCGGCTGATCTTAGTGAAGAAGTTTTAGAAAAAATAGAAAAACCTATATTTGTATTTGATAATGATGAAACCGGTAGAAATAAATCCATTAAAGAAGCTGAAAATAATAATAAAGTTTTTATATGGCCTAAAGAATGGGATGATTTTAAAGATATGAACGAGGTATTATGTTCAGGAGTTTCTAGAAAGGATATTCAAAAGACTATCAATTCTAATATTTCTGAAGGTATGATAGCTATTATTAAATTAAAATCTAAAAAAATTTAATATATATGTAAGTATTTTTATTATATAATATACTAATAGGAGAGAAAATGAAAATAAAAGTAAAAGACGAGATGAATGATATTCGTATTAAAATATCTCATAAAGAACTAGTTATATTGAAAGAAGCGTTATATTCATATAATATTCTTAATGATGATATAAAAGATCTTAATGTTCAATTATTTGATAGGGATGAAATGAGAGATAGTACAGACGTTGAAAGAACCGTCCTTAAAATATATTCAAAAATCCAGAATAAATTGCTAGAAATTAACCCATTTTAAAAGGAGAAAAGGTGTTTATTAATTATGAGAATTTAACAATTAATTTAAAAAATGTTGTAAGTGTAAAGTTAGAGGATAAGAAAATTATTTTTAATTATAATTATAATATTTCTTTAGACGGAAATTCAATATCTCCGGATTATTCATATATTTATGTAAAATCATACGCAGATAGAAATGAGATTAGAAAAATCTTAGAAGAAAATAATTTTATCTCTTTCAAAGAATCTGATAATTATTTTAACTTAGTTAACTTAGATAATGTTTCTTTTATTAAAGAATATATTAAACCTGAAAAAAATAAATATAGATTGATTTTTAATTTATGTGTAAGTAATACATTAAGAGATTCTAATACGATTACCTCTAATGCTGTGTATTATGATTTTCCAGATGAATACAGTTTAGCAAATGCTATCGATTCTATACCAACAATATCATAAAGGAGATAAAATGGATGAACTAGACTTAGATGAATTATTAAATGATTTAGGTGAACAAGGTGAGGCAGAGAAGTCAGAAGTAGAGAAACCTACAGTTGAAGATATTAAAGATATATTATTTAATAAAAATATCGAAGAGGCGTCAAAAGAAGCAAAAAAGGCAGAAGATCCTGACAAATATCTAGAAGAATATATAGCGGATATTCAAGACAGTGTACGAATATATTTGACAGAGAGGCACAGAATTAATGAAGAAATAAAAGCATTAAAGAGTGAGCTTAAAGATATTAAAGAAGAAATGAAAGACGAGGGTATTAAAATCACCGCGGTTGATAGAGCTTTTAAAGAAATGGTTTCGGAATTAAAAGAAGATTCTCAGGATGCTGTTTTAATAGAGAGTGTTAAAAATATGATTCAAAAAGATCCTACTCTCTATGGAATGGTAAGAGAAGAGGCTAACTAATGAGTTTAAAATATGCTCCTTATTCAGCTTCTAAAATTTCTTTATGGAATTTTTGTCCTAGGAAATTTAAATATAATTATATAGATAAAATTCCTAGAGAACCTAGAGATGATACACCTCTTAAGAAAGGATTTTGTACTCATCTTTTTTTAGAAAATCATACTGCTAATTTAGGAAAGGAAAGATTATTAAAAGAGATTTCTAGAGAAAAAATTTCTAATGAGATAGTTCAAGAATCTAAAAAAATTTATAAAAATTTTGTAGATTCTGATTTAGGTAAAAAAATATTTTCATATTTACCTTTAGGAACAGAATTAGAGATTGGTTTAAAGATTCAAGATGGTAAGATTCAGACTTGTGATTTTTTAGATCCTGACTGTTTATTCAGAGGTAAAATAGACTATATTTGTGTAGATAAAGAAAATGATAAGGTCTACGTTATAGACTGGAAGACAGGTAAAGATAAATCTGAAGGACCCTATAAACAAAAACCTGATCAATTAATTTATTATGCAGCCTGGTATTTTCATACCTTTCCGGTAGAAGAGTTAGAATTAGAATATATCTTTGTAGAACACGGAACCTCAAGTTCTATTAGGTTAGTTAGAGATAAGTTAGACCTATATCTTAAAGTTCTTCTTAATAATATTAAGTCTATAGAAAATGATAACTCTTTTAAAAAAATTGAGGGACCTCTCTGTAGTTGGTGTGAATATAGAGATCATTGTATAGGAGATCAAAATTGAAAAATTATGAAGTTATGAGGAGAATTAGCGATATTCAAGTATTTCACGCACACATTCATAAACTATTAAAGAGGAAGACTGGTCAGAATTTTGAGGTATTTTTTACCACAGATGATTTAGATAGCGATCCTTTTATGAAGAGTATGATAATTTACCTAAAAAGCGATAGTATATATATTAAAGAAAGTATAGATATTTCATTTTTGAGAGAATCTGATAAAATAGATATTCACGAACATATTATAAATTTAATTATAAATACTCTAAAAGAGAAGAGACCTAATCTTTTCATATAAAGGAAATAGATGTTCAAAGAATTATTTACTGAGGCTAATAAAATAACTGGAAAAGATTTTGAGGGAATGATGTCTCTGTTGACGGATAAAAATGATGAAAAAGGTAAAGGTGTAGCGGCCAAGATAAAAGATAAGAATAAAGCAATCTATAGGTACGTTGCTGGAGCTATCTTAAATTTACAATCAGTTACCGGAGATTTTACATACAGTAGAAAAAAGTATAGTAGGCCTGTAGATTATTTTTATGAAAGATCTATAGAATTAGGAGCTACTGAAGAAGACTTTAAAAAGGCTTTTAATGAAGCCAGTTCTATAGCATCTAAATATATAGAAAAATATAAAGATTTAAAATCTAAGAATTTAAGTAGTTGGGTAACGGGTGCTTTTTATAAATTTTTATTAAAATTAGGATATGATTTTAAAGAAATTAAGCGTGGCAATGCTATGACTAGTGAGGGTAGATATGCTATGAGTACATCGGGTCGTAAATGGACTATAGGATATGAAATTGAAATTATATCTCCTAATGGAACTAAAGCATCTTTAAAATTTGACGCTATTACTGATGAGGGAATAGATAATGAAACCGTTTATTATGTACTACATGATTTAGCTAATTTAAACGATGGAAGATCAACTCCTCATTACGGAGAGAGTATGGGTATTAGAAAATGGAATAAATTTATTGAGAAAAATTTAAAGGAAATAGATGTTTAAACAATATTTTAAAGAAGAGAAAATTCAAACACCTTTACAAAAAGTAGAAGAAAAAACTGAAAAAGAGATAGATAAAACTATCTCTGAAATTAGAAAAAAACTAAAAATTAAATCTATTGTACCTACAAAGTTTGGATTTCAGGTAGATTTTTTTAATTCTAATGATGCTAAAGAAGCAGCAAAAATAGCAGATACTTCTAAAATTTCAGGAAATAGTATTATGGTTGAAGGAATTGAAGAAATCTAATCTCCTATATACCTAACTCTTTTTGACCTAGAACTACAAATTCTAGGTTGTGAAACTTACAAAACTTTCTAGCACTTTCCCATTTAGCCACGTTTATAGGATCGTTCCATTGCGACTGTGGCTTTATCTCAATTAATCTTTTTTTACCGTCTTTAAATTTTATTAAAAAATCAGGAAAATATCTATGTTTTTTATTATCTTTGGGACTTATATATTCTATAGCAAAAGGCTCGGTCGTCCAATAATCTATTTCTGAACTTAAATCACACCATTTCATAAATTTCTTTTCCCATGAACTTCTATATTCAGGAAACTCTTGCTTATTCATATAAGTATTGAGTGGTTTTTTATATTTACCTTCATTTATAGGTTTATAAAAACCTCTCTCATAACGACTTCTACCACCCTCTTTATTAGTTCTATATCTTCTTTTTTTAGCCTGATATCTGCCTGCTCTAGAAATTGCCATTTACCCTCCTTTTATAATACTTTAGACGTTGATGACCACTCAGGAAAGCTAATACTAGCGGCAGCTAAATATTCTTCCTCATCCATCTGAATTATAGAATTTGATATTCTTCTAATAGCATATCTTCTCAATATCGGAGAACCCTTAAATCTTTTTATAAGAGGCTTTATATCCTCATATACTAAATCTTTTTTCTTTTTTCTCATTTCTACTACTAAAGAGGCTAAAAGAACTCTCTGATTTTCAGGCATCCAATGAACATTGAGACCTAATATATGTTTGTTATTTTGTCTAGAGCGTCCTAAACATATTATAAGAGGATTTTTATCAAATTTATGCTCATCATGAATAGCATTATATCTAAAGAATAATAAATTACCCTCTCTAAAAGATTTAGGTGTTTTTTTAGTTTTATTTTCTTTTTTAAATTTTCTTAAGAACTCTTTTTTTGCTTTATTACCTAATTTTCTAAAATTCTTCTTAAAACTTTTAGCTGCGGCTGAGGCCTTTTTTAATAAACTTTTCATATATTATTTATATAATTTTAAGTAGAACTATTATATAATATATTAATTAAAAAGGAAATGGAAAAATATGAAGAAGGCGACAGAAGAGAAAATAAAATCTATTAAAAGAGGAGATATAGTTAGATTAGAATATACTAATAAACGTGGTTCAATATGCTATTTAACGTGTTTAATTATAGATATAGATGTAGAACAACTATCTATAGAAATTTTAGAGTTATTCAATGACTCTAATTCTTTTATTAGTGATAATTTCATTAAACTTAATAGTATAGGAGCTAATAGTAGTTTTTCCATAAAAAATACTGTAATTTCATCCGTCATAAGTGAAGATGAAATATTACAATATTCTTCTAAAGAATTAAAAGGTGTAGTTAATAAAAGAGTACCCTATATATTTATTTAAATTTTTATAGGTGAGGTTGGATTAGTTCTATTATAAACGCCGTTTAAGAAATATGGAGTTTGTGTCCATTTTATAATTTTTTCTCTATTATTTAAAATCTTATTGTTAATTTCTAGTTCTAATTCGCCTAACTTATGTTCTTTCATATCTATTAATATACTTTTAGGAAAAAGAACATTTTTTATATTAGGATCGAAGCACATAGCTAATCTATATCTATTATTAATATATTTACCTAATATATAAATTTTTCCGTAGGTTTTTGATAAATTTAATAATTGTTCTTGATTTTTATATTGAAATATTATAGTTCTTTTAGATTTTAACGCTTCATTAAAAGCATCATTATTTATATAATCCTTAATAGATGAAAGATTTTTATTAAATCTATATAGCTTTAATATATCTCTAGGTACTAAAGGTCTTACCTTAGTTAATAAAGAATTCCATCTACTTTTAGTAACATTTTCATAATTTAACATCGAAGGCTTGATTTTATTCTCTAATCTTAGATAAAAACTATATGGAGTTCTGAGCAGTATAAATTCTTCATATTTGACTTTATTATTTTCTAAAGCTTGTAGAGATTCATTATAGTGGTTTACATCGTAAAAGGGATCGATAGTGAATATTTCATTGATATTCTCAATACCTATAGTATCAGAAATTGACAATGATTCTAATACGTTTGTAGAGTTATTTTCTTCTTTCATATATTATTTATATAATTTTAAGTATATTTATTATATAATATATTATGAAAAAAGAAACTATAGAAAATTATTTAACAGAGGAGAGTTTAGGAATATATCTTGAAGAAATGTTCGATAACTGTAATATAATTCATAATAAGAAAGTAGAAGGATGTAATCTCCGAAATAGACCGGATTATAGAATAGGTTACGTTATTTTTGAGTTTGATGGTTATCTACATTATACTAATCCTAAAACTATATTGAAAGATTATAATTGTAATAAGGTGTGGAGTGAAAAATATAAAATAATTAGAATACCCTACTTTATACAAATGAAAAGAGATATTCTTAATAATATATCATTAGGTGATGATTATTTAAAATTAGAATCTCAATTTAAATCAGGTTTTTGGAGCGATGATTGTAAATTACCTGCAGAATTTTGTGAATTAGGAATAAAAAGATTTATCAATAATTATAATTATTATAAAAATCATCAAAAAGAAATTATTGAAAGTTTAGAAAAGAAAATAGAAAATCTTAGCGATATTTTATTGGTACTTCCCGAATCATTATTCGAATGGTTTGAAGGAGAGAAACAAAAACTTAAAAGAACCTAAGAGGTGGAGGAAGACTCTTAGGCTCATTTAAGTCCTCCTAGGAGGACTAAAAAGACTTACAAAGTCAGTTCTTATTTAAGAACTGAACTTGCGAAATCTACACCGATAGTTGAAGCATATGGAGAAGCTTCACCCATACTTACAGCGTCATCTACCCAAGGGTTAGTAGCAAGACCATAACGAGTCATCGCGATAAGAGCAGGTTGACCAGTTGGAACGTTTGTTACTTTTTGGATTTGAATTGGAGTATATGGAGCATAAACACCAAGCGCATCTTGATTAGAACCTTTATAGATAAGAGTTGCATAATCGTCTTTAGCATAGTTATCAACTACTACTGAGAATTTATTATCAAATCTACCTACAACAGCAGCGTTAGCAGCTTGTGGATTAACAGTTGAATCAACATCTGATGCATAGTAACCACCAATTTGCTCTAACATTGTAAGAACTTTTGGAGAAACAAGTAGCTTGTTAGCCGCACCACGTTTATTTAATCTGCCGATTTCACGACTCATATCGCTAAGTTTAGTAGCAAGAAGTCTATAATCCTCAATTTCCCATCTTGATCTACCAGCACCACTTACATCAACAACAAAGTCAGAGTGAACTGTAGCATTAGTATTAACAAAATCAACAACCTCACGGTCAGTTTCAGCTTTGATTTCGTAGTTCATAAGACTCATAAGTTCTTGATCTGCAAGCACACCATGCATAGCTTTAAGATCTTGATACATCTCAATTGTATATTCTGCACGTAATTTACGAGTTCTAGCCTCAACTTGCTTACGCTCAACAGCGATACCAAGTGTATTCATTTCATTACCAGTAGTTCCTCTTACTTCACCTTCAGCAGTTGTATAAGAACCAGTGTAGTTAGGAAGAATTGCTTGCCAAGAAGCTTGATTTGAATACACGGCAGTTGCTTTAGTAGGTGTAGCTTCAGTATCAACATCTTCATCAGCGATGAATTTAACAGAACCGGCGTCTAATTCTACAAGAACACGTCCAGAGACTTTATTAGCATGACCGAAACCATGAGTAGCAGGCTCAACATAAACAACAGTACCAGTAGCACCAGATGTAGCACCTGTAAGAGCATCTCCAACAACCTTAACAGCAGAAAGATCTAAAACTTGAGCCTGGATATTAGGATCGATTTCATTAGCTGTAGAACCGTCATAACGATTAGTTAGACTATAGATAAAACCTGTTGGACCGGCCATTGGTTGAACACCAAGAAGTTCGTTAGCAACTAGCGTAGGATATAATCTACGTAACATAGGCATTAAGAAAGGAGTAAATTGAGCAATATCTGCAGAGATAGTACCCTCAGCAATCATTTGCTTAGTTTCCTTTTCAGTATTCTCCATAATAGCAGCAAGTGTGCTTTTTTCAAACTCTCCAAGCGGGGCGTACTTAGTACTTTCTAAAAGTGCTTTATAATCAGCCATTTTATTTCCTTTTTATATTTTAATTATATTTATATTTATTATTAACTAAACTAATAGTTAATGGGTCTTGAAAAGCCGACACTATGTCGTTTCAGCTCTATTTCAATTCTGCTTTTCAAGCTTATATTAAACGTATTTGCTAAAGTCGATAGCAGCAGCTACGTCTACTTCTTCAGATTTATATGCAACACCTGGTAGTTTAGCAGCTTCCGCTGATTCATTGAAGTTATCAGCTCTATTAGAGATTAAATTTTCTTTAATAGTTTCAAGAGCATTAACATATTTTTCATCTTTAGAGAATTCGATCATTTCAGCTAAAGTTTCAAATTTTTCTTTTTCTGAAATAGTTAAACCTTCAGAAATTTCAGCGATGACACCCGCTTTAAGATATTGTGTAGCTTCTTTTTTAGCTTCAATAAGTTCGTGTTCTTTTTCAGTTAGTTTATCTTCAAGTCTAGCTAATCTATTTTCTAAAGAATTTTCATCTTCCATGATTTCTTTTTCAGTTTTAGCTTCTTGAATTTCTAGCATTTCAACACCAACAACCTTAATCATACTATCAAACATTTCTAAAAGTTTTTCAGTTTTAGATTCTTCGATAATTCTTTCGTGTTTAACTTCGTTTTCAGCTACGAATTCTTCTACTACTGAAGTAAGATAGCCATCTAAAGTTTCTTCAAGATCTTCTACTTTTTCTTGATACTCTTCTTCAAGTTCGGCACGAGCTTCTTCAATCTTTTCTTGAACGTGTGACTCCATAAGCTCAACAGACTTAGCCATAACCGCTTTATCAAAAGCTTCAGTTAGTTCTGCTTTTGTTTTATCATCAATATTTAATGATTCAAATAATTCGTTCATCGAATTGTCCTTTTTATTTTTAAAAATTAAGATTCTCATTTACATGAGATTTCACTCTTTTTCATCTCTATCTTAATTTTTCTTTATTTTATTTATAATTTAAAATTATCTAGTCTTTCTAAGATCGTCTTAAGATTTATACTTGACTAGACTCATATTCCATATCTATTAATATGTTTTGTATTTCTTTAGCTTTTTTAATTACACTATCGACAGAAACAGCGATACCCTCATTCTTATATATCCTTTTAATACGAGAAGCTTGTTGAAGACTATATTCTACGAGTTCTATTAGTTTCTCGACATCTTTTTCCGCTTTAATGCTCTCACTAAATTTTTCTTTAAATTTCACAATAATCCTTTTATATATAGTTTAATTCTGATAATAAAGGTTTAGACATTTCTAATTTTTTAGCTTCTACTAAAGCAGAAGATTCTATCATTTCTCTATATCTATCCTGATCTTCGACTAAATTATGTTCTAAATCAAAGATCTCATATTTTTCGTTAATATAACATTCGACAGTTTCAGTAAAAGGATTAGAATAAAATATTCTATATCCGTCTACTTGAGTCTCTTGAATTGTTTTAGAAAAAATCTCTTCAAAGTTAAACATACTCACTAGTAATCCTTTCCAAACTCATATTCAGAAAAAATATCTAATTCGTTCCAAGCGTTAGCTAATAATTCTTGAGCCTTTTTAAGACTTTTTAGTGAGATAGGATCTTGATAATCTTTTTTTAATCTCGTAATGTATTTAGTTAATTCTTCTAACCTATCTTCTACATTCTTTTTATATTCGACTTCAGGATATTTAATATCTTTTTTTGTCTTAATACCTTCTTGTAAACTATATCCAAGATATTTTTTTTCTATAGATGATCTTTCGTCGGGATTAGACATACTATATCCGTATTTATCGGCTATTTCTGCAGATATTGATTTATATTTAGAACCATATTTTTTAACTAATTCTTTATAAAATCTTTCTTCTCTCTCTTTCTTTTTTCGAACGTATTCTTTATAGTCTTCACCAAAAATTTTCTTAAAAGTTTCTATTTTAGCATCTTCTTCTATGCGTTTTAGAGTTAAATCTTTTTCACTAGCTATTTTTTCTAAAGCCTCTTTAAGCTCTTTTGCTTTTTTCTGACAAGGAGATTCTGTTTTAGATTCAGCTATAATATATCCTTTTAAACTATCTAATTCTACATCATTATCGAATTGATCTATACCAAAGAAACATCCGTCATCTTCGTGATGTAAAGAAATTAATTTACCTCTGTCGTCAGCTACCATAACTGGTTCTTTTTTCAGGCGTTTTTTAACTTCTTTAGTGATGTCTCTAGATTCAGCTAGTGTACATCCTTCTGGAGTACATATCCATCCTCCATGACCGTTAGATTCTATATTTACACTTTCTAAGATGAGCGATTCATTAAAACCGTCTAAATTGGCATTCCAATCTGAAGGATTTTGAACTATATCATAAGTAATTAAAGTGAATTCTTCAACTATATCACCATTTAATTTACCTACACCTCTAGAAGATACACCTATTTTTCGACCTGCATCAATACGCTCTCTAATATCTTTAGTTTCCGGCTTATTGAATATTACAGACTCACCGTAAACTCTTCCTTCGCGAATTTCTAGCTTACGAATCCTAGCAACAGCTTTTTCAGGATCTACTTCAGTTCTTGGAGGGTGTTCTTTTTCCATAAGAGTATTTTGAGTATTATTCTCTATTTCTCTTTGATATCTAGTCACATTTTCTTCCCATATTCTCATAGGATATATACGACCGTTTCTATTTTTTAATTCCGGTGTACTAAATATACCCTTGATAATATATGTTTTTTCACCAGTAGCTTCATTTAACTCTACTACTGTTTCTATATCTAGGCTTTCTTCTAGTATTAGCTTCATATTTTTCCTTTAGATATAAAGATGAGATTAAATACTAATCCTCATCCCCGTCTTTATCTTTATCTTTATCTTTATCCCCGTCTTTATCCCCGTCTTTATCTTTATCTTTGTCTTTATCTTCGTCCTTATCTTTATCTTTGTCTTTGTCTTTGTCTTTATCTAAAGCTTCTTTGATTTCAGATAGTTTAGACTTGAATTCTTGGATTTTTGGATGATCATTTAACTTAGTTTTAAGACTATCTAAAGCTAATTCTTCAAACTTAACGTATTTTCTTTCTTCTGCAGACTTAATTAAATCTATAGTATTTGACATTGGAGGTTCCTTTAATATCTTATTAATTTATTTATAATTTAAAATTCGCTATCACTATAAAAATTATTATATAGCGGATTCGACCTTTCTTTTCTAATTCTTTCTACTTCTTCATCTATATTTTCAGAAGACCATCCTAAAGTAGTTTTAAGTGCGGTTTCTAAAGAAATTACTTTACCTATTTCTTCTTTAAGATCTTGAAAATTACCGATTCCTTTTAGAAATAGATCTCTATTCATATTTTCTAAAAATATAGATTTGCTAGAAAATTCTATTTTTATATCTTGTTCTATACTATCCCATTCTTGTTCAGACATATCTCCTGAATAGATTAATTCTCTTTTTAACATTCTTTTAAATAAAGAAGCAACAGGTTTTCTCAGTTTATCTACAAATAAATAAAAAGACATATCTTCATTATTTATGCTGTCTGTTTCGTAACTAAAATCTGTAGAATCGTCTAAATACGGATTTCTATTAGAAGGAATTTTTAGAGAAGTGAATAATTTTTTAGAGGTATATAAAATATCCTCCATATCCATTAACCCGCCTTTTTCATCCATAGTTTCTACTGTAGTTCCTCTTCCCCCATTTCTATTAGATAGCCAATAATCTTCTACAAGAGGTTGAGTAGAATTTAAATTCTTAATAAAACCCTTTTCTACATCATAAGTTTTCTTATATTTAAATTCATTACGAATTTGATTCATAAGCTCTTTTGCTTTTTTAGGAGGTAGTTCAGCAACATCAATATTAAATAATCTACGTGAAACCGATCTTGAGTATCTTAGAGGAACCAGTAAATTTTCTAGTGTTGATAGTTGATTTACGTATTTTGAAGCTTTTTCTAAATATCCTAGATTTACTTTAGTACTAGCTTCTTCATCTAAAATAACGTTTTTATATAGTTTAAAATCTATATGAATTAGTTCGTCGTTAGTATATTCCTCGTCAAAATCTTCTTTATTATAGTCGTATAATCCGACACCGCCCTGCTCATCTTTTACGAACCGCCACGTCTTAGAATCTTTATTATAGTATAAATTAAAAGGTTCTAAAATATTAACTTTTTTAATTCCTTCTCTTAATTGACCTTTATCATATATTAAAGACACGTTTAACTGTCCGTCAACGTATAGTTGTCTACAAATAATATCCATATTTTCGTTAACATTTACTATTGAACATAATTTGTTAAATTTTTCTGTTACTTTATCTTTAAATTTCTTACTTTTATTTTCTATATTGATTTTAAGAATATCATCATTTAGAGAGAATATCATTTCGTTTACTAAAAGATCAATAGCATAGTCTACGTCAGCGTTTTCAGATAGATTTCTATATTTTCTAATTATTTGATTTTGATAGTGTGTTGGTGAAGTTTTATCACCAAAACCGCCAAAAGAGTCAATTTCATTATTCATATTACTAAAAGCAACGACACCTAGATATTCATCAGATAATTCTGAAGATACGTTTATAGGATTAGTATTGCTTGAAGGAGATTTAATGACGTCTTCGTCTTTTATAAAAGGTTTTTTTAGAGCCTCCAATAGATTCATAATAACTCCATGTTTATTTTAACTTATTTATAAATATTTTAATAAAAGAATAAGGTTTATATATGGGTATAGATAATCAACAGGGAATAACTCCTACAGATATCGTTAATACTAAACAGAGAAGTAGAAGAATAGATAGTGAGGAAAAACTAATTAGATTTATTAGAACTCGCTTAGGAGAGCCTATGATTACTGTTGATGTATCTGACGATCAAATATCCCTAATAATAGATGAAACTATACGAAAATTCTCTGATTATGCTTATGGAGGAGAACAAACTGCTTCGTTTATAGTATCGGGTGAAAAAGGCGTACAAGATTATTTAATGGATTATAAAGTACAATCTATTCAATCTATTTCATTCGGTAATAGTCTAGGCTCGGTCAATCAGACAGGTTCGGGAGGAATTAATCTAGGTCCAGGATGGGGTACAATAGGTATAGGATATGTTCCACATATTACTATGCAAGGCGAGGTTTCTAGTCTAGAGACTTCAGGCAGAACTACAACACTCGGAGGAGGAATTGCAGGAGGTGCCAGTTCAGGAGGAATGTTAGATGCCTCAACAAACGCTTATGTAACCTTATCACAAAGAGATACTCTTCAATCTTTATTCGGGGTGGGTGTGAATTTTGAATTCAATAGTAATTCTAAAATTTTGAGAATATTCGAAGAAGTAACAGGACCTTTCTTAGTTGAGGCTTCAATAGAGTATATACCTAATCCAGAATACGATGAAATATATAATCATCCGTGGATTAAAGGTTATGCTCTTAATCAAGTAAAGTTTTTATGGGGTTCTATAACTGGTAAGTATTCGCAGCCACTTGTAGGTGGAGCTGAAATAAATTACGCTGATATGAAGTCGGAAGCCAAAGAAGAACTGGATACTTTAGAAGAGGATTTACTTAATAAATATTCTGAAGCTCTAGGTATGTTTAGTGGATAAAAATATTAAGGAAAAGTGATGAAAAGTAAACATTTTATATTACAAGAATTTGTACCTGAAGAACTATATGTAAAATATGGAAATAAGTGTTGGGAGTTTTTAGATCCTGATTTAATAAAAGTTGTAGATATTCTTAAAGAAGAGTTTCCTGAAGGAACTTGTACTATTAACAATTGGAAATGGGGTGGAGATAGAAGCTGGAGCGGAATTAGAACTCCGGATAGTCCTTATTATTCTTATAGTAGTATGCATGCTTGGGGTAAAGCGGTAGATATGGTTTTTAGTAAATATTCTGCAGATGAGGTGAGAAAATTTATTATAGATAATCCTAAAAATTATAAAGAGTTTGAGTGTATTAGGGGTATAGAAACAGATATCTCTTGGGTACATATCGATACTAGGAATAGAGACTCCAGAATAATTTTTAAGCCGTAAAGGATATAGGATGGGAATATTTTCAATATTTAATATATTAGGTCTTTTTAAAAATTTTAATTTTTCTAAATTTTTTAATTTAAGAAATATCTTAATCATATTATTGGTCCTTATATTATCTTACGGATATGCTAGAATTGATAGTCTTAAAGAAGATGTAGAAAGATTAGAACATAAAATAGAAGTAATTACTATAGATAGAGATAGCTGTAAGGAAGCTAACGAGGAAAATATAAACGAGTTAAATAAAATAAAATCTAGGTATGAACTTAACGAAAAAAAATATATTAAAAGAGTAGAGAATAGAGATAAAATTATAATAACCTTAAGAAAAGATCTTCAAAATTTGAAAAAGAAACTAGATCAGGAGCCGTCTGAGGTTATCGTAGTTAGGGACGGTAAAATACCTATCATAAAAGGAAAGGATATTAAAGATGAAGAATTTAAAGAATTATATAATTCTATCTCTACTGTTGGTAAGTAGTTTATTTCAGGGATGTTGTTTTCCTGAAAAAGTCTGTAAACCTACTACAAAAATTAAATATGTAGAGATACCTTGTCCTAAGCCTACAGGAAGACCAAAATTTGTTAAATATAATATATATTTTACAAATATAAATAAAGAGAACTATATATTAATTCCGAAGAATGATGCTATCATTATGAAGAATAACTGGTTATTATATAAAAATTGGTGTGAAGAGAATATAAATGGAAAATAACGAACAAAACCCCGTAGATATATTAGATAAACATAGAGTACTTACTAGGTTTTTATCTTTAATTATAGCAGGAGTTTTTATATATTCTTTTATACTGCCTTTAGATGTAGCTTACGCTGAAATAGCAACATATGCTATAGTAGTAGTATTATTAATAATCACGTTTGGTATAAATTCGTTAGATAAAATTGCTGAAATTTTAAAAGCATTTAAAGGCAAATAGTGGAAATAATTTTAAGTTCTGTATTCACATTTTTAAAAGTTCATTATGGTGACGTTTCTATTTCTATATTAACTCTATCAGTTATTACTTTTTATTATAGGAGAGTTAAACCCTTTTTAGATTCTCTTCCTGACTTGGAAACTATAGAAGATAATAAAACTCATATGGATGTGAGGTCTAAAGAAATAATAGAAAATATATCATCTATAAAAAAATTAGTAGAAGATTTAAGGAGAGATATAGAATCTATAGAAAATAATGCATCACAAGGAGAAAGAGAATTTCATAATAGGATGGACGGACTAATGAAAGACCTAAATCAGATTTCTTCTAAAATTGAAACTATGATGTTTTTAAGCATCAAGGGAGAAATAAAATGAGACAGTCTAATAGATATTTTCATCCTAGAAAATTTATCCATAATAATATAAATTTTCGAATTAAAACTAGCGAAGCTATGAATTTATTTAAAGCGAACCAAACGTTCGTTTTAAAACAAATGACGTATAACTCTAAATTTGAGTTTTCAATGGTATCTAAAGATATTATGTTATTAAAATACGATGTATGGTATGATTGGTTAAATGAGGTAGAGCAATTGTTGCTAGGTAGTGATATATCTAGAGAAGATAATAAAAGAGATATATTAGAGCTTGCTTCAGAAAGAAAAAAATATTATGAAGATACACTTAGAGAAAATTTTGCAGGCGATGATTTAAAATTTGTAAATTTTTGGATAGAAATTCACGAAAAATTATGTTCTTTATTAAAGGATAAAATCAAAAATATTAGCTCTTTATTAAAGAAAGAGGATTTTTTCTTCGAAATCACTAGAATAACGTCTAACGTTATGAGGAGAACACTATATGAGCTTCAAGAATTAGAAACTATCTTTTTTGATAGTGGTGAAGTTAATATTTGTATAGATAATATATGTATAGAAATTTCTAAAAAAGATGTAAATTTCTTTAAAGATAAAATTAATAAATATCAAAATATTAAAAAATTTAAGCGTGTAGTTATTAAGAATTATTCAGATATTGATGACTTGGAAATAATTTATGAAAATGCGTTAGATTATTTAAAAGAACAAAATATATCTTATTACATCATATAAGGAGATGATATGCAAGGGTTTAAATCAGTTTTAAAAGAAAACAAAAGAAAAAAACAATTAGATAAAATATTAAAATCTATATTAAAAGAAAATATTGTAGATTTAACTGAAGGTAGTTGTTTTAGTGCATTAAAGTCGGCGATAGTAGAATTTATAGAAATTAAAGAATTCAAACCGCTTATAGATCCTCGTAAAAAAGGCATAACTATTAATGGAGAATTTAGAGGTGGAGAAAGCGGTTCAAAACACGTTATAATGAATTGTTCGTTTAAACTAGATAGAGTAATAGAAGACCTAAACAAAAATATAAAAACTATTAACGATTCTCTTTAATCTAGCCTTAAGTCTCTTTATAATATAATATATAAAAAGAAAAGAAGATTAAAGATGAGGTTATATAGACGACACTAGAAATCCTAGACAAAGATTCGATCATATTTCTAAAACTAGTAGGGACGCTATACAATGGATGCAGAAATATGGATGTCCTAACTATATTTCTTTTGATCACAATCTTGGGGTATGATACTTCTATGGCTATAATTAAATGGATATCTGAAACAGATTTAGATTCAATAGGTAGAGCTAATATAGAAGGATACTTAAAATACTACCTAAAATCTAAAAAACTAATATAGTTTTAAGCTAAATTACTATATAATATAATATATAAAAAGAAAAGGATTGAAAGATGGAGAATCAAAAAACAGTAAATAAGAAAAAGATGCAAAAGCATATTAAAATTAATCATAGTATTGACGCTATCGGTAATAGTAGAGTATATACACTACAAAAAAGAACAGTGGCTCTTCACGAGTATTTCGGTACTAATAAAAATGAACGAAAAGAAAAAGTAGAAAAAGTTAGAAATTTTATATTCAGCGGTGCTGTAGAAAGCGGCCTCGAAGAAATATCTGTAGAGTTTAATAAAGCAGAAAACGAGATTAACAAAAGACTAGATCATCTTATTAATCAATGAAAGTTATTAATTTATATGGAGGACCCGGTGTAGGAAAATCTACTATAGCTGCAGGCCTTTTCTATGAAATGAAAAAGCTAGGCTATAAAGCAGAATTAATAACAGAATTCGCTAAAGATCTAGTGTATTCTGAAGATAGTACCAGACTATCGGATCAGCTTTTAGTATTTGCTGAACAACATCATAAAATATTTAGACTAAAAGATAAAGTAGACTATATTATAACCGATAGTCCTCTAAATCTTTCTATCATTTATAATCATTCTACAGATAAAGAAATATATAAAGAAATATTTAATACTGTTTTTAATAGCTATGAGAATATTAATTTTTTTATAGAAAGAAATGATAGTTTTTTTCAGGAATACGGAAGAATACATAGTTTAGAGCAATCTAAATCGTTAGATAAAGAGATTCGTCAAATATTAGATAATTACTATTCTATTAATTTAGAAAGTGAGCCTATTAAAAAGATATTAGGATTAATTTGATTTTAAGCCTTTTTATACTATAATTTATTATATAAACTGAAGAAATGATATAGATGTTTCTAATATGAAAGATATTTAATGAAAAATGCAGAATACTTATATGGTAGAAAAAGTTTAAAAGGTCTAGCAAATATGTCCTATAAAGAAGCTTTAGAGACTAAAATAAGCTTGGCTGAATCTTTAGTTAATACTTTATTACAGGTTCACTATATGGATAGAGATAGCGGAAGAATAAATGATTGTAAAAGGGCTATTGGATTTAATGAGACGCTGATAAAGGAGATAGAAGAATGAAGATTAAGCAGTTAGGAAACGGAGGAGGGTTTGATTTTGATCAGACGAACTCTTCGTTTTTGATATCTAATGACGATGAAACAGACTATACATTATTCGATTGTGGATATAACATAATGTCCAGGCTTTTAGATGAGAAAGATCTCATAGATATTGAAAAAATTAATAATGTAATTATTAGTCATATGGATGAGGATCATATAGGCAATCTAAAAATGCTTATATATTGGAGATATTTTAATTATAATAAAACTACTAATATTGTATGTGGTCCTAGAGTAGAAGAGGATTTAAGAAAATATTTAAATAAGATAGAGTATGAATTAATAGGAGGATTACCTACTAATACTACTATGTATTATTTTGATAATAGAGCTACATATTATAATATGAAATTTATAGAGGAATATCACGGAGTTATACCTTCTTATGGTGTTCTTTTTTATAAGAAAGAGGGGTTTTATGATGGAATTTTTATATCAGGCGATACTAAAGCAAACTATAATATAGAAAAGAAATTGAAAAACCCCATATCTCTAAAAAATATAAAATACATTTTTCACGACTATAGTCATTGGGATAATGTAACAAGAAATGTTCACGCATGTAAAACAGATTTCGATTTAGAGTATTCTGAAGAATTTAGAAATAAAACTATTAAATATCATACAGGAGATTCATTTAATTCTGATTGGTTAATGTAGTTTTAAGTTAAATTATACTATAATATACTATATAAAGAGATAGAAGGATAGAAAGATGAGATTAGAAGAGTTACACAATACAGATCATACCCATTCATTAAGGTATATTATGAGTAAAATTAAACAATTTTTTATTGATTTAGAAGAAAAATTTGGCGATTTAGCTGAAAAAATATTTTAGGAAATATTATGAAAATAGGATTTGTGAGTGATACTCATTTGGATTTTTACATAAATAATAAAGCTAATAAAACTAAAAATTATATCAGAGACGTTTTAAAACCTGAGAGTGGCGATGTTGTTATTATAGCCGGAGATATATCTCATTATAATCATCAAACTAAAGAGCTTTTAGAAAATTTAACAGATTATTATAATGATGTATTATTTACTATAGGAAATCATGATTTATACCTAGTTTCAAAAAGTCAACAATCTAAATACAATTTAAACTCTTTTAAAAGAGAAAGTGAACTAGAAGAATGGGCGAATAATAAAAGAAATATACATTTTTTAAATGGAAATTCTATAAGTATTAACGGACTTGTTTTTGGAGGATTACCTAATTGGTATGATTTACCTACAGCAAGACATATTATAGAATGGAATTCTTCTATGAATGATTCTAATCTCATATTTGAAGATGGTAAAAATCATAGTTATGTTAATTATGGATACTATCGTGAAAAAATATCTACATTTGATACTCAAACCTTTAGAAAAATTCAAGAAGAAAAATTTGAAAATCTAAAAAATATCGATATACTAGTCACTCATATGTGTCCTTGTATAATAGATGAAAAATATTCTCATCAAGGTAATCACGTAAAAAAATCTATGGATATTTTCTATATGACCGACGATATTAAAAGAGTAAAAAAGACAGGAACAAAATATGTAATTTATGGGCATAATCATACAAAAACAAGATGGAGAAAGAGCGGAATCCAGTTCTTGACTAATTCTATAGGATATCCTTCTGAATGGATAAACAATAATATAGATCATATAATTATTAACAAGGAAAATAATGAAAAATAAACAACAAGAAATTAAAACTCCATTAATACATTCCGATAATGTTATCGAGTCTGATCATCATAGTCTTTTTATTAAGAATATACCCGAAGAATTTATTCCTGTATTGTCTGAAGACGACGAGACTATTGAAGGTATTTATCAACACACATCGCCCTATAATTTATATTCTATCTTTTTAGACGAATTTAGGGATAATACTAAACACGGGCTTCATAAAATTATTAACGCTTTACAAGAAGGTAGTGAAAACGATTATGTAGAACTACACATCTCTTCACCGGGTGGATATGTAGATGAGGGTATGGCTTTATTTAACGTTTTAAACGCTATGTATAACGGCAGAGTTACTACATATATTAACTATGGACATTCAATGGGGGCTTTAGCATTTCTTTATGGAGATGAAAGAATAGTGTATGAAAGCTCTTCTCTCATGATTCATAATTGGTCTGGAGGACTTTACGGAAAATCGCCAGATATGGAAGCATATTTAGAACATTCTAATTCAAACCTATGGAAATTCTTTTCTAAAATTATTAAACCATATCTTACTAAAAAAGAAATGAAAAGAGTTAAAAGAGGTGAAGAACTTTGGTTTGAAGCTTACGATATGTTAGACAGAGGTATGGCAACTTCTATTATTATGGAGGGGGAGGTTTTAACGAGAGATGAGTATTTAGAGAAATATAATAAGAAGGGTAATATTAGAAAGAAATGGATTAAAAAACAACAGAAAGAAGATATTCAACTAGAACCTTAAAAGGCCTAGTTGATAAATTTTTTAATAGAATCTATTAAAGTTTTAGTTTCTTTAGTTTCTTTAGTTTCTTTAGCTTTAGACTTAAGATTTTCTTTAGTTTTAGGCTTAAGATTTTCTTTAGTTTCTTTAGTTTCTTTAGTTTCTTTAGATTTAGGCTTAAGAGTTTTTAGTTTCTCTTCTAGTTCTTTAGTTTTATCTTCAAAATAAGATTTTAATCCTTCGTTTGGTTTTAAAGACTTAACTAATTTAACTATTTCGAATTTAATTTTTTTAATTTCATCTTCGATTTGTTCTATAAGATCTTTTTTAAAACCTTCAGTCATATTTTTAGGTATTTTGAATTGTTTGATTTCCATTTAGGATTCCTTTTATTTGCATTTATATAATATTTATATAGGAGTAATAATGCACCAACTAGTTAAAGATACTGAGATGTTATCTAAAGAAATGTTATGTGATAAACACAATATTCAAGAGATGATAGACATGTTAAAAGATGTAGAGTCTAAAGGAGAATATAGATCTATCGCCTCTTGCATTAAAAAATTTGTAAAGTATGTGGATGAAGAGAAGGATCAATTAACCGATAAAGTTTGGAGAGAAAAAGAGAGAAATGATCCTAAACTTTTTGAAGTAGAGCCTACGGAAATAGATCATAAAGAACACCTATTAAGTATTAATAGTTATTTTGGAGCGTTAGATTAATGTACTCAAACATATATTTAGTTAATTTTGAACATAAGCAGACAGGTAAGAATTTTCAGAAATTCGGTATCACTAAAAGTATTAATGTTATGGATAGATTTATACCCGAGAGATATAAGGAAAGAGAAAAATATAGAGATTTTAATATAACTCTACTATATTCTAAAAGAGTTAAAACGTATTATGCCGAGAGAGAAGAAAAATATTTGATAAATAAATATAGAGATAATTTTTATCTTGAAGCTTTTTTAGGCGTGCCTCGCGATACTTATAAAGGTATGACAGGTATTACGGAACTTGTAGATATTAATGACAAAATAGAAAAAGTTATTAACGAAATGAAATCTGTTTTATAGTCTTTTAAGTCTTTTATTATATAATATATTATATGAATAGAGAGAATGGAATAGAAATAGAGGAATTTTATGCTGATGACTATTATTTCAATATATATTTCTATAGAAAACGTATACTAAAAAAAGGTAAGGTAGATATGATTATTTTGGTAAAAGATATATCCCAACCTATACATATAAAGGAGAAACCATGGTCTTAGAAGAAATGATAGAATACACTAATAAAAGCCTATCGAGAGATAGACTAGGATTATCAAAAATTGGTGAAGGTGCTATCCGAGATAGATGGAAGAAGAAAGAGGATCAGGGTGGCTTTTCTAATTATTGGAAGGAAGTCTCTCTAGAGGATGCTTTAAAAAGGAGAAAAATGATATCTAATGAAATAAAAAAATATAAAAAAGATAATCCACAAAAATTTACTTAAATTTAAATTTAGATTTTTAATATATAATAATATATAAAGGAAGAAAATGAATATTAAACAATTTGTAAAAGAAAGATATCTTAAACAAGGCTTTAAAAATTTTAATAAATCTTGGAAAGAATATGAAGAAATTCGTAATTTCGCTCCAAACGGTAACGTTTTTGAAGGTGATAAGGGTGTTTCAGACGAGGCTCATTTTATTATGAGAATGTGTACTCAATACTATTTAACTAAAGCCTTCGAAGCTATGAAGATCGACCTATCTGATGATAATGTATCTGAAAACCTTGACGAGGGAAATATTGGAACACCAGGAAGAATTGCAAAAGTTTGGACAGGATTTGACACACACGACGATATGGAATTAGGAGGAGGTAGATGGAATAGAAAACCAAGATTAGCAAGTTTTCCAAATACAGGGAATTCTAATATTCCTATTACCAAAAGAGTAGATATTGTTTCTAACTGTTCTCATCATTTCATTCCGTTTCACACGTTAGCAAGGCCCGATTCTTACGCTATTATTAGTTATATTCCCGATAAAAAAGTTTTAGGAATTTCTAAGCTTCAGAGGGTTGCTAATTGGGTTTCTCAAAGATTTTGGCTTCAAGAAGATTTAACTAAAGCTCTATACGAGGAAATAGCTGAAGTAGCAGAAACGAATAGTGTTTATGTAGGTTTGTATAACGTAGTTCACGGTTGTGAAAGTCTTAGAGGTGCTAAAAGTAACGACGGAGCGTTTACGAGTGAATATTATGGTGGAGCTTTTGAAGATCCTGAATTGAGGAGACAAATTGTATGAAAATAGATGGAAATAATCTATCTGAAATTGCATGTAATATAGTAGACGATTTTACACCATTTAAACTAAATAAAGGAAAATAAATGAAATATATTATCGATAAATCGTTTTCGTTCTGTTATGGACATAGAGTTCATAACCAGCGTTTAGATACAAAGTTTACAGAAAGTGGAGATGCCTGCCTAGCCTGTCGTCACTTACACGGACATGAAGGTTTAGTAAAGATCTTTTTAGAAGAAGATAAAAATAGTACGAATATTAAAGATACAGGAATGGTAACAGACTTTAAACATCTCGGATGGTTTAAGAATTTTCTAGATGATGTGTTAGATCATAAATTTATTATGGATTTAGAAGATCCGCTATTTCAAAATGAATTTACCTTATGTCAAAATAAATCAAATATGATTAAGATGAAAGAAGAGTTTTTCATTCCGGATTTGACATATATTAGAAACCATATTCAACAAGAACTAGAAAATGATCGCATTAATGAGAACGAAGCATCAGCAATTTTTGAAAAATACGAAGGTGCTATTTTTGTAGATTTTGTTCCTACATCAGAAAACCTATCAGGATGGTTACTTTCAATAGTTCAAGAAAAAATGAAAGATCTACCAGGAATTAGAGTAAAAGCAATTGAATATTGGGAAACCCCAAAATCGCATTGTAGAGTAGAGGCATAGAATGTCTCTGTACGGTGCTGATAGTGAGCCTAATATTTCTAATACTAAAAACGGTTGGAGAAATTGTAAAACAACAGGACCTATAGAAACTATATCTGTTAGAATGAACGTTTCTGATTTTGAACATACTCATGGATTCGACCACGAGAGACTAAAGATCGAGTTTGCTAATCAGATTTCAAGAGAAATTGTTAATTCAATAAACTTTAAAATGCGTAAAGAAAATTTTACAAAAACGACAATATATGAGGCTGATCTACACATAGTTAAAGAACCGAAATCTAAAAACTATATAATGGATAAAGAACACTTCGTATGGGAGGGTAAAACGTGGAATCAGGATGAAATCATTGAAGCTTTAAAAATAGCATATCCTCATTACACTATTTAATCTAGATTTAAGTTAGCTTATTATATAATATAAAGTAGAAGGAGAAAAACATGAAAGTAGTTTATATTAACGGTTTTAATGGACATAATAGCAATAAACCAAAAAGACTATCAGAAATTTTAAATATAGACATAGAACACATAAAACTATATATAAATGAAGATGGTAGCATTAACTATGAGGATATTAAAGAGAAATCAAAAAACGCAGATTTGATTATAGCTTCTAGTACAGGAGCATACATAGCTCAAAAAATATGTTATGAATATAATATTCCTCTAGTCTCATTGAATGGTATTCTAACACATGATGAACTAGAAAAAGTCTTTAAAAAACTCAACCATAAAATAAAATTTGAAGATTATGGAAGAGTCAGTATAGAGAGACTAATATTAATTAATGAAGATGATGATTTAGTAGATCCGAATCATTCTTTAGATCTCGAAGGAATCGGAGTGCTTTTTAAAAAAGGCGGACATAGGTTTGAAAATCTTGACGAAGCTAAAATTTTTATTTTAGATTTTATTAATCATATACAACTTATGCGTTCTTAAATTTTTTACCCGTACCTAACATCATTTTGATAATTTTAGTTCCATTAATATCTCTCTCATAATGAGTGTCGTCTATAGGTTTAATTTCTTTTTGTAAAATCTCTCCTGCCTCATCTGTAGTCTTAACATATTTCTTAACTAGAGAAGGCATTTTTTTCTCCATAAACTTCATAAGACTATGAGAAGCTTCTATAAGAGATCTATCTAAATCATCTTTTAATAATTTTTCTAACTCTCTCTTACCTTCCTTAGAACCGTCGGTAAAAACAGCAACAGTCTTTCTAAGATCTTGTTTATCTTTATATAATAAACCTGCTAAAATTTTATTATTTTTTTTAACTATCTTCCATAATTTAATTTTATCAATCATATCGTTTTTGTTTTGAAACCCACTACCTTTTATACCACCAATACTCTTATAAGACTCCTGTAATAGGTCCCATATTTCGTCTACATATTGTGATTTTTCCTCCTTCGTAAAAAGATTGATAATAGATTCATAAAATATCTCTTTAAACTTCATGAGAACTCCTTAAGTTTTTTCTAATTTATTTATATTATAATTAAAAATAAGGAAAAATAATGAGAGAAGATAAAACATATATTTATTATGAACATAACGACTATCTAGAAGATATCGAAAAATTTAAAAAATATTTAGATATTCATTCAGGTGATAAAAATATTCATATTATAGTTCCTATGTTCGGAGCTCTACCCTTGGCGACTAAATTAAAAAATGTGTTAAAATGTAAGGTTAGTATAGTTAAAATGTCTAGGTATGGAGGTAATGATAAAAAAGCTTCTTGGATATATTTAGATGATGTTAGAGAAAACGATATTTTATATATTATAGATGATTTATATGATAAGGGTGTAACTATTAAACAAGTAAAAGACCTAGTACAAAAATCTTTTCCTAATAATGATATAAAAGCTATTACTATTTTTGGAAGGAAGAACTCACCAGATTATGTAAAATATTTTAGAGAGCATCCTGGAAAGTGGATAAAATTTGAAGATTGGGAATAGTCCCTAATCTTCTTTTTCTAGTTCCTCGAATTCTTTTAAAAACTCTTTTAATTTTCTATACTCCCAAGAATCATCACCTCTATAATCTTTAATTCCACCATCTTTAACAATATTTTCTATATAATATCCTAAAGCCTCTGCCTTCTGAAGAGATCTTCTCAAGTCGTTTACGATACTTTCTAAATTTATTGCTTCGCTTTTCGACTTCCCTTCAGTAGCTCTACTTATAGTTTCTTCGACATATTTATTAATCATATCTATATCTTTTTGAGATTCTTCTTTAGCTATTTTAATAATTTTAGAAGTCTTTTTCTGAAGAAATTTAATAAGAGCTTTTCTTTTCTCAGGAGAAACGTTATTTAATTCTGCTCTTTCTTTTTCTCTTTTTTCTCTACTTAATACTCTATTAGGATCTACAGTTACTAAGTAAATATCTACATTTTGTGAGAAATCAATAATATCCTTAATTTCAGAAGCTTTAAGATATTTTCTAGTTCTATCATAAGACCTTCCTTTTTTATACTCTCTTTCCTTTTTAGTCACTACACCTTCGTTAGAAATTAACATAAATTTAGCAGCGCCGTCACCATACTCATCAAAAGATGCTAGATAAGCCCATTCTCCGTTAATCTTAATAGCTACTGCAGCATAAGATTTTTTAGCTTCTTTAGCCTCTAGCTCTTTTTTAGAGTAGCGTCTCTCTAATCTATCTTTTGGAGGAACGTATCCTCTTATCTTCTTAGCAATCGCTGTAAGGTCTGTTGGCTTAGCGTTTTTCTTATATATTTCTATTTTAGAATTTTCTCCACCCTGACCATTAAAGTCTATATATCCTTTACGTCCTACTATTACATCTATAAATTCCTTAGGTAGTCCTTTTAAATTACCTAAACCCTCGTCTAGCCGTAAATACTCTGAAAATTTCATTATCACATCCTGATTATTTTATTATTTTATTTATAAATACTATAAATTAAAAGAGGAGAAAACATCATGAGTAAAGATGAAATTTTAACACTAAAAAAAGACAAAAGACAAAAATGTATAGTTTATACAAGGGTTATGGGTTATCACAGACCTGTTGAGAGTTTTAATATAGGTAAATCAGGTGAGCATAAGGAAAGAAAACTTTTTACCCAACACTAAAAATATATATGATATAACAAGATTTACACATCTTGATTATTCAACTCATTTTATCTGATTTTAAGTCTCTTTATACTATAATATATTATATAAAGAGGGATAGAAGGATGAAATTCAAGGATACTAAATATGGTGATTTAACGGGACAAACCTATAAAGGCGATATTAATGCAGAAGATTTAGGTCTAACTTCTCTAGAGGGGTCTCCGAAGGTTGTAGAAGGAAGTTTTTATTGCTTTAATAATCAACTAACCTCTTTAGAAGGTGCTCCAGAGGTAGTTAGAGGATATTTTGATTGTTCAAACAATCAACTAACTTCTCTAGAGGGAGGTCCCGGAGTGGTCGATGGTATTTTTTACTGTCATAGTAATCGATTATCTTCTCTAGAGGGGTCTCCAGAGGCAGTTAGAGGAGATTTTAGTTGCTCAGATAACAATTTAGCTTCTCTAGAAGGAGCTCCTAAGACAGTTAAAGGAGATTTTTATTGCTCTTACAACGAACTAACTTCTCTAGAGGGGGCTCCTGAGGTAGTTAGAGGTACGTTTTATTGTCATGAAAACAATCTAACTTCTCTAGAGGGAATACCTTATTATAAAAGAATAATAGCTGATTTTAGTAAACTAGAAGTTGATGATTATATGAAAGATAGGTTTCCTTATCATTTTATATGATTTTAAGTCTCTTTATACTATAATATATTATATAAAGAGAAAAGGATAGAGAATGTTAAAAAGACTAACAGAATTCAAATGTCTTCAAGAAGCAGCCAAATTATATACTGGCCGCCTAACATTACAGAAGGCAATAGATTTTCTAAAATTTGAAAATGACTGGGATATTGAAATTATAGAAGATGATTATAAAAACATAAATGTAGGATTTTGTGAAGAAAACGATATTAATGTTGAACATATGGTTTTTATGAAAAAACTTCAAGAATCTGGCGAAATTAATATGATTACAGAATCTATCCCTGTTATTATGAAAATATTATTATTAGATAAGAAAGAGGCAAGAAGAGTATTAAGTGATTATATAGCATATTATGATGAAGTTTATAATCCTCAAAAATGTATATAGGAGAGAAAATGAAAAAGAATCTAAAGGAAAATCTAGTCAAATGGTTCCTAGAAAATTATTATGATTTATTTTTTAAAATGGAGGAGTGTCAACACGGATATTTAGGTATTAATCCTAATACATATCATCTAGAAGGTAATATCTGGAAACATACTAAAATGGTATTAGATGAGGTAGATAATTTAGATAATCATTCATCTATAGAACTATACTTAATAGCACTACTTCACGATATAGGTAAACCTTTTACATATTTTGATAATCACGAATCTAAAAGAAGAAGATTTATTAATCACGAAGCATATAGTACATTTCTTGCTAAGCCAATTTTAGACAGGTTTGAAAAAAACGTAACTAAAATTGATAAGGAAATGATTCTTAAAACTATTGCTAATCACGGTAGATTTTATAACTATATGGACGATAAAGGTATTACTGAGAAGGGTCAGAATATTATTTTTGAAATGTATAAAAAAGATTTAAGAGCTTTTGATTATATGAGAAACTTTTTCAAATGTGATCATTTAGGAAGAATTACAGATGAACCAAGATCTGATAAAAAGATATTAGATGATTTAAGACCTATTAGATCTAAAATCGAAAATTATTCTTATATTAATACTCAAGAAGTTAAGCCTACTTTAAGAATCTTAGTAGGTCCTCCTAGAGTAGGAAAGTCTACGTGTACTTCAAAATTAAAAAATGAAAATATCATATCTAGAGACGCACTGGTAGAAAAATACGGTACTGGGAGTAATTATAATGAAAAATGGAAATCACTAAAAGATGAAGATCATTTTACTATTGATCAGGAACTTCAATCTAATTTTAAAAAATTAGTTAATGAAGGAAAAAATATTGTAGTAGATATGACGAATATGTCTTCTAAGTCCAGAAGAAAATGGCTAAAAAGCGTAAAAGGTATTGATAAATATTATAAAATTTCTAACGTATTTATCGAAGATTTAGAAACTTTAAAATTTAGAAACTCTAGTGAAAAGAATATAGATGAAAATATTATTAAAAATATGATTCTAAGATTTAGGTGGCCTATGTACGATGAGTTTGATAAAGTCATTTATGAGTGTGATAAAGTATAAGAATGAATCTATACAATAATAATATTATTTGTTATTGATTTGACGATCATACATATTTTATTTATTCTCATCCGTGAGATATATAATATTTATATTATAAATAAGAAAATTTTAAGCTTATATTTATCTGATTTTAAGTTTTATTACACTATAATATATTATATAAAGAGAAAAGGATAGAAAGATGAAAACGAGATTTAACAATGCTGAATATTATGATTTTATATATGGTGAAGATATTGTTCATTAGAAGGATATCCATATTCTGAAGATATTAATTCAGATTTCAACGAGAGCAATTAATATCTTAAATCTAAAATTAATCAATATTTTATTTGATTTATAGAAAGATGAAGTTCAGAGACACTAAATATGGTGATTTAACAGGACAGACCTATGAAGGTAATATTAATGCAAGTGATTTAGGTCTAACCTCTCTAGAAGGAATATCTTATTTTAAAAGAATAATATCTGATTTTAGTAAACTAGAAGTTGATGATTATATGAAGGAGGTGTTTTATCTGATTTTAAGTTTTATTACAATATAATATATTATATAAAGAGAAAAGGATAGAAAGATGGAAGATATTATAATATATTTTTTTGTGATTTTAGGTGTTTTATTATTATGTTGGACATTATTATTAATATTTACTTATAATCCGTTAGCGATGTTTATATTGATAATGGTAGGATATGGAGCAATAGAATATAGTTTATATAAAGGAAAAAGAAATGACTTTTAAAGAAGCGTTAAAAATTAAAAAATTAAATTTACCTAATTCTACACAAAAAGGAATTCCCTTAGAGTGGAATGATAAGCATAATAATAAACATAATTTTTTCGATAGAGTAAAAAGAGCAGATCTCAATAGGAATGAAGTCATTCCTAAAATAGTAAAATCTTTAGATGACTTATCTGATAGACTATCTTACGGTGGACCTTTTATTATTAATTTCACTAAAAGCAGGTTTTATCTATCCGTATTCGTAGAAACTAAAAACAGAATTCCTAATGAAAAAATTAATAAAATCACTATTAAAACTATTTTAACTTGGAATATGAAACTTAGAGATAAAGATAAAATATTAGATATTAATGAAGTTGAAGAACTATATGATTTCGATTTAAGTGAATTTTATAAAAACGGATTTGTTAGTAGTTATTATGGTAACTTATTGATTGAAGAGAGTATAGATAGAAAATCTTTAGAGGTATTCCCTGATATTATAGAGGTAGAATTATGATTTTCTCATTTAATGGACTGATAACAGGGTTGTTAGTCTATCTTTAAATCCAGAATCTATAGGTTTATTTCTTTAAGATCTACACCTCTTATATATAGAAAAGGTTCTATTAAAAACTTCAAAGAATATGTTCCCATCTTTTCATATAAATAAAATAAAAAGAGAATATATGGCTTTTAATCTTAATAGACACAATCACCCAGACTATCAATTAAAAAATAATCAAATAAACGAACTCATTTCAATGTATGGAGTGGAGTGTGATTTTCTATATGTTGAGAAGGTTAATAAAGATAGTGTGTTTAAAGATTTTTCACATCTAAAATTTAAAGAAGGGAATTCTAAAAAAGTTGTTTTACTTCCCGAAAATCCTGATGGATTTGACGGTTCTTATAACTGGAATCTTTTTGGACTTCAGAACAACCTAGTGGTTAATTTCTTTATTTCTCATCAATCTGTTTTGGATGTTTTATCTCAAAAAGAAAAAGAAGTAAAAGAGGTATATTCTTTTTTTACTAATAAGCTTTTGGTTTTACCAAATGGCATAATTTTAGAAATTACGGACGTATCTTCAATTATAGAGGGTGTTAATAATTTATTTCTATATAATGATATAAAGTCAGCATATAAATTATCTACTAGAGTTTATTATAATTCTAAGCAAAATGAAATGGAATATGATTCTAATAAAAAAGATAATCCTGAAGAACTAAAGCAAAATCAACCTCAAGATGAATCTGAAGCACCGAAAATAAATTATCAAGAAGAATCGCCTACAGATAATTATGAACAAAGCTTTGAAGATTTAGATGAATATTTTAAAAGTTTAGATGAAGAGAATGAATATATTCAAGAAGAGAATAGAATCTCTTCTGGAATTGATAATGTATTCGGGAAATTAGGTTAACGTTCTGTTGAAAAACCAAAATAATCAAATCTGCTAACCTGATTTATTAGTAAAAGGTATTTTAGTAGTGTTTTCGTAAATAAAAGAAAAAGGTAATTTTATATTATTATAATTATATTTAAATTCTTTTTTATTCTGAAGTGGTAAAGGGATATTACATTGTCTCATTTTAATCCTTCATTAAATCTTCTAATAGATTTTTAGATTTATTTTCTTTTTTATCTTGTTTAATTTTAGATATGGTTTCTAGAGAATTGGGAATATTTTTATATAGTTCGTTAAAACTCTTAACCCCATCCATAATAAGTTTAGATATTTCTATGTGTTCTTCTAGCCGAGAATAGTCTCCTGTAATTAGTTCTTCTACTAATTCTTTATCTAAAACTCTATTGTGATCTATTATTTCTGTAATAGCACCTCTAGTTTTATCAAAGTCTTTTGAAAGACTTTTTAATAGTTCTTCTTTATTCATATACACCCCTATCTTCTAATAAAACTTGTCATATTTCCGTTTCCGTCGTAATAAATATCTATTGTTAATTTAGTAACACCTTCACCATCTCTATAAACTATAAGTGAAACCCTGTTATTAATATACGAGAACGTCGAATTATAGCCTGCAGGAATATCGGCAAAAGCTCCATATACTGCAGTTAAAATATTACCATCAATATCATAAGTAGCTGAAGTTATATCAGCATTTTCTAAAATTTTATCTAGTGGAGTCTCATCAATTCTTTCGATGTTTAGAGACTTCCATGTTCCATCAGGTAATTTTGTGTATTCTTGATAGGGTCTAATAACTATAGATAATTCTGAATGAAAATTAACGGTAGTACCGTTAGATTGAAGATTAGTATATAAAGATTGCGCTGCGCTATTTTGCCATTCTATTTTATTGCCTAGAACGACCCCTTCAGAAAATAACAAATCAATACCATTAATAGTTATTACACTATTATCGTTTATAGAACTCATATCTTTAGGCCATACAGAAGTAGAATACTCACGAACCTCTATTTTAGATATATCTGGAGTTCCTGATAAAACTATACCAGACTCGCCTTCTCCATCGCTTCCATCACTGTATGTATATGAGACATCTTCCCCGCCGGTATAATCTGCTATATCTATTATATAATCAACTCCTGTACTTTGATAGGATTCTCTTAAATACTTATCACCCTCTCTTCCAAGATCAGATATATTATTAGGATTTTCTGTTCCTTTCCATACTATTTGTTGAATTGCTAGAGGAGTCCAAGAACTATTTTTTCTTACATATGATATATTATCTATAGGGGCGTCGTCTACTCCTCCTCCGAAATCCATTTCTACCCAATAGTTATCTCTCGCAGGCGTCTCTAGGCTTCCATCTCTAAGAATCCATATTTTTTCTCCACCACCTGTAGTAGTGTTACCATCATATAGTCCTACACTACCATCAACATTGTTTATATTACCATCAGTAACAAACATAGGTAGATTATATTGAAGATATACATCACCAGGTTCAAAATATCTTCCGGGAATACCGGGAATAGCAAAATCTGTCGGAGGAGGTAGAGTACCTTTATATAAAACTTGAACTGCAGCTAGTTCAGCTACTCTAGCCCACCCTTTATTTTTTCTACCATAAACAAATCCATCTACAGGAGCGTCGTCAAAAGCATTATTATATTTATTTTCAAAATATTCCTTAGTTATTAATACTTTACCTGTTATATCAGCATCAATAACACTTTGTTGAAGATAGGGTGCTTTAATAGAGCCGTATTCCGCTCCACCTCCATCATAAACCTCAAAAGCATTTCTTCTATCAGAATCAGATGTTCCAATACCTACGGTAAATATTTTATATAATCCTGAATTATCACTACCATCATTAAGATTAAATCTTCCGAAAGAAATAGTGTTTGGATTATCTATAACTATACTATCTCCGAAAGCAAATGAATTAGAGCCTGTTTTAAAAGTTCCGGTATTTTCTACCCGGGAATTGCTACCACCTACAAATGAAGAAACACCACTAGAAATATTTTGAGTTCCTACTACGAATGAGTCAGGAGCCCCCGCTATATTGCTTTCTCCTGCTACGAAAGAATAATCACCACTAGAAGTATTTTCACTACCAAAGGCTACTGACGCTATTCCCGACGCCTTAGTATTATTACCACTCGATACTGTATAGTTTCCTGAGGCTATAGTATTCATACCGAAAGATACTGAATAAGATCCTATAGCCCCTTTAGCTTCTACTGCATCTGAAACATTGCTTGTAGAAAAATCTATAGACTTCTGACCTATATCTCCGTATAAAGACGGATCTTTTCCTATTAGTCTCCATCCAAGATTTCCACCTTCAGATATTAATTCTAAACCTGTTGGTTCTGCCATTTTAATTCCTTTAATTCCTTTGATTTTTTAAGGAATAGTTATTAAAGTATTTATATTATTTTAAGTCAAATTATACTATAATATACTATATAAAGAGAAAAGGATAGAAAGATGAAAAATTTAAGACATAATCAGAACGTAATTATAGAAGGAGAGGATTTTACTATAGTCGATCTTTTACAAGAAAAAGGTTATGAATTTATTAAGGAGTGGTCGAATGATAGAATTTTTGGTAGAAAAAGAACCTTAATAATTTCTAAAGAGAAAAATCAAGATTTAGATGATTGGAAAGGTGTAGTTCAATTAGAAAATTTAGAAAAAGTTTTTATTAATGGTAGTAGATATATGGTAGTTGTAAAAGATATAAATGCTTGTGAGGGTGTAGCTTTTATTAAAATTTAAGAGTTTTATTATATAATATCTTAAAACAACAACTAGGATATTATATGATAGTAATGCTTTTAGGAAAAGCGGGAGCAGGTAAAACTACTATTGCTAAAGAAATGGAGAAATACATTAAAGATTCCTTCGTAATAGACGGGGATGAATTAAGAGCAGAAACTAAAAATATTGATATTTCTCTTCAGGGTAGAGAGGCAAATATGCATCTAGGTTTAGGTCGAGCCAGAAGATTAGCTGATCTAGGATTTATAGTATTTGTATCTATGCAAGCACCTATTAAGGAAATTCGTGAACAATATTTAGGCGAAAACGATATTCAAATACTAATAGAAAACTTTGGCGAAAATCCTAAAGATGAGGCGGGATATAATAAAAATTTTTCTCCAGATTATTCGGATGTGTATTTAAAGCAATCTCTTCAAGATTTTAATCCTGAAGATTTCTATAATAAAATATTTAAAAAAGTATTAGTACCTGCTAGATTTCAGGGTTTTCATAAAGGACATAAAGTAGTTTTAGAAGAGGCTAGGAGATTAAGTCCAAATATTACTGTAGCTTTAAGGGTTGATGAGAATGATATTATTGATCTAGAAAAAAATGTTAAATTATTAGAATCTAGAGGATATAGAGTCGTATTATCTCCTGATATTGATGATGATTGGACAAAATTTGCTAATAATTATGACATCTATGTTCAAGGCAATCCTGTAGTTATTGAAAAATTTAAAAATTCGAAATGTAAATTGCATTTTGTACCTAGGTATGGAGATGTATCTGGAACTAATATTAGAAATAATATAAAATCAGGTAAAATACCTTTACATAATGTAGATGAAGATGTAGCTGAACTTATAAAAGAGGAAATTAATTGTTAATATTAAAATCTATAATATATAGAGTTCTTAGAATACTCTTACTTTTAATAGTTAGTTTTATTATTTTAGGAAATATTAATACGGCTTTAAGCATCTCACTTTTAGATGCTTTAATAGCTACAATATATTATTATTATTTTGATATAGTTTGGGAGAAGATAACACCCTCAATTAAAGAGTTAGGGATTAGGATAAAATATAGGAAATTTAATGAGCGAAAATTATGAATAGAAGATGCTTAACACTAGTGAAGAAGTATATTTTTATAAACCTATTTTAATGGATTTTTAAGACGGAATTTTAATATATAAGGATTTAAATGTATGTTATAAAACATAATGATGAATACAAAACCTTTTTACATATGGTAAAAACTGCAGGAATAAGTGTATCTAATGCTCTATACGATGCAGGATATCAGAAGTATGTAAATTTGAGACACATAGACATAAAATACCTACCAGATGAGTTTAAAAATTCTAAAAAATATATTATATTAAGAGAGCCACATGATTGGTATAAGAGTTTCTATAATTTTTTTATTAATGTAGAAGGATATTTATCTTTTATGTTAAATGATCCTAAAGATGATGGTTATATTTATCCTATCGGTTTAAATGAATTTATAAGAAGAAGTATTAATTTTAAAGATACTTTAGAAAAATTTCCTAATAAGGCTAGAGTATTTAATAATATATTACAAACTCAAGGTAATATTCATTTTATTACCACATATTTCGATGAGCCTGTAAATTATAAAGATCCTAAAACTTTAGAACAATTTGATATGAGTCTTTTTGAGTGGTTTTGGAAACACACAGGAGGTGATGAGGCTGATACTATTATACCTATGAATAAATTATATAAATTAGAGGATGAATTAGGTATTAAAATGCCACATCGTAATAAAACAAAAAATAAAACTGAAGAAGAAATCGATCCAGACGTTTTAAAACTAATTAAGAAAACACATAATAGATTTTATGATCTCTATGAAGAGAATTAATTATTTTAGAAAAATTTTTTTGTTGTTTCTCTTCTTTTTCGACTGAAATCATCGTATTTTAAGTAAAAACCATTTCTATCTTTTTTCAAAACTTTTATGGTTGTAAAAAGATAGAATGGACTCTTCTCGATAAATCTTTCCTCTATCATCAACTCTATAGGTATTATATATTTATTTTTAACACTTGACATACCAGAGTTGATGAATAGTTTTAATCATCTATTATACTGTAGTTCCTGTAGCATCTACCCACTGTGATCCATCCCACCAGATAGGTTTAGTTAAGTCTGTATCAAAATAGCTTTGACCTACTATAGTTGTAGATGGTCTACTAGCTGTATCTCCTGAATTATTTACAGTAGATACTGTAGCTTCATCAGCAATAGGATAGCTTCTATTTTCTGTCCAAGCACTCCACGAAGAATCATATATCCTCATAAAAATAGAACCATCATTAAAAGTAGCAACCTGCATTACTCTCGAACCATCATTAAATACTTCTAAATAGAATTCGCCTGCTTTTGGACCGTTTGTTGGAGTTCCTATCATTCCGTATCTACCACCAACTGTTTGTGAATCAGTGTTTCCGTCGGTTATTATAGTTCCTTCAATTTTAGCAGTATTAGAATCTGTATTAGCATCTACCTCATTAATTGCTGAAACTAAATCGCTCTGAGAAGTAGTAGTTAGGTTTCCTAGTACTCCTATACTAGAAGTATTAGTAGAAATGCTAGAATTAATATTTGAATTGTTTATCCAATTAATTCCATCATACACTAGAACATCAAGATTAGTAGGAGATGAAATTGAAGTATCTGTTAATCCCGATAAAGTAGATGAAGATACGCTTGTATTAAGTTCATCTATAGCACCCTGAACATCCGTAGAAGCTAATCCTGAAGTACCATTATCATAAGGAAGATTAGATGCCGTATCGATTTCATAAGACTGAGTAACGTATCCGTCGTTATGATCTATTACAGTAAATTTAACTACTAGCTTATCTCCATCATTCGTAGTATCAGGTACAGCATCTAAAGTATTTAGATTATCTATTAAAATATAAGTACTTTTATTGATTCCCCAAAAATAAGGATCTGAAGATAATTCAAACGAATTTCCTGATATAGGATCTGTCGTAGAACCACCATCATTTAATAAATTTAATTCATTTCTTTGTAAATATGAATACTCTACCCGAGTACCAGCACCATTAACTTTTAAATATTTATTTGTATCGTTAACAGAATCGAAAGCTAAAACATCTGTTAGATCTCCGATACCCATACTAACACTTGTAGATCCGATAGTTTTCCATGCCCATGTTCTAGTTACTGGATCAACAACAGTTAAAACTTTATCCGTGGCAGCAGCAGTAGGTAGAAGTGGTTCTTTAGTACTTATAGCACTAGTATTAGCGCTTAACTGATTTCTTTCATCCTGTGTAAACCATAATCTATCTACACCCCCCTGTTCATCAATATCTGCGACAGTTAAAACAACATTTCCGGAGTAAGTATTAACTGTTTTAACAAGATTAGAATAGCTTTCTAAATAGCCTAAAGTTATAACGTCGTATGAATTTTGAATATTACCAACAACATTCAATTTAGGAAGTGTCAAAACACCGGTATTTGAATTTAATTCTAATACATTGCTTCTATTAGTATCTGAAGTTCCATCGCCAATCATGAAAGACATATTAGATTTAGGATCGTTAAATTTACCTATAGCAATATTTCCATCTACGTTATTAGTTTTAAGGTTATATCCTATAGCATAACTATTATTTAATAAAATAGAGTTATCGGTACCTATAGCAACCGCATTATTATAAGGTATATTATTACTCGAACCAATAGCTGAAGACCCGTCACCTGCAATATAGTTATTAGAGCCTAGTGAAAATGAGCCTATAGTACCTGTACTTCCTCCAATTTGAGAATTATTACCTATACTAAAAGAAAGATTTTTTAATACCTCAACGTTATTACCTATTGCAAAAGAACTATTTCCAACTACATAAGCATCTCTACCTATAGCCACACTATCAGAACCCTTAGCGGTAGCATCAATACCTACCGTAAACGATCCTGTACCGTGTGCTCCTATAGAAGCACTACCAGGATTAGAGCCTGAAGAATATGTTAAGTCTGTAGCATCGGTACCAAGTGGTAAAAAGTCTGCTAAGTCTGTAGAGTTTATATATCTATGACCCGAATGGATGCCTCCCGTAGGAGTAGGAGTTTCAAGACCCGTATTAATATTGTCGGCTCCTATCTCTATAATTGTACCTTCAGGTGTCTTGGTATATAATTTACCGTCCTTGGTATTGACAGCTAGTTCTCTTTCTTCGATTTCGTTAATAGCAGGAGCTACTTTAGAAATATGAGAACCTTTTAATTGTATAGACATATTTTATTTCCTTTAAAATTTTATTAAACAGTTATAGTAACTAAAGAACTACCAGAAATAGTAGAACCATTATATCTAGTAACAGAACTTGTAATAACAGCATTACCTACACTAACAGAATTTACTAAACCTGATGTACTAACGGTAGCTACGTTAGTATTATTAGAACTCCATTCAGACGTATTAGTAATTGTGGTAGGAGAACCGTTCCAATTGTTATGAGTATACGTAGCTTCAGAAGCTAATTGGTATATATTATTAATTCCTGTAATAGTAAATTCTGAAGGTATAACACTAATAGTTTCTATTACTGGCGTATTATCTATGCTAATATTAATACTTGCTTCTACCGTATTAGTTCCATCACTAAGAGTAGCTCTAACAGGTATATCGGTATAAGAGCCACCTGTAGAAGGCTGAGTAACACATCTTATCAATCCGCCATTTAAACCATCAGAAACGGTATAAGCGTTTTCATCAGACGAAATCCAATCCACCTCATCGGTTACATTAACTGTAGTTTCTGAAGCTGTTCCCTCTGTATCAATTACGGAATAAGTAGCATAACATTCTAATTGTCTAACCGCATTTTCTAATTTATTATCTATAACACCACCTACAGTATCAATTATATTAATTCTTAATAGCGTAGCACCTGTACCGAAATAATATCCAAAATCAACTTTTAATTCGTTAGCCTCTACCCATCGTCTATTACCGTCGGCAGAACTAATTAACATCATTCCATCAACCGAAGGTAATCCTAGATTGTCTTCTTTAGTAATTACTTTTTGATCTAATACTACACCCTGATATGCACTTAATGTGTTATCTCTTTTATACTCCTCCTCTTCGGGATTAGTAGGTGCTGTTAAATTATCTATAACATCTTTTACTATATCGTCCGTAAGAGCATTATCTACCCATACTCTAGTTCCATCTTTTAAAGAACCTAAAACCATATTATTTTTAGAGGGAGCACCTAGATTATTTTCTTTTCCTGGAATAGTTCCATCGGGCGAACCATTTACATCCATCTCTAAAGATGATAATGATTGTAAGATAGAAGAATCTTGCTCTAAAAGATAGGTAACATTAGCTAGGTTATTTTGAGTTAAAACAAAATTCTGTTGAATTCTATCATTTTGTTCAGTTTGTTCAGTTTGTAATAATTCAATATCTTGTTTATTGTTGATAATATCTGTAATATTTCTATCTATTATTGTTCTATTAGTACTAATATCGTTTCTAATATCTAAATCTTCAGCGTCTAGTCTAATTATTTGACTTTCTAAATTAGAAATATTTGTTTCATTAGTAGAAACTCTAGGCTCTAAAGAAGCCACATTAGTTTCTAGGGAAGCTGTTCTACTATCTAGGCTAGAAATATCTGAAGTATTAGTAGAAATTAAATTAGTATTATTAAATATATTAGTAGAGTTATTATTAACTTGAGTTTGAATATTTGTAATGTTTGAGTTTAGATTAGTAATACCATCGGTATTTGATGTTATTCTGGAATCTAAAGAATCATAATTGCCTTCAACTACTGTTACTCTACTTTGAAGCGTGATAGAATTTACATCACCTATTTGAGTTTGAATATTAGAGATATCGTTCTCATTAGCTGTAATTCTAGAATCAAGATTAGATATATCAGAATCTAAAGAAATATCTTTATTTTGTAGGGAGAGTATATCGTTTTCTGAATTTGTAGTTCTTTGTGTAATACCTACTAAATCTGAAGATAAATTGGAAATGCTTGTAGTATTTGAACTAATAGATGTTTCTAATTGAGTATCTTTATTTTTAAGATTTGGAATTTCATTATTAACTAATTCATCAATAGAAATTTGTACTCCTGTAATATCTGAAGTATTATTAGATGTTAATCCCTCATTAGTTGTTACTCTTTGAGTTAAATCTAATAAATCGGTATTTAATAAATTAATAGATGAATTATTAGTAGATATTCTTTCATTTAAAATTCTTCCTTGATTAGCAGAAAGTGCCAAAGAAGTACTAACAGAATCTAATTTATCATAAACATAAACCTGTTCTATATCTGGTAAATCTATCCAAACTTTATTTCCATTTTCACCTGTAGCTAATACTTGGTGATATGAACCAACTCCGAGACTATTCTCTTTAGTATCTAAAATAGTTCTTAGCGAAGATATTTCTTCATCTAAAACTCTACCTTGATTAGCTGAAAGAGGTACTTCTCTATCTGTAGATACCAGGTTGTCTTGTATATCTGTTTTATCTATTTTTTCGTCAAAAACAGAATTTACAAAAATTCTTAAATCTGCAGCAGTAATTTCATTATTTACGTTATCTGGAAATAAGCTTAATATGTATTCTTTTGAATTAGCCATAAACTTCCTTATAAATGTTCTTTAATTATTTATAAGGAAGCATAAATTATATCTCGTCATTTTTACAACGAATTACAAACTCTACTTTTATATTTGAATCCAGAAACAATCAGAATTTGATGAAGGTGTTTCAGAATTTGAAACACAAATATTTACACTACCACTATCTATAGCATAACATATAGTTTTAAAATAACCTAAAGAAGCAGCAGGTAGAGTTGAAAGAACTGTTATATTAGATTGAGTACTTAAATACTCTCTAGTAACTAAACATCTACCGTCTGTTATTTGATTAGTATGTAGAGAGGGAGCATGAATTCGTCCATCACTATAAATTTCAAGAGCATTAGAACGTGTAGAATCACTACCATTTCCTACTTCGAATAGAGTATCTGATTTATTCTCATTATATTTACCTATAGCCGTCTGACTATCATATCCTGCTACCGTATGCTTTCCTCCAGCATGAGAGCAATTATGTGAAGCTACCGTATAATATCCTTCAGCATGAGAAAAGTATCCAGAAGCAGTAACATTATATCCCTCGGCGTGAGAACTAAGTCCAGAAGCAACAGTACGAAACCCCTCGACATGAGAATATAATCCAGAAGCAGTAGCTTCATGTCCTTCAGCGTGAGAATGCTCACCTGTAGCAGTAGTTTCACGTCCTTCGGCGTGAGAATCATGTCCGGAAGCAACAGCGCGATACCCTTCCGCATGAGAATAGTATCCAGAAGCAGTAGTGTAATATCCTTCGGCGTGAGAATCATGTCCAGAAGCGTGAGTTTCACGCCCTTCCGCATGAGAACGATATCCAGAAGCAGTAACATTATATCCTTCGGCGTGAGAATATCTGCCTGTAGCACTACCTCCAAAACTTAAATTAACGGCACCTTCACCCAGAACATCTGAACTACGATCCTTTATTCTATATCCGTCTCCATCTTTAACAAAATTTAAATCTTGCCAATTAACATCTCTATCTATATCTGAGAGCTTCGTTAGTACTTGTCCGGTATCTCCACCAATCGGTACTCCATCAGTCGGTGCTCCGCTTCCTATATCTTCTACAGAAACCCATTTTAAATTTCCTGAAGCGTCTAAGAATCCGAATTCTTTAGTATCTGTAGCAAAAACAATCTCGCCATATATAACAGGTCCTGACCAGTCTCCTCCAGAACCTGTTGAAGGCTGTCCTGCGATTAATGCTGATTTAATATCTCTTCTCTGTATTAAGCCTGTAGTCGCCATCTTATTCCTTTATAATTTGTATATTAGATTTACTCTCGTAAATTTTTATAGATTCGTTTTCAATCTTTCCATCAGAAACATCCCAGTTATACTCTGTAGCTAATTTAGATTCTTTTCTATTGTTTTTATCTATTAAATAATAAAACATTTTTACTACCTCTATAGGTGCTATTAAACTTATAGGTAGATATAAATTACCTCTCAGCGTTAAATCGAAAGAAATATTGATAATGTTTATATCCTCTTCTTCAAACTCTTCTAAAATTTCAAAGGCCGGGTCTGAAATTAATAGTTGAGTTTTTGTTGTTTCTTCAAACAGAGGAGATTCTTTCACCTCTATAGGTAAAGAAGGTCTAAAATTAGGTAAAATTTGTTCTACTATTTGAAATGCTTCGTTCATACCTCTGGATTGAATTAAAAGTTTAAATTGAAAGTCATAAGGAACACTATTTAAAGAATATCTTAACGTGTCTTTTCCATCAATATTTACCTTGAAAGATAATTTATGATATTTATTTACGGTTCTATCTGCTGCCTTATTCATTCCCTCAAAACTTAATATCATTCTTGGCACTACATTCCAGTTAGAAAAATCTTTATCGCCTATATCCTCTAGGGCTATACTTTTTTCGTAATTACCAAATTGAATAGGTATTATTTCTTCGCCCAGGTCTCCATTATCTTTTTTTACATAGCTTTTGATTTTACCAAAAGCATTTAATACCGATAAGGTATAGGTTCTAGAACTATTAAAAAATAGAGTTCCTTCGACTTCCTCGTATTTCATTTATTATGCTCCAAAGATATTAGCGAATGGTGAGAATTCTTTAGACTCTTGTAGTTTTTTCTTTCTTAGGAGTTGACATTTTCCACATTCGCAATCTTCTTTTCCTGTGCAATCGGCAAAGAGGTTGGTCTGTGTAGTAGCTATATCACCTACTACTGTAGCTTCTAGTTCTAGCTCTAGTCTCTCCAATTCCGATTCTAGTTTTAAAATTTTCTTCTCGAGAACTTTATAATCGCCTGCAGTGAGTTCGGATTCGTCTAGAGATTCTTTTAAAATTTTTAATTCTAGTTCAATCTCAGATTTATTTTTTTTATTTTTAAATGAAGAAAATCCCATAGAATTCCTTTTTTATTTTATTTATATTATTTTAAGACTTTTATACTATAATTAAATTATGAAAAAAGAATATTCTCAATGGGGATTAAATTTTATATTAGGTTTAAATCCTGCAAAATATAATTATGTAACTAATATAGGTGATTTGGTAGATTTTAAAGGTGATAGTTCTAAGATGTATTTCGGAGTTATGGCTCAAGATATCGAAGACTATATAGAAAAACAAGGACATAATTCAAGAAATTATAATATTCTTAACTATTCAGAAGATTATATGAGTGTTAACTACTATGAACTAATAGGTCCTATGATTAAATCTATTCAAGAACTAGAAGAAAAAGTTACAAAGCTAGAACAAAAACTAAAGGATAAAGATGAATAAATATTATGAAGTTTCAAGATATGAGGATACGATAACTATCCTAAAACCAATAACTCCAAAAGAGGCAGAAGAACTAAACACTGTTAACGTATTAAAAATAGACGATGAGAAACTTAATAAATTTATTAATCTAAATGTTGACGAAAAAACAATAACTATTAATAAAAACGGCGAAGTAGAATTAGGCGAAAACACCTACTATGGTATATCTCTTAGAGATGAAAATAAAGTAAAAATAGCTAAAAGGGCTAGACAAAAGCTAGATGGTATCGTTCACACTTCCGACCTAGTGTATTATATAGAATTTATTGAAACTAATAACATTCTAAATTCTAGAGGTTTTTTTATCACCGAGGATAATAAAGAAGAGAAATATTTAGAAATTTTAGAGGCAGGTGATGAAGATCTTATAAACACCTTAGAAAGATTTTTAAATTCGCGAGATAAACTAGGAAAGGTTAAATCTGCTAAAACAGAATTTGATAATATTATTGAAAGTTTAAAATACGCTGATGAAAATAACAAGGAAGAATTAGAACAAATTGAAAGAAAAATCACGTAATATATCAATCTACTATTATTTTATAAGAGATAAGAGAGTAAATGGTACTCTCTTTTATTGTTTTGAATATTTTGAATTTTTAAATAGATTTAATAATGCTTATTTCTATATTTATGATATTAGTGAGAAGGATTTAGAGTTTGTAAAAAACATCTTTAGAAAAAGATATAATTTTAAAGATGAAATATTAGAAAAGATTATTCCTATTAATTCTTTGATAGGGGTTTATAATTCTCAATCACAAAAAAACCTTATATTAGATACTCGTACTTTTAATAAACTTTTTCCTCTAATTAAGGAGGATATATATGTTTTTATGAGTGGCGGAAATAATCATTACGACGAAAAGAAAATCCTTAATATGCCTAAATCAAAAATTAAAAACATATATTATTATGGAAGTTACGAATATCAGAATTATGAAATTTTTGAATATTTAAAGTTTAACTTTGAGATTTTTAAGAAATTTAAGAACCCTAAAAACGGAAAAATTTTTACTAGCTCCAGACTAATGAAAGAAAAGAAAGATGCTAAAGATCCTAATAAATTCTTTAATATTTTTGAGGAATATGAAAAATTTAAATATATTCATAATCTAAGAGATGTTAACAATAGATTTATACCGGAGTGTTTTTTTTATGAAAGAGAATTAGAGTTCGTAAATGAAATAAAAGAAATAGACTCGGCGGTTTTAAGATATGAAGATTGTTTGAACAGAAATTTAGAAAAATATAAATTGACTAAAGATGATAAAATAATTCAAGGCATTCTAAATGATAATTAATGATGATAGTGATATTCTCTTAACGTTTTCTTGGGGTAATTTTACACACGGAGTTTCAGGACATCTTTTCGAATGTATAGAATATTATTATATTTTAAAAAATCAATTCAATGTAAAAATTCTTATTCCCGAGAATATTAAAAACTATAAAGAGACTATAGAATCTAAATATAATTTTGAAAAAGACGAAATAAGAGATATTTTAGAAAATACTATTTTTTCAGTAAAACCGGCTTTAGTTAAAACTAATAATATATTTTTTGTGGATGGTTCCTGGAAAAATATTAAGAGATCTAATATATTATATAAGAAAATCTTATGTTTCGCTTGTGGAGACCTTAGTATTTTAGAACAGGATGAATCTACGGTTCTATTAGATTATAGAGTATATGACAAAGTTCCTTCTAAATCTTTTAACTACAAGAAAAAACTATTATTAAAAAAATTAAAGAAACCTGTTAAATCTGAAAATAAAGTATTAATTTATGCTACCGAAAATTGTAGAGATACTGACTATGATACAGAAAATTCCTTAAAAGTAAAAAAAGAAGACCTGCCTATTTTAAATATTTTTGAAAAATTTAATAAGTATGTTTATACTCCTGTATCCAGAAAATTTGATTGTTCGCCTAGATTCCTAGTTGAGTGTAGATATTTTAATAAAGAAATAGAATTTTATAATATAGATTATTGGAAAGAAGATAGAGGGCTATATTATAGATGGAGAGATATAGAAGAAGATTTTGAGTCTCTGATTTTAGAGGAGAATGATGAGATTATAGATATTTTAAAATCTATAATCCAATAATTCTCTCAATTTCATTCCTAAATCTTTCAGAAGATACTTTTTTCTGAGCATCTTCAAAATTTCTTCTAACTTCTTTTAAGGATCTTTTATCAGGAGTAAATTTCGTTTTACTGATAAATCTATAAAACCTAATAACTCTAAGATAGTCTTCCTGAATTCTATCTTCTGGATTACCAATAAATTTAAGAACTTTATTTTCGATATCAAAAATGCCCTCTAAATTAGGATCTATGACTTCTTTACTTAATAAATTATAATAGATAGCATTAATAGTAAAATCTCTTCTTTTAGCATCATCAAAAATAGTTCCAATTTCTACCGATTCGGGTCTTCTACCGTCTTTATAGGTGCCGTCTTTTCTAAAATTTGCAATCTCATAATCCATACCATTTTTAGAGACGATAACTACTAAAAACTGTTTCCCTACTTCTTTAACCTGAAAGTCATGTTCTTTAAAAATATTTTTAATCCTATCATAATTTATATCTGTCACGAAATCAAAATCTTTTGGTTTCTTTTTTAGTATAATATCTCTAACAGATCCTCCGACCATAGAACTATTTTTAGAGAAAGATGATAGAATACTCATAACCTCTAAAGTAGTTTTATCGAGCGTATAATTTTTAATTCTTCTAGAAAATTCTTTTTTAAGGTATTGAAATTTAACTCCAAGTCTTGAAAATCTTGGTTCTTTATTTTCTTCTATTAAAAGAAAATCTCTTATTAAATCATACTCCTCTGAAGGTTCCTCATCTAATGCGTATCTAGCTCTTAATGCTTTTTGATAACAATCGATAGGTAAAAAATTTAATTTATTATGTTTATTATATAAAATATTATTAATTTCTTTTTTAATTCTTTCTTTCATTTGCTCTCCTTTATATAATATATTATATAATAATAGTCCTTAATAACATATTAATCATACTTTAAGTCTCTTTATTCTATAATATGTTTTATATAAAGAGAGAAGGATAGAAAGATGAGGTTTAGAGACACTAAATATGGTGATTTAACAGGACAAACCTATGAAGGTAATATTAGTGTAGAGGATTTAAGTCTAACTTCTCTAGAAGGCGCTCCAGAGGTAGTTAATGGTAATTTTGATTGTTATAATAATCAATTAACTTCTCTAAAAGGAGCTCCAGAGGTAGTTAGAGGAAATTTTAATTGTTCTAACAACAATTTAGCCTCTCTAGAGAGAGCTCCTAAGGTAGTCGATGGTAATTTTTATTGCTCTTACAACAATTTAACCTCTCTAGAGGGGGCTCCGGAGATAATTAATGGTAATTTTTATTGTCATTTTAATAATCTAACCTCTCTAGAGGGTTCTCCTAAGGCAGTTAATGGTATTTTTTATTGTTATAATAATAAACTTACTTCTCTAGAAGGAGCTCCAGAGGCAGTTAGAGGAGATTTTAGTTGCTCAGATAACAATTTAACTTCTCTAGAAGGAGCTCCTAAGGTAGTCGATGGTAATTTTTATTGCTTTAATAATCGACTAGTTTCTCTAGAAGGTCTACCATACTCTAAAAATGTTAGTTCAGATTTTAGTAAATTAGAAGTTGATGAGTATATGAAGGATGTATTTCCTTATCATTTTATCTGATTTTAAGTCTTATTACACTATAATATATTATATAAAGAGAGAAGGATAGAAAATGAATTTAGAAAAAATTAGAGAAATTGAAAAACAATATAATATTAAGATTATCTATATTACAGTGAGCGGTTCTAAATTATATGGTACAGATAATGAAAACTCAGATACCGATTATAAAGGAATTTTTATTCCTTCTGTAGAAGACGTTTTACTAAAAAGAGATAAATCCTCTATAGATCTTAGCACAAATAAAACAAACATTAAAAATTCTAAAGAGGATGTAGATATTACTTTACATAGTATTCATAGTTATTTTAATCAGCTATCTAAATTCGAAACAGGTGCTGCAGATGTTCTTTTTAGTATGTTTAGAAAAGACACTATCATTTACGAAACACCCGAATCTAAAACTATTAAAGATAATTATAAATTATTTTTAAATAAAAATATGAAATCTTTTATCGGATATGCTTTAGGTCAAACTAAAAAATTCGGAATTAAGGGAGCTAGATATAATGAATTAGATAATTTTGTTAAATGGCTAAATTCAGTTGACAAAGATAAATCTATTAAATTAGAAAATTTATTTGATGATATTAAAAATTATATTAAAGAAAACAACACAAAATATATCAAATTTGTTAAAACACAAGGATCTAACAATGAAATTTGGGATTATATTTCTATTCTTGGTAAATTATTTCACGGTAGTGTGACTCTAGAATATTTTATAACAAGAATTAATCAACTATATAATCAGTTTGGTAATAGAACAAAAACTATTGCTAGTACAGATTCTAAAACGGACTTTAAAGCATTATCTCACGCATATCGCGTAGCTTATGAGGTCGAAGAACTTTTAGAAACTAGTTTTATTAGATTTCCTTTAAATAGTAAAAAATTTATTAAATCTATTAAAGAAGGTAAACAAAGTTATGAGGGTGTTGTAGAAATAGTTCAACAAATTTTAGAACGTGTAGACCTTTTATTATTAGAATCTAAGCTGCCCGAAGAAGCGAATAGAAAAGAAATTGATAAAATCTTACTAAATTACTATAAATACTAAAATGGAGAACCATGAACTACAATAAGTTTTCAAAACCTAACCTAATACTAGATATACAATACAATTTAAGAGCTAAGCTCGATACAGGATTGAGATGTAATTATAATTGTTTCTTTTGTTATTATAAAAATAATCTTAGAGATCCTGAACTTTCTTTAGAAGAAATTAAAAAAAGAGCACAAATCTTAAAAGAATCAGGAATGAAGGAGGTAGACCTCTCAGGAGGAGAATCTACTATTCATTCGAAATGGTTCGAAATTTTAGAATATTGTAATGAGAATTTTGAGAAAGTGTCTTGTCTAAGCAATGGTTCAAAACTAAAATCAAAAGATTTTGCTAAAAAATCCTTAGAAAAAGGATTAAAAGAGGTATTATTTTCTTTACACGGCTATGATGAAAAATCTCACGATGAGATAGTCGGTCATAAAGGTGCTTTTAAAAACATCATAAACGCTATCAGAATATGTCAAGAGATTGGTATTGATGTTAGGATTAATTGTACAGTAACCTCTAAAAATATGAAAAATTTAGAAACGTATTCTAATCTAATAAAAGATTTAAACCCTTCTCAATTAAACTATCTACCCCTTAATTACTGGGATGATGCTAAAGACTCTAAACCTGAAAAATATGGAGAATTATCAACATATATTAAACAATCTATAGATATTTTAGAAAACTCAAATATAGAAATTAATGTAAGATATATTCCTTATTGTTTTATGGAGAGATATGAAAAATATGTTTGCGATACGTATCAACATATTTTCGATTTAAAAGATTGGAATATTTTAGTCTATGATTTAAAAGAACCTAAAAATTTCACCCTAGAAGAAGCTTTTAATGAAGCTTTTAATAAAAGAAATTATACTTATTATAAACCAAAAAAATGTTTCGAATGTAAGTTTTTTAAAATTTGTGATGGAGTAGAAAATAATATTAAAGATACTCAGGATGTTTATCCTATAAGAGGAAAGAAAATCGAGAATGTAGTGGAATTTAGAGTTAATTAGTTTTTAAGCTATATTATTATATAATATAATAACTGAAAGGAAGAACATGATAATTTATTTTATTGGTATGAGTATTTTATTAATTTTGGGATTAGCAAGTTTAGTAATTTCTAAAGACGATGAATGTAATATATGCGTTTTACCTTGCGTTATAAGCGCATTAGTTTTTAGTCTTACTTCTTGGGTAGGTATTATTTTAATACTTTTAAGGAATATTAGGAGAATTTGGTTTGAATAATAAAATATTTACAAATATTAAGAATAATATTATTTTAAAGTATGAGGTGATGCTTTGGTGGTTTCATAAGCCTGATGAATATTGGTTAGAAGTAGTAAAATTTTTAATATTTTTACTAGCTATTACTTTATTATTTTCATCATCTTATTACATTACACATAATATTTTATTTTAAAGGAAGAAAAATGAGTTTTGACGATATTGCAAAACGGCTAGGTATGAGAAAATCAGAAGCTGTTAAAATTTACGAGAGAGCTATGAGGAAACTAAAAATGCCTTCAAAAGATAATCAAAAATTCTGGGAATATGTACATATAAATGAACATAGGGATAATTAGTGGATGAAGATTTATTCGAATTAATGGACAGGCAAATTAGAAAACAAGGTCTGGATGACATATACGAAAATATCATGAATGAAATAAAGAGATTATGGGTGTCTTTTAATAGTTATTTTTTATGAAAGATTTAAAAATATATATTAAACAAGATGGAATGTATAATACCCTAGAAATAGTATTATCTAATATTCCCGTAGAAGATGTTAAAGACTGGTATAGTTTCGGTAGTCATAAAGAGTTTTCAAATCTTATGGAAGCCCTATTATATATTAATAGTGTCTTTTTATCTGACACAGATTCTGCAGACTGTGTTAGAATTATAGATAGAAAAATTTCCGACGAGATTACAATAACTAAAAAACAAATAAGAGAAATGTATCCTCAACATTTTATATAAAGGTAAATATTGGATAAAATAACAGCTATTAGAGAGTTAGAAAATCATATAGAAATCCTTACAAACAAGAGCGAAGATATTAAGAATCTGGACAGACTATTATCCGCACTTAGACCTGGACACGAGTATGAACCTAGATTTCAATCAGGAGCATCTGACGGTAGAACCAGATTCTATCAAACTCAAAAAATGGAAAGAGGTGTTCTTTTTATAATACCCAGAGGGTTTAAAAAGAGATTATTAGATAATATTTCTTTTGATTCATCATCTCTTCTACCTCCTGATAAAATTTCAGAAGAGGATAAAGAGATATTAAAGTCTATAATAAACACCTTACCCTTTAAGCCTAGAAAATATCAATTAAAATCTGTGATTCAGTTTATAGAAAATCATAATTATTTAGCTAGTATGTGTACAGGTTCTGGTAAATCTCTAGTAGCATATCTAACTATGAGATTTTTTTACGAAAGAGGTATGAAAGGTATTCTTTTAGTTCCAACTATTTCTCTTACTATGCAAATGTATGGAGATTTTAAGGATTATAATGCTCCTGAATCTTTTTTAGAGAATATAAAACTAGTCGGCGGTGAGAATAATGATAAAGAACTAAATAAACCTCTTATTATAGGAACGTATCAAAGTCTCGTTAAAGTTAGGGAAAATATGAAAAGCTATAATTTCATTTTAACAGATGAAGTACATTTAGCTTCTGCCGAAAGTATGCAACTAATCCTAGAACAACCTTTTAAAGTTAAACTAGGGATGACAGGTAGCGTTCCTATTGTTACTGTAGATAGAATGGCGATTGAACAGATATTCGGCGAACCGGATTTTATAGTAACCGCTAGAGAATTGATGGATCTAGGATTATTAACGGATAGTACTATAACACCTGTGTTCTTAAATTATGAAAGAAGACAGGATGGTCTTCGAGCAGGATTAAAATATCAGGATGAGGTAAAATTTATCAAGCAATCGGAATCACGAATGAGGTTTATTAAAACTTTTTTAGATAAGTTACCCGGTCTTACTGTTTGTTTATATGCTCACAATGAACACGGTGAAAACACATTTAGATCTCTTACCGGAATAGATATAAAACCTAATGATATCGAAACAATGAAAAAATATAATGTTTTCTTAATCAACGGAAAAACTAAAGGTAGGATTAGAGAAGAGATACGATTATACACTGAAAACATAGAAAAAGGTGTTATAATAGCTAACTATAAAGTATTTAGTACAGGAATAAATCTTCCTAACTTAACAAATATCATATTATTAAGTAGTACTAAAAGCTATGTTACTATTCTACAAAGCTTAGGTAGAGTTTTTAGAAAAAAACAAGGTAAAATTAAAGCTAGAATTTTTGATGTTGTGGATAATTTTCCATATGCGAAAGAATCCTATTCTATGAAGCATTTCTGGGAGAGATTATCAGCCTATAATCAAGAGAATCACACTATTATTGAAAAAGAGATAGATATGAGGAGATATAAGTGAAAAGTATAATTAAAAGGGTGCGGAGCTTGAAAATGATTTTCTAATATGTACTAAAATTATTAAATAAAGAAAAAATTAAGAATAATTACATATAATAATATTACTTACGAGGAGAATAAATTGTTAAATAAAGAAACTTTACAAATTTTACAGAGTATAACAGGAATTACTAATTCAGCTATTATTACGTATCCTATTACTACTATTCAAAATTATAATAAAAATGTAATAGGTATTATCGATTTTAGCGTAAATGAAGATGGTGGTTGGGAAGAATTTGGAATTTTTGATCTTTCTAATTTTTTAAATGCTTTAACTGTATTAAATGATCCTAAGATTATTTTAGAAAATAGTACTATAATTGCTAAAGATGAAGACAGTGAAATTCAGTTTGTAACCAGCTATCCAGATGCTTTACAGGATTTTACTACTAGTCCGAACAAAGTAGAAACTACTCTAGCCGTTGATTCTGTTGTCGAGGTAGATGTTTCCGTAGATACCATTAATAGAATTAGAAAAGGTGCCAACGTCTTTAAAACTCTTAAAGATTTATTTTTAGTAAAAGAGGGTTCAGAGTTTTATATTAGAACAGGAAATAAAAACAAATTTAATTCTAAAGAAAATTCATATTCTATTAAGTTGGAGCCCGAGTTGATTAAGGGTGATGATTTTGAGATTGCTATTCCTATTGACAATTTCTTAACTCTTCCTCAAATTGATTTTAAATTAATGATAAAAGAGAAAAACGGACAATATAGAGTTACTCTGACTAATAAAATATTTAAGTTTGTTTTAAGTACGGTTATATAAAATATAACTGGCATTAGTGATTATCTCTATGTAAGGCCAATAAAAAACGAGTCAAAGCTAGTTAGCTTTTAAAGAACCGGTAGGTTAGAGGAAGTCTCCTCACAAGTAAAATTAAAGGAACTTAAATGGATTTTTCATGGGAATCAATGCAAGCAAAACTAAAACCAGTATTCGAAGAGAAATCGGGTTTTAAAAAGAAAGAGGTAGATACGCGTTTCTGGACACTATCTAAAGACGAGAATGGTAATGGAGCAGCTATAATTAGATTTTTACCTGATCCTAACGAAGAACTATTTGTAGAAATGTCGCGAATTAATGCTCAAAGAAAACAAAAAGGTTTTTTCGTAAGTGAGTGGTCTCCTATTACTATCGGTTTACCCGATCCGTTTAATGAAAGGTTTTTAGAATTATGGCAGAAGGGTGAAAAGGAAAAAGCTAAGCTTTTAGGAAGATCTGATCGATATATTACTAACATTAAGATTATTAAAGATCCAGCTAATCCTGAAAATGAAGGTAAAATCTTTTTATTCGATATGTCTAAGACTATGTTAAATATGTTAAAAGAGGTAATGGTTGAAACAGATCAGATGAGGGCTCTAGGAGAAAAACCTATTCCTGTATTTAATCCTTTTGAAGGACATAACTTCTTAATTAAGTCTAAAATAGGCGAAAATAAAATCATTACATATTCTAACTCTAAATTTGCAGACTCTCCTTCAGCAATTTATGATTCTGTAGAGGCGGCAGAGAAAGATATTATAGAAAATGCACATAAACTCTCAGAGTTTAGAGATCCTTCATTCTTTTTATCATATGACGAACTTAAAGATCTTTTAGATAGATTTCTAAAAGAGGGTAAATATGCATCAGATGATAATAATCAACCTAAAAAATCAGATGAAAAAACATCAGAAAATATTGAATCTACAACAGGCCTATCTCTTAAAGAAAACAATTCGGATACAGAGGTATCTAAAGATGATGAACCTAAGCAAGAATCAAAATCCGAAGACGCAGATCTCGACGATCTCTTAGCAGATTTAGGATAATTTTAAGTCGGAGAATATTTCTCCGACTAACGATAAAAGAGAAATATGAAAAAAACAAGTTTAATAGTTGATGCTAGTCCTGTTTTTTATCGTTTCGCTTACTCTAGCGTCTCCTACGCAAAAAACAAACTAAAACTCAAACCTAGTGAGGATGGTATATATCCTTTCAATGAATATAAAGATATTTTTATATATTCGGTAATCAATACTATTTCTACTATGAAACAAAAATTCTTTGCTGATGAAATAGTGTTAGCCATAGATACTAAACCCTATTGGAGAACCGATTTATGGAAGGGATATAAACACGGTAGAAAGTCTAATGATAGGTCCGGAATAGACTGGAGTGCTTTAGGCGACACTATCCGAGAGATTTTAGATATATTAGACGAAAGCTCTAATATAAGAGTTATACGAATTCCTGGTATTGAGGGTGATGACATTCTATTTGTTTTGAGTGAGGAATTAAGTAAAAGAGGAAACGATGTAATAGTAAAATCTATAGATCACGATATTTATTATTGTCTAGCCTATGAAAATGTAAAATACTGGCAAGTTAAACATAGTGTAAAAGATAAAAAATGTGGATTCGTTCAATTTAATGAATCCGAACTAACTAAAATGAAGTTCGAACATGTCTTCTTCGGAGACCCTGGAGATAGTATTTTTCCTGTAACAGCATTTACTCAATTTTCTAAAAAGTTTAGAGAAATATATCCTGAAATGACTGAGCTAAAAGTATGGCCTAAAAGATTTGAAATAGATCAAGCATTTATCCAAAAATATGGAGAATCAGCATATAAACATCCTAGATTTGGTGCTAAATCCTATTATAAAAAAAGAGATAAGGAAGGATTTACTGATGAAGATTTTCTAAATAGAAATCCTATTCATAAATTAAATTTAGAACTAAATAAAAAAATATCTCTTCCTGAATATATTCCTAATAAAATAAAAAAAGAAATTATATCTGAATATGATAAAGAACATCCTGAAAAAGATGCAAAAAGACTAAATGAATATTTCCTTCAAAATAATCTATTTAATCTGATAGGTAAGATACCTCAACTTTAATAGCTTTTTAAGTTGAGGTATAATATAATATAATATATAAAATATGATAAGGAATGTCATGAAATATATTGTCGAATGCGGAAAAGAGGATGATGAGTTTGTTACAGTTATTCCAGATTTAAATTATACTTCTACATATGGTAAGGATGAAAAAGAATCACTAGAAAATATTAAAGAAGCAGCTCTTTTATATCTAGAAGGCTTAGAAGAACTACCCTCTACAGAATTTATTTCAAATAAAAAAGAAGAAAATATAAGGGTTATTGAGATAATAAAGGATAACGATGAATTTAAGATTACAAAAATTTCTAAACTTTCTAATTGAATTATTTAATAGGAAGGATAAAATAGAAAAAACAGAAGATGAGCACGAAAATATGTTTAATAATGAAGTTATAGTATCTGATAGAAAATTGTAGGAGAAAAAAATGAAGTATATTTACAGATGTAATAATAGTAAATGTGAAGATTTTGAAAAAGAGATTGAAATTAATAAACCTATAGCAGATTTTTCTAGAGAAGAGTTTTGTGAAAAGTGTAAAGAAGAGATGTCTAGAGTCTTTAAACCTTTCGGATTAAAAACAGCCGGTGACAGATATAAGATCTAAGATCTCAACATTAAAAGAGAGTTTATTTATTATATAATATAAATCTTACTACAAAAAGAGGTTAAATGAAACAGGAAATTAAACAATTATCACAAATAGAACACGTACTTCACAGACCGTCGATGTATGTAGGCAGTATCGTTAAAGAGAAAAAAGAAGAATTTATATTAAATGATAATAAATTTGAATTAGGCGAAAGAGAGTATGTTCCTGCTCTTATAAAAATCTTTAATGAAATTATAGATAATTCTATAGATGAATACGTGAGAACAAGCGGCGAATATTCCGATAAAATTTCTATTAAAATGACAGATAAGACTTTCGAGTGTTCAGATAATGGTAGGGGTATTCCTAACACTAAGATGAAGACTCTTCAAGGTAAAGAAAAATATCAGGCTGAAGTAGCATTTACTGAAATGTTATCAGGAGCAAATTATGATAATGATGATGAGGCTACGATTGGTACTAACGGATTAGGTTCAAAGGCTGCTAGTATTTTTAGTAAAAAATCGGTTATTAAAAATGATGACGGGAATGAACATATTGTTATTACCACTAAAAATAATCTTAGTGATGTAGGTGTATCTGAAAGAGAGACTATAAGAAGTGGCGTTGATACAAAAATCTGGCCTGATTTAGAATATTTTGGATTAGATGAAATTGACGATATTCATCAACAAGTTATCAAAGAACGTCTATATCATTTAAGTATATCATATCCTAATATTTCCTTTAAATTTAATGGTATATCTATCAAGTTGAACGATAAAAAATACTTTGAAATGTTTAATGCTGTTGAATTTATTAAAGTAAGTGATAATGTTTCTATAGCTGTTTCACATTCGCCTTCAGATCAATTTGAACACTTTTCATTAGTAAATGGGCTGGTTACTAAATCGGGAGGAACTCATATTAATGTTATTTCAAGAGAAATCGTTAATCCTATCAGAGAGAAACTCGTTAAAAAATTTAAAACTATTAAGCCAGGAGATATTAAGCAGAAATTAAGACTTATCGTTATTTTTAAAGAATTTAAAAATGCTAGATATACATCCCAAACTAAAGAAGAAATCACAAATTCTGAATCTGAAATTAAAAAATACTTGGGAGAATATTCTAAAGAACTAGATAAATTCGTTAAGAAAATTTTAAGAAATGATGATATCATGCTTCCGATAACAGAATTATTTCTTTTAAAAGAAGAGGCTAAAAGAAACGCAGAACTTAAAAAACTTTCTAAAAGTAAAAAGAAAATTAAATCAGAAAAATATTATCCGGCGACAGCTAAAAGAAAATACTTAATGATTGTAGAAGGTGAATCAGCTTTTGGCGGATTAAGTCCTGTTCTTGGTAGAGCAGAGATAGGATATTTTTGTCTTAAGGGTAAACCGTTAAATGCTTATAGCGCCTCCCAAACTAAATTTACTCAGAATAAAGAATTATCAGATTTATATCAAATTATAGTAAATGAGGGATATGAGAAAATTATTATGGGTACAGATCAGGATCTTGACGGTTTTCATATTCGAGCTTTGCTTTTAGGATTTATTGAAAGATATTTACCCGAATATAAAGGAAGAGTTGGGGTTATTAATACGCCTGTTAAGGCTGCTATTAAAAATGATAAGATGGTAAGATGGGTTTATGGATTACAAGATGACTTAAATCTTAGAAGTGGCGAGACTCTAAAATATTTTAAAGGCCTTGGTACTCATACTAAAAAGACCCTTGGAGTAGTAGTAGAAAAAGACGGTTTAGAAAAAATGATAGATATTTTTGAATGGGATGATTTAGAAATGCTTGATAATTGGCTAAATGATAAAAAAGCAGATATTAGAAAAGACTATATTATGAATAATGAGTTTAGTATTGCGAAACTTTAATCAATCTTTAAGTCTCTTTATTATATAATATAGAATATAAAGGAGAGAAAGATGTTTAAAGATAAATCAATAAAAGATCAATTTATAGAGGAAGTATATTATACATTAAATGGAGATTATGGATATTCTCTTAAAAATGAAGAACTTCCAAAAGAATATATAAAAGTTATAGAATCTTGGATTAAAAGAGCTGAAAAATATAATCACATAGAGAACGATGAAGTAGAAGATGCTTGTGATGCTATTGTAAAATTCGATAAAAAATAGGAGAGAAAAATGGATGATAATATTGTAGACGTTTATTTAGAAAACTACCCATATATTAATACATGGAAGGAATTTGATAAATTCATTGAAGTAGAATTTAAGGATCGCTACGAAGATTTAAAAAATATTGATAAATTTAGATTAATTCTGAATACCTGTGATGGTCGAACATACCTTTTAAGAGAAGAATCTCAGGAAGAGGCCTTAAAAATTTGGAATGAGTTATATTCTGATGAATCGCAATGCGAGAGAATTTATCATCCTACGTACTCGAAGGCTATGATTCATATATCTGTTCTAGAATCGATTATCAATAATATTAAAAAAGATATCAAATACTATAAATTAGATGATAGATTTAAAAAAGATTTAGAAGAATCTAGCATAGAATCTATTAATTATCTTAGTGAAATGATTAAAGAGATTCAAAAAACTTATAAGATGGACTAAAATAGGCTCTATAGATTATGGACTATATAAACGAAAAATAATAATATATTATCAAATATTAGTGACGACACTATTTGGCTAGAAATAAAATAGGAGAAATAATGAAAATATCAAAATTTTTAAGTGAAGACTTGGCAGACTATGCGAGCTATTCTACATTAAGAATGATTGCTAGTTGTATAGATGGTCAAAAGAATTCGGGTCGTAAAGTTTTATTTACAATTTTTGATAAAAATATTAAAAAAGATAAAGAATCTAGAGTATCTCAATTAGCAGCAAAAGTATCTGAGCATGCGGAATATCTTCACGGTGAAGTTTCATTACAGGGTGTCATCTCGAATATGGCTGCGGACTATACAGGATCTAATAATGTAAATCTTTTAGAGCCTAAAGGTAACTTCGGAACCAGATTCACACCAGAACCTTCGGCACCTAGGTATATTTACACCTTTGGTAATGAGTCTGCTTGGAATTTTTTTAATCAAGATGATAATGCTATTCTCCTCCATCAAAACTTTGAAGGTCATAATATTGAGCCTAGATTTTATCTACCTATTCTTCCTATTTTAGTTGTTAATGGTGCTGAAGGTATGGCTACAGGATTCGCTCAAAAAATATTACCAAGAGATCCTAAGAAGGTTAGAAAATATATCGAAGATTCTTTAAAAGGTACCCTAAGAGCTAATAAACATAACTCTCTTCATCCTCACTATGAAGGATTTAAAGGTACTATTATAGAAGGTGAAAGTTCTAATCAATTTGAAATTTGTGGTGTGATAGAACGTCTAACAAAAACAAAAATCAAAATTACTGAGATACCTATCGGATATTCTTTAAAGGGATATATTAAATATCTCGATAAATTGGAGGACGAAGGATTTATTCAAGATTATCAAGACCTTTCAGAAGATGATAATTTTGAATTTATACTAACCTTCAAAAAAGACATTTTAGAGAAATATGATGATGATAAACTTTTAGATAAACTTAAATTAATTAAGAGAATCTCAGAAAATTACACTGCTATCGATGAGGAAAATAAAGTAAGGACTTTTAGTGGAGTCAAGGAAATTATAGATTATTATATAGATATTAAAAAAGAGTATTTAGGATTAAGAAAAAGTCACCTAATTAGAAAGTTATCTAGGGATATTAGAGTATTAGTGTCTAAATATCTTTTTATTAAAGCTGTCGTTGAAGATGAACTAAAAATTAATAAAAGAAAGAAAAAAGATATCGAAAAAGATTTAGAGCGTTTTGATAAAATAGTCAAAGTTGAAGATAAATATGACTATCTTTTAAATATGAATATTATGTCACTTACTGAAGAAAGAATGCAAAAACTTTTAAACGATATTAAAGAGATGAAAAAAGAATTAGATAGGATTAAAGAAATTTCAATAGAAAATATGTGGCTAGAAGATCTAAAGGGTATTTAGATGTCTTCTTACGCTTTTAGATTAAAATCACTAGACTGGTTTTTAAAAAATGCTTTAAAAAAAGATGATTCTTTCTATCCGATGCATGAAAAAGGATTTTCTATACGCATTCAAGCGGTATTGTTAGGTAGACTATTATATATTAATAATTTAAATAAAAAGAAATTAAAAGAGTATTCTTGGGGTATCGAGGAGATTTATTATCCTGATACCCATCCTCAATATTTTATATAGCTTTAAGTCTTATTATACTATAATATATTATATGAAAAAGATGAGTAAAGTTATGAATAAACAAGAAGCATTGAAATTTTTTGAAGGTATTAGTTTAAATTTTAACTCTTATTATAAGTATGAATTTAATTATTCAGGTGAAAAAGACGGTAAGAAGGTTTCGGTTTATTTCGGTGGTACTGAAGATATATAGAGAGGAATATACATCCGTAGAGATTTTTAGAGACATATGTTTTGAGCATTTTAGTGTTATGGAAAATAAAAACAATGATATAGTTTATATTTTCTCTGAGAACTAATAAAGATAATTTTAAGATTATTAATATATAATTTAACAAAGGGGTAACTATGAGTATATTAGAAATCATAACACTAGGATATGCTGTAAATGTAGTAGCAATAATTATGGTCTTTTTATTAATCATCATACAGTCTTTTACTAAAATGAGTTTTTTAAATCATGTAGATAAGATGAAAGTTATTACGTATCAGCAATCTATTTGGAATAAATATTTATCAGCTAAAGAAAGAATGAAAACCTTTAAGTTAAATTTTTTAGAGTCTAGAGATTTTAGTTTCTTATTTCCTTTTGCTTATATTTTAGAATTTTTAGTAGTCTTTTGGCACTTTTTAAAATTTGATTTAGATGTTTTTATTTTTGAAAGAATTAAAAGTAAGACACAAAGAATGGAAGATAAAATAACAAAATATAGTGATAATGAAGAAAAAAATGATATTAATAACAGGCTCTAAAGGCTTTATAGGAGGAAGATTAATTAAACTTCCTAATTTTATTTCTTATGAAAAATATATCGATAATCCTTCTAATTATAAATTGTCTAAAATAGTTCATTTAGCTAGTGTTAGTGAAAGTAGGGAATTCTTAAATTTAAATAAAACCTCCACCGTTATGATAGATTTTACTATAGATATAATAAACCTATCTAAGAATCTTGATATAGAGTTAATTTTTTCTTCTTCTATGGCTGTAGAATATTTAGGTGGAGAAAAAGATATTTATGGAGTATATAAAAAATTTGCCGAATATTACATTAAAAGTAATTTACCTAAATGGAAGATTTTAAGAATTCCTAGAATTTATGGTAAAGACAGAAAGAAAGGATTAATGAGAACTTTAAGAGAGGGTACTTTTAAAGGAAATTTATCAGATGAGGTCGAATATGTGGACATAGATGTTTTTATTAATTTCTTTACCGATTATATTAATAACGGAAGATTAAACGTTATAGAATACGTTCCCGAAAGACTAAAAGAAAAAGATACTGTTTTAAATATTGGAAAAAAATATGAATGTTTACATATTGACTATAATAATACTAACTCATAATAGACCGAAAGGTTTTGAAAGACTAATGAACAGTATAAAATCATTCAATCTTTCTAATATTAAAATAATTATTAATTGTGATAATGAATTTACATATCTATACGCTAAAAAAATTGTTAAAACATTAAATATAAAATCTACAATTTTTAATCACACAGAAGAAGTAAATGAATTATACAGGATTATGTATGAAAAAACTAATACGAAATATGTATGGTTTTTGGAAGATGATGATGAGATTTTATATATTCCTGATATAGAGAAAATGGAAGAAGATCTGATAATAGGTTTATATAAACCTATTAGGTTTGACAGATCTCATAAAATAATTAAAGATAACATAAAAATAGATGAAGATAATATTCCCGAATTTTTTCAATTATCTCAAATAATATTTAAAAGAAATAAACTAGGTTTAGAGGATTTCCCTAAAGAATACAATAATGAAAATGATGAAGTTATTTTAAAATCTATTTTAAAAAATTCAAAAAATATTAAAAAAATCTCAAAATCTTTTTTTAAACAAGGAAGCTACGGAGATAATTTATCTCTAGAATATCTTTAAGGAAGTCAATGAAAATATCTCATGTAAACACAATTAAAAATTCTATAAATCTATTTGTAGATATTAATACTATTTGTAATTTAAATTGTCCTTATTGTTTTGCTAGAAAAGAAAAGGAGTGGAATAAAGAAATAGAAATCGGGAAAGTAAAATTTATTTCTCAATCTTTAAAGTTTAGTAAATATTCTTTCAATATAATTTTATTTGGAGGAGAACCTCTTCTCCATCCAAAAATTAAAAATATAGTAAATATATTTAATAATAATCCTAAAGTTAATAAAACTATAATATTAACTAATGGCACTTTAAAAGGCGTACCATATGATTTAGATTCAGAATATGTATTTACTCTTCATGAATTATCTGAAAAAGAATTCAATAATTTTATGAAGAATATAGCTAAACCTGAGAAGAGTATAGTTAATTTTGTAATTAAACAAGACAAAACTTCTATTGAGCGATATAGGAAAATATTAAAAATGAAAGATGTTCTCTTAGATATAGAACACTCTCAAATATATGATGATAATATATACATTATAGAAGACTTAAGTCATTTAAATTTCCTAGAACTTCGCAAAGAATTTGTAATTGATAATAAAACCTTTAATTATAGAGATTTTTTAAAATTTCATAAGACTTTAAATCCTAAAGAATTTATTTGTGAGATACAAGAGTTAAATATAGATTTAGAAGGAAACATATCTAACGATTGTTCAGGAATAAGGGATAATATTTACGATAATCCTCTTTTTTTTAAAAAATATGTTAAAGAATATGAATGTTTAAGAAATAGATGTTTAGAATGTACAGGAACTATTAGAACTACTAAAATATCAAAGGAACTTAATGAATGAATTCAATAAATTAAAAAAGGTTATTATAGGTTCAGAGCTACAAACCTCACTAAACATGTTGGAAAATAATATATTAAATGAATTAAAATCTTTTAATTATTTTTTTAAATCAGATTTTGATAAAAACGATATTAGAGAACTAATCAATAATATGAATATTAAGATTAAAGATAGACAAAATTCTATTTCTAACTTCATTAAAACTATAAAAAAAGAAAAAATAGATGTATATAATATAGAAGATTCTGATCTCTACGTTAGTTCTAATCCTAGAGATATTTTTTCTATTTTAGATGATGTAGTTTTAGTTACTAATTCATTATTAAAATATAGACGAAGAGAATTTGATGTATATATTAAAAATTTTCCTGAATTATTCAGGGATAAAAAAATTCTGGATTTAAGAGAAATTTTTAAGAAATATGAAATTTTAGAATACGATTATACTCACTATAATCTTTTAAGTTTAAATAAATTATCTAAAAACTATGAGAAATATAGACCAAATTTTGAAGCTGCAAATATTTTAAAATGTGGAGATAAAATAATAATGAACGTGAGTAATAAGAGCGAATATCATGCCTATATTTTGTTAGAAAAATTATTAGGAGTAGAAATAACTCCAATTTTTATAGACTATCATCATATAGACGGAGCTCTTAATATTATTAATAATGAAATATGTTTATTATGTTTTGACTCTAATATAGTTTCTAAAAACTCTATTTTAAATCATCTTCCTGAGTTTATAAAAAATATGGATATTATTTTTGTAGATAAAAATCCTAAATCTCATGAAAAAATTAAATATAAGGTGTTGGCTAGTATTGGCGGAATGTTTATTAATTCTCTTAGTATTGATGAGAATACGGTCATAGTAAATAAAGAGGCATTGTATGTTATAGATGAGTTAGAGAGAAGAGGCATTAAAGTTTTAAAATTAAATTCTAAAAATTCTGAACTTTTTGGTGGAGGATTTCATTGTATGAGTGTAGATGTAGAAAGATATAAAGATGGAAAATAGATTTCAGTTTAATTTTTATATTAATACTATGTGTAATCAGAAATGTTCCTATTGTTATGCTAGAGCAGGCATGAAATGGAATACTATTTCTCCGTATGAAGAAATAATAAAAAACATCAATCTATTAATAAATAGACCTAAATGTATAATAAGTTTGATAGGTGGAGAGCCTACGCTTCATCCTAAATTTGAAAATATTTTAAGAAGCATAAAGGATCTTAATCATAACCTTCATATATATACTAACGGAACCTCGTCTTTTTTTAATAATTTAAATTATGATTTATATAGAAAGTTCTTATGGACGTTTAGCTATCACGGAAAGTTTACGAATAACGAGGAGTTTAAGAGAAATATTTTAAAATTTATAAACAATAATATTAATATAGAATTGACGGTTCCAGCACAAAACTTTAATAAGGATATTTTAAGATTTATTCAATATAATAAAATAAAGACAGTTATAACTTTTATACACGATAATTCTAAAACTCAATCTAAAGAAAATATAAAAAAATGGGTTTTAGAATTAGAAGATGATAATATAAAAAATATGTCTAAATATTTTTATGAAGATGCCTACTATAAAGGATATACTTGTTATTACAATGAGATAGATGTTATAAATTCGAAAATGAGGACTAATGATTGTAATCATAATTTGAATCTTTTTATAGATGATAAAAATTTAGATTATATATTTTCTCTACCCTTAACGGTATGTAAAAGAGAGAAATGTAAAAGAGATTGTGCTTTTTTACTACCTAGGAAGCAAAATGATATTTTCTAATAAAAACTCTATTAAAAATCACGATTTTTTTATTTTTGAATTGTTGATCATAGAATTATGTAATTTTAAATGCAGTTATTGTTATATGAGAAATGAATCTCCTACATGGGGTAGCTTTAGTACGAAGAAAGAAATATTTAAAGTGATTAAAAAGCTAGAAGAATTAAATAATAAAGTCTCAATATGTTTGAGTGGAGGTGAAGCTAGTCTTCATCCTAATTTTTTAGAGTTTGTAGACTATATTACAAATAGTGAGAAGATACATAGTCTTCATATTAATACTAATCTACAATTATCTGAAGAAAAAATAGAAAAGATACTAAAAATAGATTCAGACGTAAAATTTCATATATCTTTTCATGCAGGACAATCCGATAAAGATTTTAAAATAAAATTAAAGAAAATTCCAAAAAAGAATCAGGAATTAAATATCATGATACACCCAGCAAAAAAATATAAAAAAGATATAGATGATATTGTGAAATTTTGTGATACTAATAATATATTATATAATATAAAGCCTATATTTATCAATAGTAAATTTAAACCATCACAATACGTTATTGAGTCTATGAATTATAAAAACTCTAATAAAGAATATACTGATGGTAATAGAGATTATAATGATTATGATTTGTATAAAGAGGGTTTATTACCTATGAATACTCTCGGATGGGAGTGTTATTATATATTTTATACTATAGATTGCAAACAGGGAAATATTAAACAGATGTGTAGACTATATGATGATTTAAATATTTTTAAAAATTTTGATTTTTTTAATAATTATGATTTATCTAAACCTATAATATGTTCTTTTAAGAATTCTTGTTTATGGGCTAGTTCGTTAGATCACTATAAGGTAAAAAAATGAGTCTAAGTGTTGAAAATATATCTCCGTACAGAGAGTATAAACTAATAGATCCTATAAAATCTATGGTTGGGATAATGTTACATCCTGTATGTAATATGAAATGTTCTTACTGTTATCAGAAAGATATAATGAGCGTGTCTCAAAAGCAAAAAGATATATATTTAAGCTTTGTAGAAAAAGCATCAGAGTTTATAAATTTTCTATCTATTAATGGAGAAGACGGAATAGTTGTTTCTATAGAAGGAGGTGAGCCCTTTGTTATGATTGAAGTTTTAGAAAAGTTTTTAGAAAAATTATCTAATAATAATAAAGATCAAAACACATACCATAAAGAAATAATTATAGTTACTAATATGACTCAATTAGATAGTATGATTTATATTTTAGATAAATTTAAAAATTTAAATATAACTCTCAACCCTAGTATTCACTATCATGAAATAGATAAAAAACAATTATATGATACTATTTCTAATATATTAAAATTAAAAAAATATATTAAATATGTTAGGGCTATTTTAAAATTAGGCACCGATAGTGTACCTAAAACTCTCAGACCCCTATTAAGAATTCTAGAAGATAATAATATAGAAGTAGATATAGCCTCTATAATGTTTACTGGTCAAAAAAACGAACTGAATAAGCTATTTAAACTTCCCTCTTTAGAAAAAATGTCTATAAAAAATCAATTTAAAAATGGTATCTATAATAGTAACGAATTTTTTAATCCTTTAAACACGACTTTAGGTATAAAATGTACATCCTATTGCTGGTTTATATATTCTAATGGAGATGTAATAATGCACGAATGTAAAAACAGAGGAAAACCGAAAAATATATATACAGACCCTTTCGAAAATATACAAAACATGCCTAATACAGTAATATGCGGTAGTATGAATTGTGATCAATGTGATTTTTATGATAAATGGGATTCTTGGGAGCAGTGGGGTTGTGAATGGAATCCTAATGAGGACTATAATAAATGATTATAATTTTTCCAATAGAGAACATGCCTAATATAACTTCTCAGTTAGTTGTAGCTATCGAATCTATAATAGACAACTTTAAAAATACTAAATACGAGATCATAGTAGTAAATCATAACCACTCTAAACTACCTAAAACTATTTTAAAATATATAGAGTCTAAGAAAGAGGTTAGAATAATACATAAAAAATTAACGAATAATAAGTTTTATTATAAGACCGAGAGTCATTTTATGGTAATGCCTGAGGTATTTAATTATGTAGTCGATCATTTTAGAGATGAGAGTTATTTGTTTTTAGATCCTGATGTGTATGTTAATAAAGACCTACCTCCTATAAATGAAAATGAAACATATGTTTTCAAACAACCTTTAAATTTTGGAGGCGAGGCTCTAAATTATTGGAATTGTAAAATATTAAATGAAATATATCCTCATCACTATGATACCTTCTTTATATATACTTCTGATAAAGACTTCGCCAAAAAATGGTTAGGAGAAAGCACTAGAATAGCTAAGATGGGTATTAATCATAAAGATAGAGTAGTAGGAAACAGACTTCAGCATTTTTGCGAAGAGTGTTCTATACAAACTCTAATTAATAAAGGATATTCAATAAAAGATGCTAAAGAATTCTTCTTAGCTAATGCATATCTTAACAAAGAAATACAATGGAAAGGGTATAGTGTTTATCATTATGATTATTCTAAAATCCTAAATATGATGGATATAAATCCTAAATATAAAACTCTATATAGAGTTGTTGGAGGAAGATTAGACGAGGAATCTGAAAAGAATTTGACTTTTGATGATAAACTATTAGAATTAGTAAAAAGAGAAATAGATAATTATTTAGAGAAAAATATTAAGCCGTCATTAAAAGAAACTCTTTTTATAATGAGATTTGGAAAAGATTATGACTTCTCTGACTAAAAAATCAAAACTAAGAAAAAAAATTATAGAATATAGTATAGAAAATAACCTAGGACATATTCCTAGTGCATTAAGTATGTTTAATTACTTGTTTTATTTAATCGGAGAGATAGATTTAAGGAAAGCTAATGTAATTATAGGAAAACCTTTCGGTTCTCAATCTTACTATTTGTTATGGAACTATTTTTATAGTCTAGATATAGATAATTTAAGCTACGGTGTAAAACATGATGAGATATCTTTTATAGATTATTCAGAAGAAACTCTAGGAAATGCTTTAGGAGTTGCTGCAGGATATGCTATATCGTCAAATAGAATGACATGGTGTAATATTTCTGATGGAGCTCTTCAAATGGGGTCCACCCTAGAAGCTATTCAATTTATAGGAAACAGAAAGTTAAATATTCTACTAACTATAGATTATAATGAAACTCAACTAACAGGAAGGATTGAAGAAATAATAGGTATGAACGTGAATAATATTTCAGAGTATTTTAAAAGTTTTGGGTGGGATTCTCAAATTATAGATTCTAAAAATATAAGAGAGGGTTTTTTTAAAAGAATTGCGGAAAACGAAGGTCCTAAAGTAGTTTTTATAAGAACTACGAAGGGTGATGGTATAGAAGAAATGGAGAAGAATCCTAGAGAATGGCACTATAAAAAATTAAAGGATATCAATGAGGTTACATTTAAGTAAAACTATAGAAAATTGTTATTTTATACACTCTGATATGTGGAACGTAAAAAATTTTCCTTTTAAAGGTTCTGTAAAGGTTATAAATTGTGGATTAGGAGAAAGTAACTCTCTAAATGTCGCAGGAGGAATAGCTAGAAACAGTAATGATGTTTTTGTTTATGGTGTAGCAGGGTTTATAATACATAGACTAGAGCAACTAAAATTTAGCTGCAAACATTTTGGAGCTGAAAGAGGAAAAATAATATTAGTAAATGCTGGGAAAGTAGGATACGAATCTTTCGGTATAGGTCATAGACTAGATGATGATGAAGAAATATGTAATATATTAGGAATAAAATTCTTTGATCCTGAAGATATAGATGATTTTGATAATATACTAAAATTTATTAAAAAAGAAAAAAGAGGTATATATTATATAAGATTAGGAAAAGATTATGAAAAATAATGATGAATTTTTAGAAATTTTTGAAAAGAGACTTTCAGAATTTACTGGAGCCCCTTATGTGGTGCTTACTGATAGGTGTACTAATGCTATATTGTTATCTTTAATAGCTACAGATGTTAAAGAAGTAAGAATTCCTAATAATACATATTTAAGCGTACCTATGACTTTAATAAACTATGGAATAGATGTTTTTTTTGAAAATTATTATTGGGAAGAAGAATATTTATTATCGGGTAGTAGAGTGTTTGATTCCGCAGTAGGATTTAAAGAAAATATGTATAATCATCATCAGGACTCCATTCAATGTGTTAGTTTTCAACAGAAAAAAAGATTAAATATTGGAAGAGGAGGTGCTATATTATTAGATGATTATGAATTGTACTTAAAGCTCCAGAGAATGGTTCACGACGGAAGAAGAAGAGGAATATCTTCTAAACTTGAAGTAGAGAATTTTCCTGATGATATTATGTTAGGCTATCATATGAATATGATTCCTGATGAGGCTGCTAGAGGCATATTAATATTAAATCAATTAACAGAATATAAAAAACAATCATATAAAAATTATCCAGATATAAGCAAATTAAAATGCTTTAAGAAATAATTTATAAAATTATTATATAATAAGGTATAAAAAGGAAATAGATGTCTAGAATAATGATAATTGTATCACATATTGATGACGAAATCTTTTCGATGGGTGGAACTATTCATAAACTTTCAAAAAACAATGAAATTGAAATTCTATTTGTTTGTGAGGGGTCTCCAAAACTTATGTCTATAAAAAATTTTATTAAAAGAAAAAAAGTCACTAAAAAATATAAAAAACATAATATAGAATTTTTAAACCTGGAGTACGAAGATACTACTTTAGACATTTTTTCATTATCTGAAATTATAAAAAGAATTCAATATGTATATGATGAATTTAGTCCTGACATAGTTTTTACCCACTCTGAAGATATACATCCTGATCATTGTATAGTTTCTAAAGTGGTGTCGATAATCACTCGTCCTAAAAATAACAGTATCAAGAAACTATATCATTTTTCTATTCCTGGTAATAATGAATGGAACGGATATAGTTTTAAACCTAATACTTATGTTGAGTTGGGAGAAGATGATATAAAATTCAAACATAAATTTATAAACTATTATAATAATATTTTAGGGTATAAAAATCCACACCCTCTAAGTTCAGAAAAGATAAAAGCTAAAGATGAATACACGGGAAGTATAATTAATACGGAATATGCAGAAGCGTTTGAATTAAAATTTGATAGGAGCTTATAATTGAATATATGTATTACTGGAGGAGAGGGTTTTATAGGTAAGGCTCTCAAAAAACAATTAGAAAAAAATCATAAAGTTTTTACGGTAGATATTAAAGGTGAGCCTAGTATTAGGTTTGATTTATCTGAAGATAAAGAGAATTTTTCTACTCATCTTATACATTTATTAAAACACTGCGATGTATTATATCATTTCGCTTCGAGTATCGGCGTAGAATATATAGAGAAGGATAAAGATTCCTTTAAAAATTCTATTAAGATAAATGAAAATATACTAGAATTTATTAATCCTGAAGCAAAAATTATCTTTGCTAGTACTTCAGAGGTTTATGGTTCTGCTTATCACGAGTTTGATGAGAGAGATGATTTAAAGATATTAAGTCCTACTAAAGGAATTAGAGGATCTTATGCAACGCAAAAAATTCTTGGTGAATTTATGTTTATGAATTCAGGAAATCCATATACTATTGTTAGGTTTTTTAACGTAATTGGAAAAGATCAAAATCCCGATATTGGAATGGTATATCCTAGATTCTTAAAAGCTGCTAAGGAGAATAAACCTTTAGAAGTATTCGGAACAGGCAATGAGATGAGATCATATTGTAGTATTAAAGATGCTGTAAATGTTTTAGAACTTTTATTAAATGAGATGGATAATGAAATTTTAAATATAGGTGCGGAAAATGTCTATAGTACGGCTTCTTTAACTAGAACTATCATAGATGTAACTAATAGTTCTTCCGTTATAGTTTATAAAGATTCTAGATGTCAAGAGATTAAATCCAGAAGACCTAAGCTAGATAAAATGTATTCTATATATAGGCCTAAATATTCATTAACAGATATTATCAAGGAAGAACATTGAAAAAAGTTATAGAAATACATGAGGTGAATTTAGACATTATTAAAAAAATTATTAAATTAGATTTAAAAAATTGTGTGTTAACGTTTGATGATGGGTTAGCATCCCAATGGCATTTTATAAATGATTTAATAGCTTTAGATGTACCTAAAATATTTTTTATTAGTACAGATATTATATGTACCAGAATCGATAATCAATCTAAAGAATTTATAACGTGTTCAGAAGCACATAAAAAGGCCTTTAAGGGCAATAAAGAAAATTATATGACATGGGGTCAAATAAAAACAATATCTAAACTACCTAATTGCTATATTGGAGGACATTCTCATAAACATCAGGCGTACTCTGTAACGCCTCTAAAAGATTTATACATCAGTCTATCAGACGATTCTGAAAATATGTTAGAGGAGTTTAAAAATAAAAATATTAAAATAGATAAATTTTGTTTTCCCTACAATGAAGACTATGACGGAATATATAGAATCCTTTTATCTAAATTAGGTATAGAGAAGTTTTACGGTAAAGGAAGAATTAGTATAGAAGATATAGAATGAAAAAAGAATTATTATATTTAATAATATTTACAAGGATTAGAACAATGTGCAGAAAACCTGATGATAAAATCACTAGAATTATATGAGTAAAATATATATAACGACTATTAGAAGAGGAAGAAAATGATAGGAATTGTAGGATTAGGATATGTAGGAAGTGCCGTTTATTCATCTATTAGAAGTAAAGATGATGTTTTAATTTATGACGTAAAAGACGATATTAAAACTCACTCTTTAGTAGAACTAAAAAATAATTGTAAAGCAATTTTTGTATGTGTACCAACACCCTCTAAAGACTCAGGAGAGATTGAGGATAGTATAGTTTTAAATTTATTAGGAGAATTAAAAGATTATGCTAAGAATAATTTAGTTATTCTAAAGAGTACTATTCTATCGAATAGAATCCCTCGTATTAGAGGTCTTGTTTATAATCCTGAATTTCTTAACGAAAGAACACATATAGAAGATTTTAGGAATCAGGATTATATAGTTCTAGGAGGTAATATACAAGATACATCTAGAGCTCAAATGATATATGAGGATTATTTTGAATTAGACGATGTTAAATATGAACACTGTTCTATAGAAGAAGCTAGCTTTTTAAAATATTTTAATAATATATATGGTGCTTATAAAATATTATTCTGGGAGTTTGTACACGATATTACAAGAGATTCTAGAAAGATTAGTCAAATGATGAGAAATCTTCCAGAACCTAGAATGGATATTGTAGGTTTAGATGGACAGAGAGGATTCGGAGGAGCATGTTTTCCAAAAGATGTAAAAGCTTTTAATTATGATTTTGAACATGTTCTAACTAAGTTTATGTTAGAGTACAACTCAAAAATCTCCTCTATTTAGTCTATCTATATAGTTCATCTTATCATCCCAATCATTAGAATTTCTTATAGCTTCTATGAGGGATGATTTATCATAATAACTATCTTCGCTACCATCATCAAATCCACCAGTACCCTCTAACATAGAATAAAAATCTTCTACAGTTACGCCCTCTTCATCATCTTCTAAATCTAATCTCAAAGATCTTAAAAATAAACTTAAATCATCATAAGCTTTTAGATGTAAAAAAGGAGCAAAAGATATAGCTAAAGCCATTACCATATCGTCATGATATCCCTCATCTGCTTCAAATTTTTTACCCGATTTATTAATAAAATTATAAAATTCTTTTATGGTATCTTCATCATTAATAATTAACTTATTTTCTTCTATGAATACTCTCATCATGTTTATAATTGAGGGACGAGATTTAGTAGTAGTTCTAAAGCCCGGATATTTCTTGTATTTTTTATCTTGAGGATCTCTGTCTCTATATAAATTTTCGTATTCATATTCTCCATACATCATATCGGCTATTGATTGACCCGCTCCTTCATTATTTTCTATAATCATAAAAGCTTCATTATAATAATTACCTAATTCATTTAGACTTTCAGGCATCATTAAATAATCTACGTCTAACTTTGCTGACGCTGCTTGAACAAATGGAAATTTAGTAATATTAATAACTTGAATAGCAAAAGAATCTAATCCGTCTTTTGCAGGATCGACAGCAACTATATAGTGATTTTTTGGTTTTGGTTCTTCATAAATTTTAATACCGTTTAATACAGTATTTTCTTTAATAGGATTTTTAGCTTCTAATCTTTTTAACGTATCTGAACTTAATAGGGTATCAGCAGACCCTAAAAATTCATTTTCTTCAGTTTGAGCAAAGAATTTTTCTCCAAATCTTTTAATAGTAATTTCTTTATATTTATCCGGATCTAGAGGATTTCCTTTTTTATCATAGTGAGGAACCTCCTCCCAGTTATTAGATATTAGTCTATAACCATTATTACCATTTCTAGCACCATCTACAATTTGCTTCCAGTGATTCATACCATTAGCAGTACTCGTTAATATAGTTTGTTTAAAGGCTAGTGAGTTCATGGTCGGAAAGATAGAATCTGTAAATTCTTCCCAGTCGTTAAGAGGAATATAGGCTGCCTCATCCACATACACAACATTAACAGTAAATCCACGAAAAGCATCGCCCGAAGGTACATCTGTTAATACTCTATTCCTAGATTCAGATTCTATTTGAGTCTTATTCCATACTTCGATATTAGGCGTCATCCAAATTGGAAGCTCTAATAAAATCTTCTTAAGCTTACCTATAACTTCTTTTGATCCTGATGCTTTATTAGCAACAATACCTATCGTAGTAGGGTTATCTCTAAAAGCAAATAACCATAAAAGGTATGTAGAAGTGGAAATGGTTTTTCCAGATTGACGCGAAAACAGAATAACTAGATCTTCACCATCTTTTAAAGCCTCTTCAAGATCTTTTTGATAGCTTCTTGATTCGGGTCTAGCTAGACCCTCCTTAGTCATAATAAAACAGTAATTATATCTAAAATATAAGAAATCTTTCTCACATTTTTCATATTCTATTTTATGGAGAGGTGTCATCTTCATTTCGGTTTTAGGTTTCTTTAAGGACCTATTTCCATTATATGAAACTGCTCTTCCATATTTATCAACATAATAACCCACTTCGTTTTTAGGAGAGTCTAAAAGATTAAGAAGGCCATCGTGTTCTTCGTGAGTAAAGGTATAGGTAGATTTTAGAAATTTTTGAAATTTTTCATCTTCGGATAAAATTTCTTGAAGATCTAGGAGAGCCTCTTTATCTTCTATTTTAGAAAGTTTAGTTAATAATTTTTTATATTTTTTAACATTCATACAATATTTATATTAATACTGATTTAGGCTAACTCTCGAAAATTCATCTTTTGATATATGTCCTAGATATTTGTATCCTGCTTTTTCAGTATAGTATCGAGCCATAGAATAGTCATATTGAAATTTATTAGCTTCTATTGAATAAACTCCTAAAATTTTAAATCTATTCATTACTATTTCATCATGTTTATAATCGGTTTTATTATTCTCTAAAAATTCCTTTATAATATCTATATAAATTTTATTTTGTAAAAGAGATTCTACGTGTTTTATATAAAAATCTTTAGCTTGTTTCTTTTCTTTAGGTTTTAGTTTTGACCAATAATCACAGATAAATTTCTCATCTATATCTTCTTGAGTCATCTCGAGATTAAAAGTATTGTTCATATAATTAGCTAGTTTTTTAGAAAAAGCATCCCAAATAAAATTATATTTTTTTCTATTGTTTTGTATTGTTTCTAAATTAATCCATCTCATTCCAGATTTATCTAAATGAGTAAAAGCATCCTTTTCCGAATTTAAAACAACATTACCTTCTAATTTTACTAAAACATCCGGTTTTATATTTACATTTTGAATTACCGAACCCATTCCTTTAGAAAACGTACTGATAGATTTTAGACCTTTAATTTTTTTAAGACCTGGAAGATATTCTAAAGAAGTAAGATGAAAAGATTCCTGATTTCTTCCTCCTCCAAGAAGCTTAGAAACTGTAGAGGTTAGAGGTAGGAAAGCGTATTCTAAAAGATTACAATCTTCTTTATAATGACTTGCTCTCTCAGTAAACAATTCTCTAAACATCTTTTTCCTTTTGTTTAATTACTATATCCATTCGTAATTATATACAGGACGCGAATAAGATTTAGTATCTATGTATACTCTCATTTTACCTGCTTTACCTTTAGTCTCATAGGTAAACTCTGGTTCGAAGTCGTCGTCAATATGAATCGGTAATTTTTTAAGATTATATTTTTTTTTAATCTCTTTCATAAGTTTAATCTCATCAGTCATATCGTCAGATTCAGTAAACAATTTTTTAAAACTTAGCTGCATTTTAACCTCTTATATACTTTATTTTATTTATAAATATATTAAATAAATTTAAATAGGCGTAGAAATGAAATTTAAAGAAATGTTTTTAGAAGCTTCTAGAAAAGGACAAAAATTCCATCCGGTTGATGTATTTCAAGAAAGATGGGTGGTTACAGATGGAGAGGTAATTTTAGGATCTAACGGTGAAATAAAAGACCTAGCTCAATATAAAAAAGACATGAAAAGTATTAAAAGACATGATCAATATGATGATATTTATTTTCCTACAGAAAAAATGGCTAAAAAATTCTTAAATACTCTTGCAGACCCTGATGAACTTCACGTAGAGAAATTAAGCTATTATTAGAAATACTGATAGATTCTTTGGAATTAGCGGACAGTCACAAGCTATTGATCCTACAGGTCTTCAAAAAGATGTTAGTATTAAAATGTCAGCATATGAGAAAATACTCAAAGAATGGAAGGTAAAAGAATATAAATATATAGATTTATATATTAAAAGAGTCTTCAAAAAATAATTTGTTTTTAATACGAGTTATTATATAAGAAATATATAAAAGGATAAAAATGTTTAAAAAATTATTTACGGCAGAAAGACTAGAAAAGTGGATTAGTAGTAATATTAAAAAGTTTCTTATGAAAAATAGTAAAAGAATTGCTAAATTCTTTTTAGATTATGATAAAAAATACGGACAAAAAATTCCGGTAGATGTAGAAACAGTGAAGGTATTTAATGGTACTTTAGTTAGTGGATACACTACAGCTATAGTGAAAATATCTAAAGAAAAGGACGAGATTGTAGGTATTTTCGAGGACGATGATGATATGGATGACGGATTTAGAGCATACTCTAAAATAGAAGAACTTTCAGGCAATATTCCAGTATATTATTTTACTCTTAGAAAAAGGATAAGAAATGAATTTTAAAGAGCTTTTTTATGAAAACACATCTAAATCTTCAGAATTTAAATTGATTTTAGATAGTGGTGATATTATTACATATTATGATAATGGTAAAGATTGGATGAGATCTTACGGAGACGAGAAACCTCTACAAGCTTTTGATTCTAAAATGTGGAATAAAGAAAAAATTATAAAACGAGAATCGAAATATTATAAAATTAAAAAAATCGTAGATTAATTCTACGATTTTTAATGAACTTTTAAATATATGCTACTTTCTTTACTTTGCTTTTTTTTTGTGTAGTTCTAAAATATCAGGTTTAGATAATTTAGGATCCTGCTTAAATTTCTAAAAATAACGCTTCTTCAAAGAGAGAAGAATCTCTCCATTGTTCTAAAACTATACTAGTTCTACCATCTATGTACTCGAAACTTTTTATCAATCCGTCATTAATAGACTCTAGATCTTCTGAATTTTCTATAATTCGGTTATCGTATTTTAATTTTATATATCCTGTATTTAAAGCCTTCTTAATAGCTTTTATGTTATATTTATTCATTTGAAAGTCTTCTACTACTCTAAAATTTAACTTTAATAGAGTATAGATGATTTTGCCTAATAAATGTTTTTCATTAGACAGATTTTCTCTAGTCATCAATATGAAGAGTTTCTTTCTTTTATTAAACTGGACTAATATATAAAATAATAATTTATTGTTTCTATATAATAAGAGAAAATATTCATTATTTATTTTAGATAAATGGAGTTCTAATCCATTTTTCTTATATAATAACTTATCTTTTTTAAATGGTAAACCTCTTAAAGAATTTATTTCTTTATTATTAAAGACGACTTCGGTAAAAATATTTTTAAACATATTATTTTATACTATTATATATTAAATCATCAAAATATTTTTTGATTTCTTTAAATATCTCCTTAAACGTTTCTATCTTTTATAAGCTTCTAGATAATCGTTATAAAACTTCCATACACATTTCGGAGTGTTTTTTTTGAAATATTCATAATCTTCGAGATTCTCAATTATTTTAGTAGCTGAAATATCATCTGTTCTAGGAATTTCATATACATCCATTCCATAATTTTTCTCAAGCATTTTCCTATAACCATCAACTCTATCAGAGCTCGTTATAATAGTAGTAATCTCATTTTTAGATTTTCTCATTATAGTAAATATATTTCCTGTACTAGAATTGAGTATCTCAATCTCAGGAAAACAGCCTCCCATAATATTATTTCTAAGGACTTTTGTTCCTTTAGTTTCTTTAGAACTTACTATATTAACGGTTACAGTATCGTATTTAGCAACTGCTTCTCTAATCATATCATAGTGAGCTTTTGTAAGTATTTTAAATTTTCCTAAAATTAGAGCACCACTAGCAACATCTTTAGATAGTCTCATTCTAAATGCTAATGCTATATCGTCTTTTATTTGTTCTTTAGATTTTTTAATATGTTCAATATCTATTTTAGCTTTCTTAAGCTTTTTATTGAATTCTATAACAGCATCGGCAAAATTAGATTTATCTATTCCTTTTTGGAAAGTATCGATAAGCTTGTTGATTTTTTTATAATACTCATCTTCATAAGCCTGATCTCCTCTAAACTGAGCTTTAATTTTATCGCGAGCTATTTGGTCGGTTTGATATGATTGTTGAAGCTTAATTAGTTTATCATTAAACTTTATTACAACGCCTTCTTCTTTTCCTCCGTACTTTGACTCTACATCTAAAAACATCTGGGATATTTTTTCGATGATATCTTCTTTAGAATCCCAATTAATATCTACTCCGCGGTAAATTTTTTTAAGCTCGTCGTCTTGAATTCCGACATTAAAATCTTTTCTATTACCTAGAACACCCCTAAATAAAATTGCAGGAACATCTAATCTCATTTCATTAGCATATTCTTTTCTTTTTTCTGTGAAAAATCCTGAAGGTTTAGTAAATAATTTACCGTTTTTTTCGGTCCAAGTACTCTTAGAATATCCTATTAAAACCATTCCATGTTTTTTAGTATAATTAGAAGATAGAGTAGGTTTTCTCATAAGAAACTCAACAAATAATTCAGTACCTTTAGGAATAGAGTTCTTCCTTAGTTTTCTTAAATGATCCCAGACAAACGCAAATTGAGAATTTCCTATACTTTTAGATTTTATTTTAGCTTTAGAGAGATAATCAAATTCGTTAGGATATATTATATCGCTTTTATAGGCGACAATATAGTCTTTTTCCGCCACTCCAGAATTATCCTTCTTAACGATAGTAACCTTTACTCCATCAGTCTTATGTTCTACCGTTACTTGAGAAGTAAGAAATTCTTCTTTTTTAGTATCATTAGTAAGGAACTTTTTAGCATTTTGAATACTAATATCTAATTGGTTCTTTCCTTCTAAGAGATACTTCTTAAAACCCTTTGTCATACCTAACATTAAATTTTGTCCTTCTCTTCTTCCGGTTTCTCTTCTGGTTCTGCACGAGCAGGTAATACGTCAAAACCTAGAGTATCTAGTTCATCGCCTCCTGAGCTATCAAACTTCTTCAAGTTGAGAGTATAGGCGTTATCTCCTACAGTAATATCGTACGTTTTTACTATATCTCCCTCCATATTCATGTTTTCTATATGTTTGAAGCTATATAAATCTTTTCCGTATTTATTTTCCATCCATTTTAGAGCATCTTTTACTGCTTTATCTAAATTGAATTCTTCTGTTATTTTTTTTCTAAAAGAGGAAAATTTTATCATCTTGTTCACCCTATAAGGTTTATTTTGTTAAATTATTTATATAACTTCAAACTCCGAGGAGTTTGAATTATGAGGTTCTAACGTCTTTTACACGAATTCCGTCGATTCTATCAGCAGTAGTCATCAAATAATAGTCACCGTTTTCCTCTTTTTTAACCATTCCTAAATCAAAAGAGTTTTGAGGCGGAAAATAAACGATATTTCCAATTTCTACCCCCTCTGCTTCGGGACCTCTAGAAACAACTTCTCCATAATATGGTCTATCTGCTACACCTCCTTGCTTTACAGCTAATACAATACCGGAATCAGACATTAATTTTGTTTCGTCTACTGGCGAAACCCTTATTACGATAATATTAGATTGTGGTGCAAACTCCCACCAATTTATCCATCCATTATTTTCCATTAATTGCCTTTATTTTAATTTAAACATATTATATTATAATTAACTTAAAACATTATAAATAACCTATAATAAAAAAAGGAAGAAAATGGCAGTAAGATTTTCAATAAGAAACGGTCAAGCAACACCTTCAGTAAGCGACTTAGAGCTTTTAGAGCTAGGTGCTGATGTAACAGATGCTAATAACCCTAGAATATATACTAAGACCTCGTCAGGAATTCATCCTATTGGTGTAGGAGACGCCCTATCTTTAGGAGAGGTGTTACCTGAAAATTATGCTAGAACAGACATTAATGAGACGTTTGAACAAAATGTAACAGTTAACGGAACTCTTGATGCTACAGCCGAAAGAGCAAAATATGCCGATATTGCCGAGTACTACGAATGTGATAAAGAATACGAAGCCGGCGATATTTTAATGGTTGGTGAAGAAACAGAGGCTATTTTAGCTGATGGTTCTAAGATGATTATGGGGGTATGTTCTACAGCTCCTGCATATTTAATGAATACTAAAATTCAAGAAGATGAAGAAGTAGAACATTATGCGCCTCTAGCTCTTAAAGGAAGAATTCCGGTTAAAATTACAGGTTCTGCAAAAAGAGGTGATTATATTATCCTAGATGTTAAAAATCCAGGAAAAGGAAGAGCCGTCAAAACGTATCCTAAAACTGAGGCTGAAAAATTATTTATTGGTGTTTGTGTAACGCCTGGTAAAAAGACTTGTGAAGTGAGGGTTTAAAAAATGTTTAAAAAATTGTTTATAGAAGACACAAAAAAGAAAAAAATTAACAGCAAATCTCTTAGTACCATGATGAAAAAATATAAATTCTCACATAAAACGGTTACTGTATGGAGAAGAACTAATTTTGGATATACTAATATAGCTATAGCTCTCAATAAAGATGTATGGTTATATTATAGAGGTTCTAAAAATTCTATATCTATCGAATATAATAGTGAAAAATATTTAGTAGATGAGTCTAAACCTGATTTCAAAATGGCTGAATATCCTCACAGCGTAGGTCATACAGAAGGATGGAAAGGTTTTAAAGTATCGCCAAGATCTTCTTTTTGGAGCTCTTTAATGAATTTTATAAACGATATTTTAGAAAATAACATTTCAGGTCCGCATTATATAGACAATAAGTTACAAAACGGATACGAACAATCGTCTAAATATCCTGATATGAGTTTTTAATATTATATTAATATAATTATTATATAATAAAAACAAAAGGAGACATATGTCTCAATGTCAGAATACTCGTAATGACGACTCGATTCACGTAGACATTAATACTACATCGATATGTAATATAGCGTGTACATATTGTTCAGAAGGTAATGAGTGCGGTCTAAGTTCTTTATATCTTAAAAATACTCAAATAAAAGTAGAAGATTTAATTAATAAACTTAATAAAGATCCTGCAAAAGGTAAAACTATTAATTTTTGGGGCGGAGAACCTTTCATCAATTTCGACTTTTGTAGGACTATTATAGAGGAATTTAAAAAAGACCCCTCATTTTCTTTTTTCTTCTATACTAACGGAATTTTAGTTCCACAATATATAAAAATCTTAAAACAATGGAATGAGGAATTCGGAAAAGAAAAGGGATATGACGGGCAGCCCAGACTAATCATTCAGATTTCTTATGATGGAAAATGGTTAACAGATAACATTAGAATTGATAAAACAGGTAAGGGTACGTCCGAAAGAGTAGAAAAGGCTTTTAAACTATTAAAAGAAAATAATATAGAAACATCTCTAAAATCTGTTATATCTTCTGACGGATTTTCACATCTTTTTGAAAGTTATAGAGATTGTATGGAGCTACAAGAGTTTTATAATCCTACTCCCGATTTATGGTCAGATAGAACAGAAGAAGAATTTGCCGAAGATTTAAAAATACTTGAAAAAGAATTAGAAAGGATTGCTTCATATATTGTCGCTAATAATTTAAAACCTGACTCTTTTTCTTGGTTTGGAATGTCTCGAGCTATTTGTTCAGTGGGTTCTAATATGATTTCTGTAGATTTAGACGGAAAACTATATCCTTGTCACGCAGGAATGTATGGAGAAAGGATTGAACATGTTATGGGTCATATAGATAATTTTACAGAAGTAAAAGAGAGAGCTATGGAGGCGTTTAGAAAAATTAATTCTCATTTACCTGAAGAATGTCAAAAATGTGATGTTAATTTTTGTATGAAGTGTCAAATGGCTAATTTTTCAAAATCAGCAGAACTAGATTACGCTAAAAAATTTACGGACTATCAAGCTAATTGGCAGGTGTGTAGATTATTTAAAGTAAATGACAAGTATAATAAAATTGTTCAATTTATGAGTCAGAATCCGGAAGAGTTAAATATATGAGATATCTTCCATAAAGAAGCAAAGGTGGAAATTTAATGGCTGTTTTTGATACGTTTACGTTAGAATTAAAAATTTCAGATCAATGTTCTATGAGATGTCCGTATTGTTATGAAACTTTTACAGATACATATATGACTAAAGAAACTTTTGATAGGTCTCTAGTAAAAGTAATAGATATGATGGGGAGATCAGAAACTAAAAAACTTAATTTAAGTTTTTTTGGTGGAGAACCTATGATGAATTGGGAGCTAATAGAACATGCTACAAAAGTTCTTAGAAAGCTACCCATAGAGGTTACTTTAGTAGTTATATCTAATATGACTCTTATAGATGAATATAAAGTTAAATGGTTAAAAGAGAATAATGTGGGGGTATCTTGGTCATTCGATGGAATATCTTCTAATGAAACCAGACCTCTAGCTACCCAATTTATAAATCCAAAAGCAGACGGAACATCTTATAAAAGTACCCTAGATTTATATAAAGATAAGATAGATCTAATATTGTCTCTTACGAATGGGTGTAAGGTTATGGTGTGGCCAGGTAATTCTAAACAAATGACAGAGAATTTAGAATTTTTTGTAGATAGTGGAATTATAGCACCCGATTTTTCTTTGATAAGAGATGATGTATGGTCTAAAGAAGATATTATTAATTTTAGAGATGATATTAGAAGATTAGGTGATAGATATATTAAATATATAAAAGACGAGGTTTACGTAAATGTTGGTTTCTTTACACTTTGTATTCTTGATAATATATTTGGATTAACCTTTCAAAAAAGATCTTTCGGGTGTTTTGCAGGTACTACAGGTGCAGTAATGACGACAGATGGAAAATTTTATCCTTGTGCTAGATTTTCAGATAAAAAAGTTATGGAAATTACACCAGAATATTCTTTTACCTACTGGCAAGAAAAGTTTAAGCCTGAAAACTATGATAAGTGTCAGTCTTGTGATTTATATGATGTTTGTAATGCAGGGTGTTTATATTCTCAAATTAGAAATAATAATAAACCTTTAGATAGTATATGTGAGCTATATCATATTATACAAGAGGAAACGCAAAGAGTGGTTCACGAATTAAAAGACGAACCAACGTTTCATCAAGTAATAAATAACATTTTTAAAAATATAGGATAGAAATATGAGTTGTGAAATAGGATATGAAAATATAAGTATAGAAGAGTTAGAGAAACAATTAGACGATGCTAAGAAATCTTTAGTAGATAAAAAATATAAAAATTATGATTCTCCAGAACATCTATTTAATTATAATATAAATTTCGATAGGTTTTTAGTAGATATGTCTTATATATTAGAGAAAGCTAAAAATGTGGAGAGCATTGATGATAGATATAGAATGGCTTAAAAAATTATTTAGAAATATTTTACGGATTGAAGGTGATATATCTGGAGAGTGGATGTTTGTTATTTTTAATGATTTTTATATGAGACATTTATGGTATAATAAATTCAAAAAAATAGATAGATGTTTTAGAAGATGGAAAAAAGTTTGTAAAGATCCTAAGCTAGAAACAGAATGGAATAAACCCGAAATTAACGAAGCTTTAGAAGCGGTTCAAAAGTCTTATGATGAGGGTATAGGCTATTTGTATAAATTCGATGAGGAGGATTTAGCTGAATTTATCTATCCTAAAGCCAAGAGAGATCTTTTGGTAAATGCAAAACTGGTATATTTCTCAAAACAAGATTCTAGGGATATAGAATTCTTAAAAGAAAATATAATAGAGATTTATAACGAAAAAAATAAATATTTAAGTAGAATAACTTTATTGTATAACTATATAATTAGAATAAAAGATGAACTGTACGGAGACATATATAATGAGGTGATTAATTCTAATACTAGGTTTACCTTTCAATTAATATGGCTAACACAGAAAACTCTACATCCTCAAGACTATAAGAGAATATTAAAGAAGGTTTTTAAAAACACCTCTCAGTCCGAACAAAAATTAATAAAAATGTTTTTAGAGTCCAGAATAGGTAAATATAAAGATAATCCTAGATTTTTAAAGGCTAGAGATCTTGATTCAGAGAAAAGAGAAATAGCTAAAGAATTAATAGAAGAAATTTGGACTAAGCATGGAAGATAACCTTAGAACTAATGTAGTATTTTTTACTACTACGTGTAATTTAGCCTGTACATATTGTTATCAACACGTAAAAGACTATCCTCATAAAGAAACTTCTAAAGAAGAACTTATAGAAATAGTAGACAGAACAGTAGAAAGAGAGGGGACTGATTCTCAAACTCTATTCATTCTGTTTGGAGGAGAGCCTACTACAAGATGGGAAAATGTAGAGTTTTTTATGGATTATGCATATTTTATTAAGGAAAATGTACAGTTTAATATAGTTACTAATGGAATAAAGTTTAAAGATGACAGATTCTTGAAAAAATTTATATCTAATACTCACTATAAGGAGGGTAGACTTAAGCTAGAAATAAGTTTTGACGGTATCGAAGGAAATTCTGAAAGAATATATCCGAATGGTAAAGATTCTACAAAAGATGTAGTAGAAGTATTATTTAAATTAAAAGAGACAAATACTAAATATAGAATAAGATATACAGTACATAAGAAAAATGTTAAAAACTTTGAAAACGATATTCTAAAGATAATGAAATACTTTAAACCTGAAAGATTAATTTTAAGCGAGTACGAAGATGATCTATCTTCAGATGAGTTAAAATATGTAGAGAATATTAAGAATATCTTAATCAAAAAATATTATAATAATGAAATAAACATACCAATATGTATGAAATATGATGAAATGTGTGCTGTGTGTGGTAAATGCGGAAATAAACATATTGAGGATTTTTCTGTAAATTTAGGAAGTAGTTTTTCAGTACAGAAAAAAATAACATTCGATACGTTCGACATGTTTAATAAATTAGCAAAAAATAAGGATAAAAATGAAAAATAAAATGTCAGAGGATAGAAAAAAATTAAGTTTAGAAGAAAGATCTAAAAAATTTTTAGACATTACTTTAAGAATAAATGAAATTAGTGAAGAATATAATGAAATAGATCCCATAGTAGGATATAGATTTCAAGGAATGTTCAGAACTTTTATCTCTCTTATGAAAAGAGCAGAAGAAAAAGATATGACTAATTTAGAATCTCAAATTAAAGTATTTGAAGAAATGTTTGATTTTAGTTTTGAAGAAGAAGTTGAAAAAAGAGTTAAAGAGGTATTAGGTGACGAATATCACAGAAATGTTCAAGAAGATATAAATAAAATAGATGATGAGGTTCTAGCTAATATTAAAAAGAACATTTCAGAATATTTAAAGGAATAGAATTGGCTTACGAAACAGAAATAGATCCTTTCGGAAGTACGGCGTGGGATAATATAGTTTATGATATTAATGATACGCCCGTAGGAGAAATAATAGACGAAGGCGACTGGATAGAATTGCAAAATATATTTAATCAAGAAATCTCTAGAAGAAGAAACGAAAATCCTAATTTTGGTACGGCAGCATCAACAGGAACTATTATAGATGATGTTCATTATAATGATTTCGCCGATGCCATGAATAGCCTTAATGCTTATTATACGGGATCTCCGGGGGGTGCTTGGGCGGGTATTTGTAGCTCTAATAATCCTGTTGGTGGAATATGGCACTGTAATAAAAAAGAAGGATACGTACCTGTTGTACCTCACGTGTCTCCTGGTCAACTAATCACAGCGACTCAAATTAACAAAATTAAAGACGAGATAAAAAAAGCAGGTAACTCATGTTTCTGTAACTGTAACTACTGTGCGTGTAATTGTAACTTTTGTACTTGTAATTGTAATTTTTCTTGTCCTTGTAATTGTCACTATTCAGATGAAAGACTTAAAACTAATATCTTATATCTATAACACTCATAAATAATCTCACCTTAAGTTTCTTATACTATAATATGGTATGAGAAACTATAAAAATTCAAACGACCTAATAACATATCTTTGTATAGACTACCTAGAATCTAAAGGCTATAAATTTTTAGAGAATAGAGGATATACTATTTCTGTGGAAAAAGATGCCGATAAAAATTTTTATTGGACATCTGATTCACCTTTTAAAATATTTCATCCTGTAGAACATAAGACTCACAACTATTTTAAAGAAATTTCTAAGTTGAGAGAATTTAAAAAATTATGGGGTGAGAAATGTGATGAAGACCTCAATGAAATATTTCAAGAAGAGGATATAAACTCCTATAAAATAAAAACTAATGTACAAGATCTGGATAATTTTAAAGATGATGTTAGTAATTTTTTAGAGAATTATAAATTTTTAAAGATTTCCTCGCCTATGGCTACTAGAAAAAGTATTATAATTGAGGAGACACTTAAGCAATCCTTAAGAAAGAGGTTAAGAGTTTTATTTATTACTCCTAGAGTTTCTTTATCCTATGATATCCATAAAAAATATTTTCCTCACTTATCTCACTATAAACATAGTAATTATACTCTAGGAGATAGTCTAGTAGTTCAATTTGATAGTTTACATAAGTTTGACATGGATTATTTTGATATAGTAATATTAGATGAGGTTACCAGTTTAATGTTATATATGAGCGATACGTATGAGGGAAAGGCTGAAAGATATAGAAAAAATCTTCAGAAATTTTATTCTCTAAAAGATAAAAAATTCTTATTATTAGATGCTTTTCTTTTAAAGTTTCCGCTAGAATCTGAAGACGATAGATCTCTCGGTATATTAAATAATTTTAGAGAAGATATAAAAATAACTGAATATGTTAATAAAAACAATTTTACAGGAAGAATAATTAGAGAAGCTAAAAAGAATCCTATATCGGTTTCAAGTAATGAAAAAAGATTTTTAGTAAAAATTAAAGAAAAACTAGAAAAAAGAGGATTAAGATGTTTGATGCTTAATTCCGAAACCGTAGATAAAGATAGTGTATATGAAGAGTTTGCAAAAAAAGAAACGGATTATGATGTTATATTATATTCACCTACGTTAACAGTCGGAGTAAGTATTTTTTCTAATATTAAAAATCATTTTCATTACGATTTATCCGGAACTATTGACGTTATCAGTTCTATTCAGATGATAAGAAGAGTTAGAAACGCTAAACACATTCATTATTATATTCAGGGTAGAAGAAGTTTTCTTCCAACGGAGGAAAAAATTATTCAAAGACATTTAGAGGATAGTTTTAAAATTATTAACGAATTTGGAGAATCTTTCGGTATTAATAAAATAGGTGAAATGTTGAGTAAAATAAAAAGAATAAAAAACGTTTTATTAAATTCTCACAAATATGCTTTTAGAGATTTATTAAAAAGACAATTTAAAGAAGTAGAATTTAATAAATTGGAGATATGATGGAATTTTATTTTAAAAAGACGCTGTTTGGAATGGTTTTAATGGTAAAAGATAGAAAACCAGGAAATTGGCCTGGAGAGTGGAAGTATTTTTGGAGAAGAGCATCTCAATTAGAAGCGTCTAATTTTACTACTGAAACAGGAATAGCTAAAAAAGAAGTGGAGAGTTATAGAGAATTTAAGGATAAGTTCCCTCAATATTTTATCTGATTTTAAGTTTTAATATGTTATAATATATTATACAAAGAGAGAAGGATAGAAAGATGAGGTTTAGAGACACTAAATATGGCGATTTAACAGGACAAACCTATGAAGGAGATATTGATGTAAGTGGTTTAAACTTAACATCTCTAGAGGGTGCTCCAGAGGTAGTTAAAGAAGGATTTTACTGTAATGATAATCAATTAACTTCTCTAGAGGGTGCTCCTAAGGTAGTCGACGGTAGTTTTTATTGCTATGATAATCAATTAACCTCTCTAGAGGGTGCTCCTAAGGTAGTTAGAGGAGATTTTGATTGTTATAATAATAAACTAACTTCTCTAGAAGGGGCTCCTGAGGTAGTTAAAGAAGGATTTTACTGTAATGAAAACAGTCTAACTTCTCTAGAGGGTGCTCCTGAGGTAATCGGTGGTAATTTTAATTGCACTTACAACAATTTAACTACTCTAGAAGGAGCTCCAGAGACAGTTGGTGGTAGTTTTAATTGCTCTAAAAATAATCTAACTTCTCTAGAAGGTGCTCCAGAGGTAGTTAATGGTAATTTTAATTGTTATAATAATAAACTTACTTCTCTAGAAGGCGCTCCTGAGAGAGTTAGAAGAGATTTTGATTGTTCAGAAAACGATCTAACTTCTCTAGAGGGATTACCTTTTTCTAGAGAAATAAGGTCCGATTTTGATGAAAGAGAGATTAATGATTATATTAAAGATAGATTTCCCTATCGTTTTATATGATTTTAAGTCTTATTATACTATAATATCTTATATAAAGAGAAAAGGATAGAAAGATGAAGTTTAGAGATACTAAATATGGCGATTTAACAGGACAACCTTATGAAGGTGATGTTGATGTAAGTGGTTTAAACTTAACATCTCTAGAGGGTGCTCCTGAGGCGGTCGATGGAGATTTTAATTGTTCTAGTAACAATCTAACCTCTCTAGAGGGTACTCCTAAGGTAGTTGAAGGAGATTTTTACTGCTCTCACAACAATTTAACTTCTCTAGAAGGAGCTCCTGAGATAGTTAATGGTAATTTTAATTGCACTTACAACAATTTAGCCTCTCTAGAAGGGGCTCCGGAGGTAATAGATGGTAGTTTTTACTGCTATGATAATCAATTAACTTCTCTAGAAGGGGCTCCTAAGGCAGTTAAAGGAGATTTTGATTGTTATAATAATAAACTTACTTCTCTAGAAGGTGCTCCAGAGGTAGTTAAAGAAGGATTTTACTGTAATGAAAACGGTCTAACCTCTTTAGAAGGAGCTCCAGAGATAGTTGATGGTAGTTTTTACTGCTATGATAATCGATTAACCTCTCTAGAAGGAGCTCCTGAGGTAGTCGGTGGTAATTTTAATTGCTCTAAAAACAATCTAGCTTCTCTAGAAGGAGCTCCTAAGGTAGTTAATAATAATTTTGATTGCTCTAAAAATAATCTAGTCTCTCTAGAAGGATCTCCTGAGGTAGTCGGTGGTAGTTTTTACTGCTATGATAATCGATTATCTTCTCTAGAAGGTGCTCCTAAGATAGTTAAAGAAGGGTTTCACTGTAATAAAAACAATCTAACTTCTCTAGAGGGAATACCCTATTCTAAAGGAATAATAGCTGATTTTAGTAAACTAGAAGTTAATGATTACCTAAAATCTAAATTTCCTTATCATTTTATCTGATTTTAGGTCTCTTTATTCTATAATATATTATATAAAGAAGGATAGAAAGATGACGTTTAAAGATACTAAGTATGGTGATTTAACAGGACAAACCTATAAAGGTGATATTAATGTATGTGGTTTAGATTTAACCTCTCTAGAAGGGGCTCCAGAGGTAGTTGATGGTAGTTTTTACTGCTATGATAATCAACTAACCTCTCTAGAAGGATCTCCTGAGGTAGTCGATGGTAATTTTTACTGTTATGATAATCAATTAACTTCTCTAGAAGGGGCTCCAGAGGTAGTTGATGGTAATTTTTATTGTCATAATAATCAATTGACTTCTCTAGAAGGATCTCCGGAGGTAGTCAGCGGTATTTTTTATTGTTATAATAATAGACTTACTTCTCTAGAGGGGTCTCCTAAGATAGTTAAAGGAGATTTTTATTGCTCTTACAACAATTTAACTTCTCTAGAGGGGGTTCCGGAGGTAGTTGATGGTAGTTTTTATTGCTATGATAATCGATTATCCTCTCTAGAAGGAGCTCCTAGGATAATCGATGGTAATTTTTATTGTTATAATAATCGACTAATTTCTCTAGAAGGTGCTCCAGAGGCAGTTGATGGTAATTTTTATTGTTATAATAATCGATTAACTTCTCTAGAAGGCTCTCCAGAGGTAGTCGACGATAATTTTGATTGTTCAGAAAATGATCTAGCTTCTCTAGAAGGGTCTCCTAGAGTAGTTAATAATAATTTTGATTGCTCTAAAAATAATCTAGTCTCTCTAGAAGGATCTCCTGAGGTAGTTAGAGGATATTTTGATTGTTCAAACAATCAACTAACTTCTCTAGAGGGAGCTCCAGAGATAGTTAAAGAAGGCTTTTACTGTAATAAAAACGATCTAGTTTCCCTAGAGGGGGCTCCTGAGGTAGTCGATGGTAATTTTAATTGTGCTAAAAATAATCTAACTACGCTAGAAGGGGCTCCTAAGGTAGTTGATGGTAATTTTTACTGCTATGATAATCGATTAACTTCTCTAGAGGGATTACCTTTTTCTAGAGAAATAAGGTCTGATTTTAGTAAACTAGAAGTTAATGATTACTTAAAATCTAAATTCCCTTATCATTTTATCTGATTTTAAGTCTTATTACACTATAATATATTATATAAAGAAAGAAGAATAGAAAGATGAGAAAGCTTACAAAATCAGAACTTAATTTATATAAGGATTATATTTCAGGATATGTATCATTATTATCACCTGAAGAAATGTCTGAAGAAATGGAAATCGAAATTGAAGATACCGAAACAGGAAAAATAATAACTTCAGGTACCTTTAATCCTTCTTATTTTGTAGAATCTGCTTCAGCAGTAAAAACAGAAGAAATAAATGAACTAAAAAATATAATTGAAAGATATGAAAAATTTCTTAATAGAATGTCAATAAAAACAGAATATTATGATATAGATGATATGATAGATGGTCTAGAAGACTATGATGTAGTAACTCAAAAAGGATAATGATAATACAGAAACTTATAGGTACAATATTACTGATTATAGTGTGTATGAAAAATAACCTACTAGTAAATAATTTAATCTTATAAAGGAGGAGAAATGGAAATAATGTTTTCGTGGTTTTGGATATTTAGCCTATTCAAATTAATCACAATAGTCGGGTTTACATATTTTATTGTAAAATATACAGAATCTAAAAAACTAATATATGCTATTTTAGCTGGATTTTTGCTTATAGCGATAATGGTATTTAGTTCTATTAAAATCAATTCTACAGATTCGAAGAATTTTAATAGTTTACAAAATAGTGCTATTGAATCTATTAAAACAACACCAGAAAAGATTAGAGATGATTCTTTTAAAATAGAATCTAATAAAGATATTAGAATTAAAAAATCTGATTTAAAATAAGGAGAAAAAATGAAGAAAATCGGAATGTTATTGTTATTAGGAATTATTACTGTTGTAGTTGCTAAAGGTGTAGGTGCTAGAGGTGTAGATTATATGTGTAAGCCTGTTGCTTATAGAAATATAAACAAGCCAGACAAGACGATAATGTTTACAATGGATGAACAAAATAGAAGAGGTCTTTTAAAAATTAGAGTAGATGAGGGAAGAGATATTAGAGATGATGATGGCGTGGTTTTAAAACACACTAGTGGTAACGTTTATAAGGGCGAGGGTATGGTAAGCGAATTCGAGGATTTCGAAGATAAAAAAGTCTTTTCACTTACAGGCGTTTCGGCGTATCCGCGTATAAATATTTACATTTGTTATAAATCTAATTAGGAGGAAAAAATGAAGAAACTTGGAATGCTATTAGCTACTTTTAGTAGCGATTTTTATGTTATCTGGATGTAATGAACAAGTGCCTGCAGGAACGGTTGGAAAGATTATGGGTAAGAATGGGTGGCAGCCAGAAATTTATCCACCATCTAGGGTTTGGATAAAAACCGCTTTTACGATGACACCCGAGAAACTATTTTTAGTACAAACTACTACTCAAAAATTTGTACAACCTATCAGGGTTCTTTTAAAAGATAAATTGACTTTAAATGCTGAGATTGTTTTTAGAGGAAGAGTTTCTACTAATCCTAAAATTCTTAATTCATTATTTAATGATATGCCTATGAATGACAATATCATTACGGTTTCTGAAGTGTATAATACTTATGGAAAGATGATTGTTCTTAATACGGCGAGAGAGGTAATTTCAAAATATAATGTAGATGAGGTTAATAAAAATTATGCAAGAATTACTATAGAATTGTATAATGCTATTAAACCAAAACTTAAAAATCTACCTATTTCTATTAGCGATGTAACTATTGGAAATATTGAATATCCTAAAATTGTAACAGAGGCTATTGAAAAAGCTAAACAAAGAAGAATGGCTATTGAACAAGAACAGGCTCAAGTTCAGATTGAACTAACTAGAGCTAAAGGTAGAGAGGCGGTAGCAAAAGCAGAATATAGAATTAAAATGCTTGAAGCTAAAAGAATTAGAGATTATAATAGAATGATTGAACAAGGTGTTACTCCAAATCTTTTAAAACTTAGAAGATTAGAGGTGCAAGAGAAAATGATTGACGCTATTAAGAATAATAAAAATGTCATTTATATGCCTTTAGATATGATGAATAATAGCTCAAATATGAGAATTATTAAGTAGTTTTAATTCGGGTTCCTTCGGGAGCTCTTTTTAAAATTATAGAAGGAGAAAAAGTGGAAAAATCAGATAGAATTATAATTCATTCGAGTGATGTTATATACATTAGTAAAAATGTAGATATATTAAAAAGAGATGGTAGAGTTCTAAATACTCCCGAACACATATCATATTCTGCAGACTCTGTATCTTTAAAAGTATCTAATTTACAAAATATAAATGAAATAATATTCGTTAAAGATTTTAAAGCTTTTAATAATGCAACTCTACAATATGATCAGAAAGCTGAATATCATATACCTGTATCGTTTTATGAAGAAGATGAATTATATGTTATGCGTTATGACGTTACGATTATGGTTAAAGAAAAAAAATTAGCTAGAAATATTTTCCATTTTTTTAATGAGTTAGTCTCTGATAATATTAGCAATATTGATAATCTAATAACAGATAATTATAAAATTTAAAAGGGTAAAATATGAATGATTATAAGCTAGAGGGTTTTCCTGATATTATAAGAGAATCTATAAAGGAAACACCGCCTATAAGATCTAGAAATGAAATTATAAAAATTTTAGAAAACATCATAGATTTAGAGGGTCTTCACTTTTATGTTTTTGGAGGATCTCAACATCTTTTAGATATTAGTAATGAATTTACGAATAATTCCGATATAGATTTTTTCTTTCCTACAGAAGAGGATTATAAAGAAATGTTAAAGAGGATGAGAAATAGCAAGAAATGCTATTTCTCCTCTTCTAAATTTTCAGACCATACATCTTTAAATGATTTTACACTTCAGCTAATAAATTATAAATTTGGCGACCATCACTATCATTTTGACGAGTTTGATCTTAATAAATCTAAAATCGGATTTGAATATATAGACGGAAAACTAATAGATAGAAGAGGAGATGACTATGAAGATGATCTTTATATAATTTACGAGAAATTTAATGTTCAAACCGCAAATAGATATATAAAATATTTTTATAGATGCTATGATAAGAATCATCTTGAAGATTTATCTCATCCGGTCTCTTATAGCTTTTTAAAAGACATAGAACATATATCATCCTACCTAATATCTAATGAAAATATAAAATATGATTCATATAATAATAATTTCAAAATAGGATATCAAATTCTTGAATCATTAGTAAGAATATTAGTGGATAATGGTGAAATATCCTCTAAATGCATAGATATCATCTTAGAGGAAATGAAAAAGAAATGGAACACTAGTAAAGTTATTAGTTTTTGGAAGATTTTTTACGAAGGTGTAATCAATAACTATAACTCTATGCATAGAGATGAAATATATTCTGCTCACTCTTCTCTACATTCTAAAGTATCGGTCGAATTTAAAAATAAATTTCCTCAATATTTTATCTAGCTTTAAGTCTCTTTATTCTATAATATGTTAATATAAAGAGAAAAGGAAAGAGATGAAAGCTTACGAAAGCTCTATAACTAATAAATTATATAAAAATATAGAAGATCTTAAAAAAGATGAAAGAGATTTTATAAAATCATATTTATATAATAACCTAGAATGGATGGAATATAAAGGAGATCTTATAGAACTAGATTTACTCTTCGATGCTTTTGATAGATTTGGAAAAGATATAGCTTTAGATATTTTAGATAAATTAAGAACAGAGAACGGTAATGATTAGAACTACACCAGATAAATTATTTGAAAATCTAATGACTTTAACAAATACTAACGAAGCCTTTTATTTTTCTGATCAAGACATAACTATTAATGAAAAAAAATATATTATAAGATCATTCTCCTATCGTCTTGCTTCATATACAGACTTTACTGATAATGTACATTTGTCTGCAAGAGAGGCAAGAGGAACCGCATTTTATACTGAAAAAGGTAGAGAAGATTGGAAACTCTTTTGTCGTGCATATCCTAAATTCTGGAATCTCGGTGAGGGTGTTGACCAAAACACTTTCATCAATGAACACAACCCCTATACATCTTTTGAAAAAATAGATGGTTCATTAATGCTTTTTGGTAAAATCGGTGATAAAGTTACTGCTAAATCGAAAACATCTATAAATTCTGATCAAGCACAAATGGCTCAAAAAATTTATGATGATGATAAAACAATTCAAAAAACAGTTGAATATCTAATCGACCATAATTATACACCTGTATTTGAGTTGATAGGTCCTGATAATGTTGTTGTTCTTCGCTATCCTAAAAATGAACTAGTACTTCTTGGATACATTGAAAATGATACTGGTAGGGTGGTTCCGGCGGGTAGGTTTGAAAGAAATAAATTTGGTATTAAAACACCTAAAGTTTATAAACATGCTTGGAATGAACTCTTACATATTAAAGAAAGTTCAACTGATAATATTGAGGGTTTTGTTGTGATTACAGACAAAGATGAGTTTGTTAAGGTTAAAACTCAATTCTATGTAAATAAACATCATCTTAAAGACAACATCAATAACATTAAATCTTTAACAGAACTAATACTTGATGATAACGTTGATGATATTATTTCAGAGTTTCAGGGTGATCAAGAAACAATCAATTATATTGTTGAAATGCAGTCAAAAATCGGTCATAAATTCAACCATTTAGTAGCAACAGTTGAATCATACGTAAACGAGAATAAAGACCTAGATAGAAAAGAGTTTGCTATCAAAACTAAAAAAGACTTTCAAGAACGTTTTGGATTAGCAATGAATATATATTTAGATAAATCACCAAACTATAAAGAATATTTTATGAAAAATAGGATGTATAATGAGTGAAATACAAGAAATAAAAAAAGATATAAAGAGTTATGAAATCTGTAAGAATTATAAAGACGGATTTTTATTATTAAAATCTGAAAATACTATGATGTCTGGTAACAAAATTACAATTCATAAACATACCTTTCATATTGTGAATGAAACGGAAGATTCTTATGAGGTAGTACAGGGTCCTATTATTAAAATACCTAAAAGCGATTTAATATTAGATGAGGTTGAGGCTACCTATAAAACTATACTATATAGATTACAAGAAGGTTTAGGTATAAGTAGATCTCATCAAAATAAATATCCTGAACTGATAGAAAAGGTTAAAATAGAATATCCTCAATATTTTATCTGATTTTAAGTTAGCTTATATTATAATATACTACATAAAGAGAAAAGGATAGAAGGATGGATATTAGTGATTTTGTTTTTGAAGATAATGAGAGTTTTGTTTATGTTGCGAAACACCTTTAACTGAAGTTGAAGACGAGGATGAACTTTATTGTGATGAGTGTGAAGAGTCTATTCCTGATGATGAGGTAGATACTATGCACATCTCTTATATTGCCGATGAGGATAAATGTCTGTAGAGGTATAAACAAATTCTAGGAAGTAAAAAATGAAAAAACCAAAAAATTATTACGGATTTGCTTTTGGTAATTGCAAAAAAGAATATAGTAAAAAATATCTTAAGTCAAAAGAAGGTAAAAAAGAACTTAAAAAATGTAAAAAGAGATTTAAAAAATATCGTAAACATTATAAAAAACATGGATGGGATCCTACTGAAACTTGGAACCTAGATCAAACCCTTGCTAATTTTGTTTTCCCTAGATTAGTTTATTTTAGAAAAAATTTACACGGATATCCTGGAAATTTGACGAAAAAAGAGTGGAAAGAGATTTTAGATAAAATAATAAAATCTATGAAATCTGCTTCTAAAGGATATGAAGATGTAGATTATGACGAAAAAGAATGGAAAAGAATTCAAGAAGGTTTTAAATTATTTGGTAAATATTTTTCAAACTTGTGGGATTGATAATAAATTTAAGGAGAAAGAAGTGAAGAATTTAATAAGAGCTAAAAATAATTGGATACTAAAAATATTTATAGAACATCCTACATCTCTACTTGTTGGACTAATTTTAGTATCTATGACTGTTTTTATACCTTTTGAAGTTGTAACGGTAATATTAGTATTATTATTCTATATTATATGGGGATCTGTATATGTTAGTCATTTTGATAATGATAATCTAATAGAATTTGGATTTTTAACTTCTTTTATAATTATTTTAATTATTTTAGGATTTACTTGGAATTATTTTGATTATAAACCTGTTAATAGCGTTGTAGAAGAATATAAAAATCTAAAATACGTATGGGATGAAAATAAACACGGGATTTCGTATAAATTTTATAATCCCGAAACTAGAGAAATCATATTTGATAAAAATATAAAAAATCCTAACTTTATAAAGAAAGAATCATACAACGTTAAAAAATTAAATTATAACTATCAATGGTTTCAAATTGCCAGGACTAAATACGTAATTGAAGGATTAGAATAATGGAGAGATATGGTAGATATAATAAGTTAGGATTTTTTAAATTTGATTCTATACATCCTGAGGATTTACCAAAAGTAATCAAAATAATAGAAACCGGAGATCTTACTCTTAAAAGCTATACAAAAGATTTCTTTAATTTTGCTCTTATACCGGCTTTTATTTTTTATCCTTTTTTTCTAGGATATTGGGGTATAGAAAGATTTAGATTTTATCTATTTCTTAAAAAACATCCTCAATATAGAATCTAATCTGATTTTAAGTCTTATAATACAATATATTATATAAAGAGAGAAGGATAGAAAGATGATAGTTTTATATCAAAATAGAAACGAGAATGATGAATTATATTACGCTGAACTTTTGACAGATCCTCATCTTATTGAGGAAGGTATATCATATATAAGTGTAGGTACTAATCATAGACTGAATTCACCTCATATATCTGATTGGAAAAAATTATATATAAACTCGGTAAATTTGAAAGATGTTGTGTGTCTTTATAGAGATATGGATTCATTAAAATGGCATCAAGCGGCTTATTTTATATGAGGATTAGGAATGTATAATAGAGATTTATATTTTGATAAAGGAGAATATTTTTTATATTCTTTTAATGACGAACCAGATATAATAGAGATAGTATTAAAACTTTATTCTAAGAAAAGAAATTATACTAATGTATTAACATTAATAGGCTCGTATACCAACAAATATAATATTTACAGATTCACTCCAGATTTCATAGTTCGAGAATTAGGTCACTTTGAAAGTTTTGATGAGTTAAAAAGAGCATATCCACAATATTTTATATAAGGAGAGAAAAATGAAAGCATTGATTATTTATCAGGGAGAGTTAAGAACAGGAACATATTATCCTCCTACGAGATGGAAAGATCTTAAAAAAGAATTAAAGAGAGGTAAATATATTTCTTTAGATAGGGGGTCAATAAAGTTAGTTAAAAATAAAGACATCATATGCTCGAGAGAGACTGAGGAAGATATTAAAAGAGATTTTCCACAATATTTTATTTAATTTTAAGAATATTATAGTATAATTATAATACAAAAGAGGAGAGAGAAATGAAAGAAAAACTTTTAGAAAAGACTGAGATGACCGTTTCAGAAGGATTAGCAAAGCTTAAGTTGCTTGATAAACGTATTCGTAAAGCTATGACTTCAAAATATGTTGGATATAAAATAGGTAGCAAAGTTCAAGAAAATTTTGAAAGTGAAAAGGCTAAATCAAACTATCAATCTTTAAATGATCTGATAAAATACCGTTCAAACCTTAAAATGGCTATTAATGAGTCAAACCTTAAAACTAAAGTTAAAGTTGCAGGTAAGAAAATGACAGCTCTTGAGGCTATCGAATATAAAACTACTATCCAGTATAAAAAAGAATTCTTAGAAAGTATTAGAAAAAACTACATACGTGTTCAGCAAAGAATTGAGTATATAAATGAAGAAATTCAAGAACGTCTAGATTCTCAAGTAAAAAGTGCTTTTGAAAAAGCCAGTAAAAAAGAGATCGAAGATTTTACTCAAACTTTTCTAAAAAATAATGGTGTTTCGTTAGAAGATCCTTTAAGGATTGAGAATCTTATCGAGTCTCTTGATAGAGAAATTGACGAATTCGAGAGTGAGGTAGACTTTGTTTTATCTACTTCTAATGCAACAACAGTGATTAAGGTTTAATACCTTTTTCACCGTTGATCTTTTATAGAAATTCATCGAAAAGGTCAAAATCACTCTGCCTTCTAATTGCAGTGAAATTAGAGCTTTAATAATAAAAGAAGCTAATACGTATAATTTGGTTCGATTCCAAAGTAAAGCTAAAAGTAAAGCTCAAAGATTAGAGGTAAGAGTTCAAGGCTTAAAGTTTAAATTTTTATAAGTTTAACACTTAAAGAATAAAGGTTGATTAAACCCCGGAGTAACGGAGTAAGATAGTGATATCGGACCATCCGCCGGGCTGATGAGTTTCTATAAGAGATTTCGAAGGAGTAAAAATGAGATACGTATTTTCTTTACCTCAGGTTTCATCTAAACTAGTTAGAGTGTATGCTGCATCTATAGAAGTATTAACCTATGATGATGAGAGTAAACTAATTAAAGCGGAAAGGTGGGTAGACGGAGAATTAAAAGAGTTTAACCATAATAAGCGTAGATTTTACGTACAAAAAGCAGATGTTAAAAATATTATATCTCAATGTAAAGATAATAAAAATCCTCAAGTATTATTTAGAGGCGAAATTAAATCATATTATACTGACAATAAACAGGAAGCCATACTAATACAACTGTATTATGCTAGCTATATTAAAGAATTGATGGAGAAAAAAAAGAATAGATTAGAGAAAATTATTGATACTCTTCCTAAGGAAGATGAGGATTTTATCAAGAATAATTTTCCACATTATTTTATTTAATTTAAAATCATATGATATAAGAGGAAAAGATGATAGAATGGAAAGATTTAGAGGTTGGGGATGTATTTATCTATAGGTTTGAAAAAGATTCTTATTTTTTAGCATATGTTTTACGGGCTAATAAAGATGTAAGTATCGAGATTCAAGATATAAAGAATATTTCAAGAGGTGTGTCGAAAGGTATGTCCATAGAAGTAGATTCTTTTAATATATTTTTTAGTGATAAATATGATATGAGTACTTTTAAATTAGTAAAATATTTAGGTAATTTGAAAGGTGGAAGAGTAGAAGAGTTTAGTGTTAAGTTTCCTCAATATTTTATATAGCTTTAAGATATATTACAATATAATATATTATATAAAGAGAAAAGGATAGAAAGATGAGAGAATGGAAAGATTTAGAAGTTGGGGATGTATTTATCTATAGGCTTGAAAAAGATTATTATTTTTTAGCATATGTTTTACAAGCTAACGAAGATGTAAGTATCGAGATTCAAGATATAAAGAATATTTCAAGCGGTATATTAAAAGATGCGCCTATAGAAGTAGATTATTTTAATATATTTTTTAATGGTAAATATGATATGAACACTTTTAAATTAGTAAAATATTTAGGTAATTTGAAAGGTGGAAGAGTAGAAGAGTTTAGTGTTAAGTTTCCTCAATATTTTATCTAATTTTAGGTTATTTTATTCTATAATATATTATATAAAGAAGGATATAAAGATGAAGTTTAGAGACACTAAATACGGTGATTTAACAGGACAAACCTATGAAGATAATATTGATGTATGTGGTTTAGATTTAACCTCTCTAGAGGGTGCTCCTGAGATAGTTAATGGTAGTTTTTACTGCTATGATAATCAACTAACTTCTCTAGAGGGTGCTCCTAAGACAATCGATGGTAGTTTTAATTGCTCTAGCAACAATCTAACTTCTCTAGAAGGAGCTCCAGGGGCAGGTAAAGACGGGTTTTACTGTAATAACAACAATCTATCTTCTCTAGAGGGTTCTCCTAGGATGGTCGATGGTAATTTTAATTGCTCTTACAACAATTTAACTTCTCTAGAAGGAGCTCCAGGAGTAGTTAATGGTAGTTTTTACTGTTATGATAATCAACTAACCTCTCTAGAAGGAGCTCCGGAGGTAGTTAATAATAATTTTAATTGTTCAGATAATCAACTAACTTCTCTAGAAGGAGCTCCAGGAGTAGTTAATGGTAATTTTAATTGCTTTAGCAATCAATTAACTTCCCTAGAGGGGGCTCCGAAGGTAGTTAGTGGTAGTTTTGAATGTTCTTACAATAATCTAACTTCTCTAGAAGGAGCTCCGGAGGTAGTTAATAATAATTTTAATTGCTCTAAAAATAATCTAACCTCTCTAGAAGGAGCCCCTAAGGTAGTTAGTGGTAATTTTTACTGTTATGATAATCGATTAGCTTCATTAGGATATCTACCCTACTCTAAAAATGTTAGTTCAGATTTTAATAAAAATGAAGTTAATGATTACTTAAAATCTAAATTCCCTCAACATTTTATCTGATTTTAAGTCTAGAGGTAGTTAAAGGAAGTTTTTACAGCTTTAATAATCAATTAACCTCTCTAGAGGGTGCTCCAGAGGTAGTTAGAGGAAATTTTAATTGTTCTAACAACAATTTAACCTCTCTAGAGGGTGCTCCTAAGGTAGTTAGAGGAGATTTTGATTGTTATAATAATAAACTAACTTCTCTAGAGGGTGCTCCTAAGGTAGTTAGAGGAGATTTTGATTGTTATAATAATAAACTAACCTCTCTAGAAGGGGCTCCTAGGGCAGTTAATGGTAATTTTAATTGCTCTAGCAACAATTTAGCTTCTCTAGAAGGAGCTCCTAAGACAGTTAAAGGAGATTTTTATTGTTCTTACAACGATCTAACTTCTCTAGAGGGAGTTCCGGAGGTAGTCGATGGTAGCTTTTACTGTAATGAAAACAATCTAACTACTCTAGAAGGAGCTCCTAAGGCAGTTAAAGGAGATTTTTACTGCTATGATAATCGATTAACTTCATTAGGATATCTACCCTACTCTAAAAATGTTAGTTCAGATTTTAATAAAAATGAAGTTAATGATTACTTAAAATCTAAATTCCCTCAACATTTTATCTGATTTTAAGTCT